CCCCAATCGTCTGGCCCTCCCCTGCTGTTTTGTGACCCCTTCCAAGCCCCCTCTGAGCGTCTCCCAACCTGCATTTGAACATATCCGTCCGTATTTTCAACGAGAAGACCAAGAGGAGGATCAAGAAGAGATCGCGAAAGAAGAATACCAGCGCCTCCTCATTACCCAGCATGGATCAGTGGCCTACCCCCTGTTGTTTGAAACCATTCATAAGCGATACATTATTGAATCCAATAAGCACCCTGATGCAGGTGTGTTTGCCATGGCACCCCCGCAGTTTGACCAGTTCTTTGCTCAAGAATCCACCACACAGCTTGTGATGCGTGCGAAGGTTCAACTGAAGCTACAATCTAACGCACAGGGGTTTCTCCGTATCGGCACAGAAACACCTGGCGCCTTTCCCTATGAGTCTCTGTTGGCGATCCTTGCACCCCTGTTGCGAGTGACCTCCATTGACGCGGTCAAAGAGCGCCTCCGAGCCGCCATGATCCCTCGTGTGTTCTTGAATGCGCATTTTGGAAACCTGGTGCTAGAGTTTTTTCGCCCCGAAGATGGAAGCGCCATGCCTGCCACACGGCAAGAGCTGGCCTACTGGGCCAATAAAGAGCTCGGTATCGCGGTGAACTCCCATACACTGTATCCTCTTCTCCGTATCTACAACGCCTACCAGCGATTCCTCCGTTTTCTTCAGGATCCCAAACAGCGCAAAGACCTTCGTCATCTCCAGCCCCTCTTGTCCGAACCTGGCCTTCTAAGCCCCAATGGACTTCAACTGATCATCTTGGAGGACAATGGTGCGGCCCCCGTGACGATTCGGTGCCCTCCGTTTGGCGTATCGCTTCCACGAAATGAAAAGAATGATGTGGCCTTTCTCTCTCGTATGAAGCGCACGCATGCCCCTACAGGAGTGGTGCATGCCAAATATGAGCTGTATGTTCATACGAGCAACAAACCGGCAAAGGGGGGTGAGCAAGAGAAGCACGAGAGCATTGTGTTGTGGACCTATGCGACACGATCCATTTGGCCCCCAATCGTCCAACAGCGTGTCACCGAATTCATGACGCAGTGTCAGAACCGTTATCATACGCTCTACACGGCCCAACAAAGCGTGAACCCGCGTGCGTTGATTCCCCTCTCTTCTCTGATTGTTCCAGGTCCGATCCGTCCAGAGGGTGTGATGAAGGACAGCTATAATCACATTATTGGCGTAACGTTTCCCTATCAGGGCACTCTCATTCCCGTTCCTGTTATTGATGATGGGGTGGTGTCCATCTCCTCAGCCTTTTCAGTAAAAAGCATCTATCTGGATGGGGAGGACATCAAGCCTCCACTGGATTACGTATTGACCTATTACGAAACGATCCTCGCTCCCCGTTTGTCACTCTATCCAGGCTATCAGATTGAGCGTGTGATCCAAAAGGGCCCCGCCATCATTGCAGTTCAATTAAAGCATGGAGTCTATCTTCCTGTCTCCGCTCCCATTGATAAGGACGTTCTTGCGAAACGCCCTGTTCCCCTTCCTGTGTCTAGCATCACTCAGTTGGAAGGGGATATCAATCGGCAGTTGATGGGACAACCTCCTTCGTTGGATACTCCCTCGTGGGATGATCTCCTGGATCAGACGACGACTGAAAAGACGTGCGGCACGGATCCCATGTGGACGCGAACCTCCTCTTCGGAGCAATTGGAAGAGTGGTATCAGCAGTTTCGTCTCATGGTATCGAACTGGATCGCGGGGCCAGAAGGAGGGGCGGGTCTCCGAAAAGGAATAGAAGATATTATCTTTTCACGGGATCTTCCTGAATATGAACGGCGCAAACGAATGCATTTGTATATTGGGTCTACGATCTCGTCATGGCTTTATCCAGATACGGAAAAGTGGGAGACCACCACCTCCTTTCTACGTAAAGATTGTCGTGTGATCAACAGCGCCGCCTCGTGCACAGGATCGTGTGTATGGAGAGCGGATCAGGAGGACCAAGAAGACCAGGACGACCGAAAAGAGGAACCACAAGGCAAGTGCCTGCTTCATGTGCCTGCGAGAACTCCCTTGGACAAGGACCGCATGGTGTCCACCTCTGAATTGTTCACGAAACGCATCATTGATGAATTGGTGCGATTCCCTAACCGCCGAAAGCAATTGTTGAAACCCGATGGAGTCTCCAAGGTTTCCACGCTTCTTCGTCCGATTCACGAAGGCGATCAATATTTGATTCCTGAATCATCGTCTACCTGGACACAATTATTACAACTGGATTGGAATAAGTCGGTTCCTGAGATGCCCCATTATTATGAGGAGATGTCACGTGAGCAAGAGGAAGAGCAAGAGCAAGAGGTGTCCTCCACTGTCATGCCAGCCGAACTTCAGCATCTTGTTGGAGATCACTATACGTTTCGTGTAGCGGATGACATAGACGCGGGTAGCCTTCTTCCCTTTATGAGCGCACTGGGTGTCACCTTGGAAGAGCTTGGAGTAGAGGAGACGGCAACGATGCTTCGCCCTTCTCATCTGACGGCCTATGTGAAGTTGACCCAACGTCCGATTGGTATCATTCAGCAACGAGATGCAAATGAAAAAGAGATTCAGATCGTGCGACCCTCTCGAGGCTCCGATACCATTGTCTTTCTGGTGTTTCTCGCCGATCGTATTGGAATTCTGGAAGAGAATGGCACTCCACAATTGTCCATTGCAACTCTGCCCGCGCCCCTCTTGGAGGCATGGAAGGCAGCGCCGCTTGTGATGATTCGCCCACGCCTTCCTCCCGCTTCCTTTCGCCCTGTAGAACCCGTTATCAATCCCGTGGTTCCTGCTCCCACCGTCCCGCTCATTGCGCCACGACGCATTCGGCGGCCGCAACGTGTTTCTCCTGTCAAGAACGAAAAATAAAGATAGGGGGCCCTTGGGAACCTTAGGAGCCTAAGAAGGAAAGCGAAACGCAAAGGATGCCAGCGGTTTCTCTTTCTGTTCACCCACAAAGTCGGGCTCTTCGGGCACGGGAAGAATGACACTCTGTTTGCTCCCCATGGCCACGGCACGTCGGCGACATTCAATCATGTCCTCCACCTCGTCCGTCATGATGTTCAGTCGCATCCGCCGATAGGAGGGGTGATCAGGATGAAGGATGACAAGATAGAGGTCCGCAATCACGATCCCATAATAGGTTTCCAGAATCCATTTGTAGACATTGAGCTGCATGGTGTAGTGCCAATAGTTCGTATCAGGAAGATGTTCCAGTGGCGCCAGACCCGATCCGAAAGGGTTGTCTGATTTGATTTCTTTGGAGCGCTTCCAGTCATAGATCACGAATGCTCCATCGGATTTGCGACGAAATACCATATCAATGGATCCGCAGAGTTTGATCTTTTTCTCTCCTGCTACAGGAACGATGGAATCGGTGAAGACCTCCCATTCGCTGCGATACGGTTCCAGATCGTCTCCACAGTCCTGCCAGAATTTCATAAAGTATTTCCATTCCACTGTCTCAAGGACAGTGGGATGGATCTGTTCAGGCGCGCCATGGAGAAATTGTTCAATGGCCAAGTGCATCGCCGTTCCCGCTTCGGATGCAATCTTTCCATTCTGAGACCACTCTGCCATGATCTCTTCGTCCGTGCGTCCGAAGTATTTGCTGGTGGCCCAGTTAGGACCCTTGCGCATTTTGGTGAGAATGGCCTTCCCATCAAAGTGCCCAAAGAATTCGTGAACAAATCCCGTGCACGAAATGTTCCCCTGACAGGATCCATTCACATAATATTTGTGCGTGGGTTCATGGAAGGTAATATGATCGTCTCGAGGATGATGGTGGAGCCGCGTGAGATGTTTCCACGCTTCACGAGGCATTTTGTGTGCCATGATAAAAAAGAGATCGTGGAATCAAATTTTATGGGTCGTCTTAGAGACTTGGTCGCCTTTGTTGGCTTAGAATGAGAAGTCCGCGATCTTCATGAGGATGTGTCCGACCTTATTCTCTCCTACAATACGACCCGATTTCCATTGTCCCCCCCACTCCGAACCCGCATTTGTCGCGGGCTGGCTGTAGAGAAGATACTTCCCTTGTGTTCTGGCAGCCTCCACAATCGCATGAAAACGCGCATCACGCTCCCAGCGATGCGTGAGGGCTTCGCGCAACACGTTCTCTTTCACGTGGTTCCATTCGGCATCGTTCAGTGTGAGACGGAAAGGGATCAGTGATTTCTTCAGGAGCGCATCCTTCACACTCTTGGTCTCGGAGAGCAATCGTTCTGTCTCAGCATCGTCCATGATGATCATTTGATCTTGTTTGCGTTCCACCTTTTTCATGAGACGCATCTGAAGAAACTTCTGGTGAATGGAACCCTCGCGGCTGAAGAGGGAAACGGCAAGATCACGGCCTCGCTCGGCAGGAGTCGCTGTTCGCGCCAATCTCATGGCTGCCATATAGTGCTCCACGGAGGGATAGAGGACTGCAGGATGCTCAGGATCGGGAATGGGGAATGGCGCGGAAAGGCTCAGCCATCGTCCCGCATAGGGGTCCTTGAGCTGTAAGAGATCCGCAACACGCACACTGGGTCCAAAGAGGAAGACCTCATTCACTGTCAGGGCGCGTGACGGTGCAGAGGGAACAATGGGCTCTTCTTTCTCATCATCCAATACCGCATCCTCAGCAACCACTGGCTCCATTGCAGCAGTAGCCGCAGCAGTAGCCGCAGCAGTAGCCACAGCAGTAGCCGCAGCAGTAGCCGCAGCAGTAGCCGCAGGAATTCGTGGAGCATCCTGGCGTTTGAAGATAAACCACCGATTCAAGAAGGAAAACTCTTTCACCGATGCCGACATCGGAAAGGACTGCTTTCCCTTTTCCGCCATCTGGTAGCTGAGATCAAAAGTGTTCGTGGACGCTCCCAGGCCGATCTCCGCGAGTTCCGTCTTCGTCAACAGCCGAAACCCAATCTCTGCCAGTTTGGATTGGAGAAGGGAAAACGGAACGAGATATTCGCGGTGAGTGGAACCAATGCTGATGAACTCCACGTCAATGGCCAATCCGATGGACGCATCATCGTCTGTCAGGTGCTCCTGATCGTAGGATTTGGTAATGGACCACAGCGGAACGTCGCCCTCCCAACCCTTTCGTGCGTGACCCTTCTCCACCGATTGAAGCATTTGAAAGACCCTGTCTCCATCAAAGCAACATCCCGTGAAGTATCCACCCATTTTCACCGTATCCGATAGATTCTGTAGGAAGCCATCCAACATCGTGCTGGATTCAAAGAAGTAGTGAATGGCAAACATGCAGGCGGCCACATCGGCTCCCTCTCGGAACGAGCCCGAGAGTTTGGTTTGAATATATGGAGGGAGAGGGCCCTTGGGCTCCATACGTCCAAAGATGGACCGCAGCATGTCCTGCTCTTCTTGTCCTGCTCCCGCCTCTCCTGACACAATGGACTTAGAGCTGTCACCAATGATAAAGGCCATCAAAGGCACCTTTTGCGGACCGAGTTCCGTAAGGGCCTCCACATAGCGCTTGTAGGCGCCGTTTTCCGAATTGGTAATGTTCTCTCCTGCCTGATCCATTCCTATCACAATATTCGCCCGATTGAAGATCCACTTATACAGATCACCTCCTTTTCCGCACGCCATGTCGAGCAGATTCTTCTTTCCCCCTTTGAGCACGCTTTTCAGAAGAATGCGATTTTTGATATACTTGTTGTGGAAGTCCTGGAGACCCTTCACGAGGTTCATGTTCTCTTTCGGAGCCTTGCGCTCATAGTATTTTTTCGTGACATCGGTCTCACGGGAGTGAACAAGTGCCTCCACTTCTGAAAGGGTCGGCTGTTCATGGCCCGTCTGAATCATAGACACGGTGACAGGATCGTGAATGGAGTTCCACACATCATTGGCGACTCCTGAATCATTCATCATTCCCTTGTATACGATGGACCCCTTCAGTTTCATGGCGCGTAGAAGGCGTTCCGTCTTGTCGTGGCGGATCCGAGAAGGGACCCATCGCCAACCAGGCTCTCTCGTCGGATCATATCGCATTTCCACGATGCTGCGAGGAGGGATGGGCTCATGAGAGTCCTTTGTCATGATGTATTGCTCCTTCGTTTCAGGATGAACTTCCAGGATGCGGTGACAGGTGTGCGCCATGGTATCCGCATAGTCGGTGGGAGTAAAGAGAATGGGCTGATAGCGCGAAGGTCCGTCCCCCTCTTTCAACAGTGGCTCTTGACGAAGAATGGTAGAACGCGGATCCTTGTGCTGGGCAGATGTCTCTCCGCCGACATAGAGACTCATCGTTTTGTATTGAATGGTCTGGTTGTTGCTTGGGTCAATGCTGGTAGTGACCTTGTCCAGTGCGGGCTCATCTGGATCCTTTTCATAGACAATCAGGAAATCCACCGTGTTATCAATGGCCGGTTTCCATTTGAACTGATGTTTGAAGCGAACACCCGCACGATCAGGAAGCGGCTCCGTGTTGCTCGTCAGAATCAGACCATCCGTGTGATAGATCCGTTTGGTCTCCAGAATACGGGTGGCGCATCGCGTAAAGACCGAATCGTCCAGGGGAGCCGCAAACTCAAACCGTTTCAGCATCACCATCAGGCGACTAGATTCCGTTAGGCTAGGAGCGATTGTTTTCGTATCCTGTGTCCACAACGCATACCAGTTTTTCATGCGAACATATCGTGACATACCGTCTGCATCCAACTGTCCTTCGGGTGTGAAGGTCGCAAAGGGAAGGCGAGAGACGGGGCGACCCTCTTCGTAGTAGATATCAAAGAGGAGATAGTGATGAATCGCCCGTTTGTCATGGGACATCGTCACCCACTCACCATCTACCATGGAGTTCGCACACGCCGCGTTTTGAAGACCCGTGCGATACACATTCAAACTCTGATCCAGCAGAAAGAGCTCTCCTGATGCATCTACCATACCCATGGCGCGCAAGCCGTCCGCCTTGTCCGTCACATTGTATCCCGTGCGAAGATTGGGAACCTCCTCTTGGATGTCTTTGGTCATGTTTTTCACCTGGAGGGTCACAGGACCGACACCACGAAACACGGGATCGCGTGTCTTGTCCGTGCCTGTCAGAGTTCGGTAGTCAGATCGCACGCGTTCCGCAACAGACGCCCGAATCAATAGGGAATTCTTCTGAATGGCACGCAGAACCTCTCCACATCCACGGATCAATGATTTGAGAGCAGCCTCCGCCGTGGCAGTGTGTTCCGTCCCATGAAGCAACTCCACTTCCACCTCATAACGAGGAACCTCCATCAATACGTTGTGCTGAAGAAAACGCTGAGACCACTGGTATTCTTTGCGACCTGGAGTGCGACTGGGGGTGTAAGGAGATTGGCGGACCATGGACAGATCCACACGAATCCCATGTCCCTCAAAACTCCAGCGTCGGATCAATCGGAAGGCCTTGCGCAAGGTCGGCCACTGCTTGATAAGGTCCAGAATACGCGGATCCGTTGGTGAAAGGGGCTCCTCGCGTCGCACTTTGACACGCATGTGATATTCGTGGAGATTGACGTTGCTTTCTGAAGAGGCACGGTCTTTCATCATGGAGGTGAAGTCTTTTCCTTCGAGATTGTCATCGCGGCAATAGGACTGAATGATTCCGAGACCATCCAGGGTAAAGCGAATCTGATTCGGAGTGAGGATGTTCAGATAATCCTGTTGGGCGAGAACTTTCCATCCTTTGGCACGAATCCGTTGCGCAATGTGGAGAAAGGTCGTGGAGTCCACCGCACCCTCTTTTCCAAAGGTTGCCTCTACTTCCAAGAGGGGGTGGGCGAACCAGTCTTGGACAAATCCAGCCAGCTGTTTGGATTGATCCAGAGTGAGGTCCATTCTACTATGGAGTGACAAAAGAACCTTATACCCTTTGTGTCGTAACGAATCACTTGTCAATTTTACTAGTGCTGAATGATCTGATAGGAAAAACGTGCTCCATCAAAGGAGCTCTCAATGATTTCAATGGCTTCGGAGTGGTTACCATGGTCATAAAAGAGGTCTACGAAAAACGCACGACGCTCAGGATAGGTATGAACCGTCATATGACCTTCTTCTAGAAGATAGGTATAGCAATATCCACCGCCATGGGAAAAAGTATGCCCTGTCTGCGCGACAACAGAACATTGTATGTGATACACGACGCGATCCCACACAGGGCGCCCATGAGTGATATCTGTCATATGTATCATACATTCTCTAGGCACGTTGTATCCGTGGACGAGAACATGGAGTCCCCTCTCTATGTTCTGATTCATTGTAGAAGAAACCTCTGCCCCACCTTTAAACCTTATACCTAGGCCCATGAATGAAAACGCTGCAGGGTAAGCGCCTTTCCAAGGCGCACCGCAAGAACATCTTTGAGCTGTTTCCGATCCGTCTCTTGCCAACTAGGAAGAGCGGACAAACGTTCCACCAATTCAACTTTTGTTGCCTCCACTTCGGGCCATTGAACGATCCATCCACGACTCTCCATGTCCATGATCCACTCCCCCACCAAGGATGAAAATGGGCGCGCTGACGCACCTGATGGCATGGCCACCCATCGCGCATGATGATCCGCTAGCCACGTGGCATGTTCTTTCTTCCAGTTCATGGGGTTGGAAGAGAAGTGAATCTCTCCTTTGACGCCGCTCGGCACGCTAGGGACAGACGCCTCCCTTATCTCTTTGTCGTCGCCCCGTTTCCCATGCCCCTCTTCCACGCGCTCCTGAACCGCCTCTTTCATGATCACAAACTGAATCTCTCGGATGTAGGAAATTCCTTGAAACAGGTCATCATAGTCCTTCTCTTCCATCCGTGCTCCATGAAAGGCCTTTCCGATCAGCTCATAGAGGTGCTTCCGTTTGCGAGCAAGAGGGGTCGTGCGTAGCGTCTCCACTTCTTCTTGAAGGGTAGTGGTAAGGGTCATAACGAGTTCCGTGCGAACCGAGGGAGGGGCCAGCATGTAATAATGGGGGTCGGAGAGGCACGCAAACAGGCTAATGATTCCCGTTGGATACAAGGAAAACGCCGTGTATCCTGGCAAGAGAAGGGAATCGAGTGATGTCTCTTTCACGATGGACATGCGAATCTCCATCGAATCCAGAGTGCGGGCTCGATGGGGATTGGTTTCCGCGTAGCGGAGTAATTCTTGGTAGCTGACATTTTGATAGACACGAGCGGGGGTTGTCATGTTGACTCTACTCCCATTGATGTGATCCGACTTTAGGTGTCACTCTCCTCTGGATCAGGTCGTGTCCGTAAATGTTCCAATTCTTTGAGACGATCCTCGTGTTCCTGATGTGTTTTAGAGCAAAACTGGAGATATTCTTTCATTTGTAGGAAGGCCTCCTCGGAAATGGCGGACAGGTCAAAAAAAATACCATTGGAATTCTCAGTATAGGTTTCCTTGGTTTTACGAAGAATACGATAGATTTCCTCTTGTTCTGGTTTAGACAGTTGTTTGATGTTATCAAAGATAGATTTTCGTTCGTCGTATGACATCTCTACTTCCGGATAGATCATCATCGTGTGAATTCACTCGCAGTCTTTTTAGGGCTCTTCGGCTTCTTCCGCTTCCGCTTCGGACTCCTCTTCGGCTTCTTCCTCTTCTGCTTCAGGCTCTGCTTCCTCTTCAGCTTCCTCTTCGGACGCCACTTCGGACGCCACTTCGGACGCCACTTCAGCTACTTCGGACTCCACTTCGGATTCGGACTCTGCACCATGAAGACGAATAAACATGCCACTCGCAAGGATATAAGCATCCTGGATGGCAAACTTGGATCGTTTCAATTCCACCTCCACCTGATCTCCAATCTGAACACCATCATATTCCTGATTGCCAATGTGGAGATCACGAGGCACTTGAATCCGAATGGCATTGCGATGATTGATGTAGAGACCCATCTTGTTTTTACGAATGACTTCACCTGTCACGCGAACCCCATCGGCAGGATAGATGACACGCCCCTCCAGTTTGACATAGTAGATCGCATCCCCCGTAAAACGGGCCGCCTCAAAGTGTCCCATGGAGTGAGACAACAGTTTGACGGTGCCGGGAAGGACAAATCCGTGTTCCGAGCATTTCTCCTCCATCATCTGGATGGCCTTCTTGGTCAAGAGATCCTGAACGGTCTGCGATTTGATCTCATTGAATTCACGTGGTGTGAGGTTGATTTTCTTTTCAAAGAAGGCGGTGGATTCCATGGTGTGTCTACTATCTGAATCATCTCTTTGTTCAATTTTATGACGAGAAGTCCACCTCTACGTTCTTCTTATTGCCGCCGCCCTTTTTAGGGCTACCGCCGCCCTTTTTAGGGCTACCCCCACCCTTTTTACTAAGTCCACGAAACGAAGAGGTATGTCCCATATAAAAGGCCTGAACGGGGCGGAAGAACCACCGTTTGTCTTGAATCCGCAAGGCATCCATGTAGCGTAGCACAATATCCAAGAGGTTGCAGGCTCGAGTTGAATTTTCAATAGGACGTTCCATGCGAATTATATTTCGAGTGAGATCTACATCATGCTGTCCCTCGGAGCGTAAGATATCGCCCAACTGAACCAATTTCGCAACATGACCCGTCATGTTACTAACATTTTCACATTCCAACCCACGTTCCACCTTTTTTCCCGTATCAGGAGGGTCCGCCGTTTTAAAGACAATATTTCCATTTTTAGACACTACAAATCCATAGAATATTCCTGTGTTTCGCCGATGAACCGAGAAGGCTTGCATCGCATCCGTCTTATCTCTTTCAATCTCTTCTACAATAGACGTCGCGCATATCTCCCTATCACATAGATACTGGAGTCTTCCCGTTGCAGGATCAAACATACGATGAACCACAAGACGCCCCATCTGATAGAGATCATCCTGAATCATATGGGTCTGCTTTTCGGAGAAAACCAGTTCCTTTTGCTCCTCTAAGGAGAGCCATTCATCCCATACGTAAGAGAGAAGGGCATTCTCAAAGGCTCGCACATCCCGCTGAGGAGACGCATGAAACGAGGTATGAAACCAGTAGATGATCTCCACCATATGAAGATATCGCTCCATGATCGAGGCATCACCGCGGGCCATCGCCACACGCCGTTGTTCCAATTTCTCAGGAGGGTCCCTGTGAGCGGCGTGCCTGGCCAACTCATGAATCCAGGCCACCATCTCGGCCCAAAACGCACCGATGGGCTCCTGCTCCTCTACTTCGTCCTCATTGAGAGGGATGATCTGTTGCTCCTGGGGAGAAGGAAGGTAGGCATCCCGCTTGACAGGAAAGGAGGCCGCACGAACCGCAAGAGGAATCGTCAGATCCGTATACACATTCGGCTGAAAGACATAATACCCGTTACAATACCGAATGTATCCATGCAAGTCACGGTAGCGAATTTGAAAGGATTTATTATTCACGATGTCCTGCAAGAAATCCACCGCGACATGGCGAGGGATCTCTTTTAAGATGTCCCACATATCCTCTGTCGCATAAAAGGACTGTCTCTCAAACAGCCCACGAATCAACTCTTTCAATTGATGAATGCGCCATCGTGCGGAATATTCGTCATAGGTGGAGTCATCCATGGGAAGACGACGAACATCAATCTGAGGCCGGCAGGTATAGTCGCAGGTTTCAATCCAATCACACACGGCAGTGAAGGGCATGTCGTTAATGTTCACTTCTTCGCGGACCAGTCCTTGGGCATCTATCTCTCTCATAGGGGGCTGTCCCTGAATCAGGATCGCATCATGATTCAAATTACAATCCATGGCAGACTGTTTCATGACACGCGTGACTTGGCCGATCAACACGGCCTTCTTAAATCCGACGCGATAACTGTATAAATCGGCGGTTTCGCGATCGTCGTCAGGGAGTGTCGCGACATACAAATAGACCGTGTTGTTGCGCTTCTCCAAGGGAAGAGCACAATGGGACAGATAACGAATCGCGCGTCCCAAAATCTGTTCCGTTTTGTTCAAGTGAAACCAAGAGTCCAACAAATGGGTTTCGCGAACAAACCGCAAGTCCACACCTTCGGATGCAATCTGTGATCCGATGATGACTTTCATGATCTTTCCTGTGGCATTCTCAAACGATCGCTGTGCTGTAATGGTAGCCTCATTATGTGGTGAGAGTGCTGTATCACCTGTTAGCACTCCGTAGTAGGCGGGAGAAAATGTATGGCTGGCTCCTGCATGTTCCCGTTCCTTCCGAGTGCAAGAGGCACACTGGCGCCCCCCTTCCGCTTGAATCCCGTCCATCAACAGGGATTTTTTTCGTCCATAGGGGCTGTATCCATTTGCCTCGAGTGCCAAACACAGCGGGATGGCACCTCCACTGACGAATCGTGTATACAAAAAGACACACCCTTCTGCCGTTCGGATGCGCTGGATCAATGCGTCAAACTTGGGGCTATAGGAGGCAAGTGCACCGACCGCGAGCCATGCTGCGGACTCTTTGGCGCGATAACGGACTTCCCCTCCTTCCATCTCACGATCAAACACGCTCAACAGAGCGTTTTCATTGGTTCGCCGAGAATAGGCCTCATAAGTTTCTCCTTGGGTAGATGCCGTCGCAGGAAAGACGATGTTTCCCGCATGAACAAGACGCCCCAGATCAATCGTATTGATTCCTTCGCCTGGCGAGAGCGCATTCATAAAGACACGCGTGGCCTGAAGAGCATGCCCTTGAAGGGGAACAGGGAAAAGTGGAAGGCGCTCATAATAGGCGCGATCCTCCTCTACAATGGGATTTCGTCGTGGATTGAGAAGCGGATAGGCGGGAAGGCGAGCGATGTGTTCGGGAAAGAGGCGAACAGGGAAGGACAGAGGATTTTCTCCTCGCATAAAACTGACATATCGATGGGCGATCAGCGACAATCGTTCTGAACCCTTCTCTAAGAGGCGCCCCTCACGATCAAACAGGTCTGCCTCGGTGAGTGTCGCCTTTTTATCATTCATCAACAAGAGATTGAGCATGAATACGATTTCACGATAGCTGTTATACATGGGGGTGGCTGTCAGTGCGCAAAACTTCATACCCTCTGAATACATCAAGACGTCGCGTAGAAAAGGAGTCAATAATTTACCTCCTGCGGCATCTCCCTTTTCTGCTTTTCCTCCTACGTCAACCACCGCATCCTCTCCCTCTGCGATATCACGAAGATTGTGGGCTTCATCCACAATCAACAGTTTTCCACTAAATGCATTTCGGATGGCGCGTTTTTTATAGATCTCATTCTGTTCATCGGTTTTTCCTGGAACTCCTTGGATAAGGGATTGAATATAGTTCGCAAAAGAAATGTAGGCATATACTTTGAAGCGCTTTTTGATCATCTTGTTCACTTCCTTTTCAATTACGTTAATATTGCGCTGATACAACATGTTGGTCAGCTTCAAATACGTCGTTCCCGTGCATTGCGATGCCGTATTGGGTTCATTTCCATGCCCGATCACAACCTTGGAAATATCAAAGATCGTGCGAAAGAATCCCTGTTGAATCGTGGGAGGGGCAATGAGAATCACTTGTTGATGGGGAAAATGTTCGAGCCAGGCCTCCATGATTTGAACGGCCGCACACGTTTTACCGACACCGACTCCGTGATAGAGAAGGGCGGACATGTAGGGAGTCTTGGGTGACATGAAGTTGGCGACAAATCGCTGAACGGGAGTGACCTCAAAGGTGCCTTGATCTTCACAGGGATTTTCACGCGGCTTCCATGTTGTTTGGAGAGACTCGGCAAATTCTCGTTTGGATAGAAGCTTCTGTAGAAATTCGTGATCCATGACATCAGGATAGGCGCCCGTTTCTTGTTCCCAGCGTGTCATGGCCTTGGAGGGAAAGAGGTCACGCCGCTGGAGTTCTGCAAGGATGATATCGCGCTCCGAAAAATCGGTGGTGCTGTCCCAACGGGCGAGCAGTTCGGGTTCGGGAAGGGATCCAAGAGGGCCTGCGACTGCCGCCACTCGTTCTACCCGCTGAGGGCGTCGAATTGGTGCACGCACTGATATGGGAGCCTGAAGGGGAGCAGGGGCCACAGGGGCTTCCATTGGAGCGGGAACTGCTTCCGATGAGAAAGAGGGCATGACTTGTCTAGGGCGTCTGATGGATCTCATACTGCTTACGGGCATCTGGATCGGAGGGATGTCATTCGCAAGAGCATTCAAAATCACAGGAGCTTCCATAGGAGCCATCTCTTCCACCGGTGCAACAGGAGCTTCCATAGGAGCCATCTCTTCCACTGGGGCCATAGGAGCTTCCATAGGAGCCATCTCTTCCGCTGGGGCCACAGGAGCTTCCATAGGAGCCGCCATCTCTTCCACTGGGGCCACAGGAGCTTCCATGGGAGCAGCCATCTCTTCCGCGGGTGCAACAGGAGCTTCCATAGGAGCCGCCATCTCTTCCGCGGGTGCAACAGGAGCTTCCATAGGAGCCGCCATCTCTTCCGCGGGTGCAACAGGAGCGGATGCAACTGCAGGATTTTCCATAGGGGCTACAGATGCTATAGGGGCCGCAACAGCCACAGGGGCAGCAATAGCCACAGGGGCAGCCGGTTTAGGAACAGCGACGGATACAGGTCGTGTAATGGGTCTACGTCTGGGCATGGGAATGAAATTGGCGACAGGAGACTCCTCCATGGAGGAAACAGGCGCGGCTGCAGGCATAGGGAGAGGAGCAGGCACAGGCACGGGAACGGCAACAGGAGCAGCCGCAGGAGCGGCCACAGGTTTTGCCACAGGCACAGGAGCAGCCATAGGCACAGCCACAGGCGCAGGCACAGCCACAGGCGCAGGCACAGCCACAGGCGCAGGCACAGCCACGGGAGACGTCTCTTCGTCGCTGTCGTTTGCGAATGGATCTTTAAATGTCCTTTTCACCGCCGCCATTCTATGTAGGATATCATAAATTAGAGAAGGAATTCGATCACGCCTTTCGGTTAGGCTTACGCCTTTCGGTTAGGCTTACGCCTTTCGGTTAGGCTTACGCCTTTCGGTCAGGCTTACGCCTTTCGGTCAGGCTTACGCCTTTCGGTCAGGCTTACGCCTTTCGGTCAGGCTTACGCCTTTCGGTCAGGCTTACGCCTTTCGGTCAGGCTTACGCCTTTCGAAACATAGACCGATGAGAGTCCAATGTGGAAACAGGGTAGAAGTTCTTCATGATGTTCCCTGCTTTGAGCAGGAGTTCCTGCTTTTCAATATGATCCGGACGAATCTTTATCATGGCCTCCTCTAAGGAACACCATTTGATTTCAGAAATTTCACGTGTCATATGAGGATTCTGTAGATTCATCTGAACATCCACATGGGGATGACAGATCGCAAAATAATATTTATGGCAATAATGAACCTGATTGGATCCAAAAAACGTTTCTGAGACGGACTGTGTGTTATGAATGACCGAATAATCGCCGCGATGAAGACCCGACTCCTCTTGAAACTCGCGCATGGCACACCCCATGTCGGTCTCATAGGGATTCCGTCGGCCCTTTGGAAAGCCCCATTCGCACTCCGTCCAGGTTGTAGGATAACGCTCTATCAATTCTGGAATCCGATGAGCCATTTGAGAAAAACGCTGTTCGGAGGCATGATATTCGCTCTTATGGGATCGGACGCCTGATGTCCCTCCCCACATGTGCTGCCACAATTGCTCAAAAGACAGAGTGCGAAGAAGTTCATGCTCCTTCTGTGTCATTCCTTGTAGGAGTTTTCCCATGTATTCATCATGCTGAGGGTGATATTTACCGCGTATGAATTCAACAAAGGACATGGAATCTTTTCGTTGAATCAGCAAAAATTGGAGGCCCTCTGTGGGATTCCGAATGGGACAGGAAGGAGAAAACAGGGCCTGTTGATGGGTGTCCGATGGATACCGCATCGCAATCATTCCATAACTGGTCACAGGAGATAAACAAGAACGAAAGACGTGACCTGGGAGGCCACAGTTGGTACAGTGGGGGATACGGTGGAGACCATCCATGCTAGGCAACCACACTGTGTCTTCTTTAGATATGCGCGTGCGCTTCACGAGTGTGCCCCATACATGCCCTCAAAGAACGCATGATGTTATAGAATGCAGTTTCCCCCGCGTGTATGGGGACCCTTCTTTTGGCACACGATTCATTTGGTTGCCATTGGTTATCCGAAGAACCCCACTTATACGGATAAGAAATGCGCAAAAGACTTTTACGAGTCTCTGGCACATTTACTCCCCTGTCCTGTCTGTCGCACCCACTATGCCGCCCACCTCGCCGCCCACCCTCTCACGCCTTTCCTGGATTCGCGGACGGATCTGATTCAATGGACGGTCACGCTTCATAATGCCGTCAATAAGACGCTTCAGAAACAATTATGGACGCTGGATGAGGTAATTTTGTATTATGAGCGTCTTGGCCGCCGTGATCGTTCCCCTGTCTGGACCCCAGAGGACATGACGGAAGTGGATACCCGCTCGTTCATCAAGGGGTTTATCACAGGAGGGATCCTGTTGTCTACCGTGGGAGGCGTGCTCTATGCGCTGAGTCAGACTCATGGGGGCACTTAAAGACGCAGTCATGAAACGACACCATTTACCATCCGGCGTATACAATCTTCCCGTAAATATGGAGGGATAGAATAGAATGGCATCCATCCATACGAATGTCCTTTCATCAGACGTGCTGGACCAGTTGCAGCGTCTGCCTGAAGTTCTTGCTGCCAAAGAACGTTTGGAGACCCAGGGAAGGGTCTATTTCACGATCCCCATGACGGATGCCCTTCGCACGACCCTTCACGCAACGTTCGGTCTGGATCTTTCTGCGGTCCACTCCATTCCCATGCGATGGATCAAGGGAGACACGGCTCCTCACGTGGATGTGACCTCCCAAGCATTTGAATATACCCATCTCCTGTATTTGAATGATAGCCCTGGTGAACTCGTAGTAGGAAACGAGTCCTATCCGATTCGCTCCAATACAGCATTTGTCTTTCATGAGGGTATTTCACATGAGACCCGTCACACCGAATACACTCCTCGTCTTCTTCTTGGCCCGATGAGCGAACAGGCGTTGCCTGTAGGATCACCCTTAACCTATTATGCCACCGAGGCCGATGCCCTCGCCTATAATAATCCAATTGGTTATTCTGGATCGTTTACGGTGGGAGACGGCGGCCCCTTTGGCGGATTTACGAGTTGGAGACTGGCGTCCAATAGTTCAGGATCGTCCCCTCAGAATGTGGTCTATGCGGATGGAAGCGTTCTAAATCCGGACGGCTCCTATCAATTATATGGATCTACCCCGTGTTTCCTAGAGGGATCCACCATTCTCTGCTTGATCAATGATGTGGAGATGTATGTTCCTGTGGAGGCTCTTACAAATGGAACGCTTGTCAAAACAAGTCTCCGTGGATGGAAGAAGGTGGTCGCAGTAGGAAAGGGATCCATTCAGAATCCTGGCGATGATGCTCGCACCGAAAACCGTCTCTACCGATGCTCGCCCTCCCAGTATCCCGCATTGAAGCAGGATCTATATCTGACAGGGTGCCATTCCATTCTTGAGTTTCCCATCACGGAAAAGCAAAAGGAGGATACCATTGCTCGCCTAGGAAAACTGTTCGTGACGGACAAGAAATACAGACTCATGGCGTGTGTGGACGAGCGCGCGGAGCCATGGAATTCGGCGGGAACCTATCCGATTTATCATTTTGCACTAGAAAACGAAGACGATGGTATGAATGATGGCGTATATGCCAATGGAGGCCTATTGGTGGAATCGTGCGCGATCCGAACACTACTTCACCGATCAAATATGACGCTGCTGTAAGAGGGTGCGGCAATGGATTTTCTATGCGTATTCTACCTATAAAAAGAGAGACTACGAATAGTAGAGATGGAAAAGGATCAAACGGAAGTGATAGTAGACCAGGAAGAGGATCAAACGGAAGTGATAGTAGACCAGGAAGAGGATCAAACGGAAGTGATAGTAGACCAAGTCCAGCCGAAAAAACTAAGTGCACTAGAACATTTTTATGCACGTATGCGTCTGCCAATTGGCACATCTTCCATTAGCTTTCCGATCACGGAGGATGTCCGAAAAGATATTGAAAAATATAAACTGGAAATCGAAGAGCGTCATCGGAATGGTATGTATTAATATTGCCACAGAATGACCATGTGTATTTTACCTATAAAAAGAGAGACTACGAATAGTAGAGATGGAAAAGGATCAAACGGAAGTGATAGTAGACCAAGTCCAGCCGAAAAAACTAAGTGCACTAGAACATTTTTATGCACGTATGCGCATGCCAATAGGTAGCTCTTCTATTAGTTTTCCAATTTCGGAGGATGCCAGAAAAGATATTGAAAAGTATAATAAGGAACTTGACGAACGTTTTAAGAATAACACCTATTACTAAGGATAGACATCTACAGAAATAATGTCTGAACAATGGATGCATCTTGATAGGGACGAATGGCAATCTGCAAGTTCAGACGAGCGTCTACCTCTCAAAAATTTTGACAGATTGTATCCAGCTTAAGGAAAATCAAACAAGTTAGAAAGTAGAGAGAGACAACATGACAGACGCGCGAACCAAAAACAACGCAGCCTCTAAGAAGTGCTATGAAAAAACACTGGAGCAAAAATATGCTGACGATTATGAACATGAAATGGTTCGTCAACATATGGTAACGCATCCTGACACGGACGCCTATCACTGGTCCGTTGTGCCCGAACAACAGTTGTATGAGTCAGGATACATTACCGATTTTAGTAAACATCGGCTTGAGAGATTGATGAGGAAAAAGGAAGCGCATGAGGGAAATCGTGTGAGAGATTATGGATTGGACGGATTGGCGCGGAGCCGCGTAGGATCAGATGTGGTATTCCATGGATTACAGGCAAAATACTATCTCAAGAGGAACGTATGTGCATCCGATATTGGTTCGTTTCTTCTGAAGCAGAATGCATTGACACGAAAGAATCCACTATCCAAAGGGTATCTCTACACGTCATCTCCTCTCCAGGTGGATGTTCGTGAAGAATGTGCTGATCCTGCGAGCAATCTTCGTCATGTCTTTCATCCGTGGAAACATCCTGATGCCCGATCAGCACCTTATATCCCTCCTGCTCCACGGGAATGCGATAAACCACTCCGTGTCGACCAAGTGGACGCATTGAAACAATTGGAAGACAAAGAAGGGATTAACGCTCTCCATACCCCTTGCCGATGGGGAAAAACAATGGTGGGAGGCCACGATATGAAACGAGCGAATGCAAGACTGGTAGTTGCGATTGCACCCCTCTTAGTCAGTGTGGAGAATCTACAGGATCGTCTAGCATGCTTCTTGCCAGGCTATACCTCTCTTCTTGTGGATTCCGATGTGGGTGGTGTAACAAATAGGGAACAGATCGAAACGTTCTTGGTATCGGATGGAAATCATGTAATCTATTCTACCTTCCTCTCCACGGTGGATCTTCTCTCGACTCTTCTGACCGACTATGAAAATGCCTATATTCTTGTAGATGAAATTCACAATGCGAATGTCCAGCTCTGTGAGTTTATTCAACGATTCCCGCGCGGATTGGTGATGTCCGCAACGATGCCTGAAGAACTCTATGAAGGGCTAGAGATCCATCATACTGTCCATGTAACCTTTGCAGAGGCCATACGTGATGGAATCATCGTGGACTATACATTATGGCTCCCCCATCTGGCAAAGGCCGCCGATGGGACAACAACGGTGGATGTGGATATTCCCGTGGAGTTCGCGGCATATGATTCGGACCTGACTGCCAAAGCATTCTATCTGGCGACGGTCATGCTAAAAACTGGATCGCGTCGTTGTATTGCGTATCTGGGTCGCCAAGAAGAATGCCACCGATTTATGGAGATTGTTACGCATGTGATGGAAACCTATCATGGATTGACAGTATGGGCTGACAAGATTGATTCTACGATCTCCAAAGAAAAGCGCAGAGAGGTTTTAGAAGCATTTCAAACGGGACAGGATGATGTCTACCATGTGCTCACAAGCGTTCGTATTCTGGATGAAGCAGTAGACATTCCGCGATGTGATTCAGTCTTTATCACGAACGTGGGTGAGCACAGCAGCGACATTCGTATGATGCAGCGGAGCCAGAGAAGTTCCACAAAAGATACAAAGAACCCCTCCAAGCATAATAATATCATCTTATGGGCGGATGGATGGGAGAAGTGTGTAGGAGCCTTGGAACGATTGCGAGAAGCCGATCCTGAATTCCATAAGAAGGTTCAGATCGCCGATGGGAATTATGATACGAGCGGGCAAAAGGGGCGGATGGAACGTGTGGAAGCAGAGACACGTGAGTTTACAACATGGTCTGCGATGAAGGCTGTAACAACGCACGAGAAGCATATGATGATCATTGAGCAGCTGCGTGAGTTTTATGAGACGCATGGGGAGGGTCCAAAATACAAAGGGAAACGACCTGGTGAAACAATGCTATCGATTTGGATAAATAAGCGTCGTACTGATAATAATAAAGGGATAATATGTATTACACTTAAAACATATATTCTTACATTGCCCTGGTGGTCTTGGGATCCACATACAGATAGTCATAAATATGCAATAGAACAATTAAAACTATTCTATGAAACATATGAAGATACCCCTGTTAGAAATGGAACACGCCCTAATGAGAAAAGACTTACTATCTGGATAGAAAATCGTCGCAGAGACAAAAAGAATGGGATTCTATCAGCTGAATTAGAGGCTACTATTATTACATTGCCTAAGTGGTCTTGGAATCCAGTTGCTGATAGTTATCAAAAGACGATAGAAGATTTGAAAGAATTTTATCATACCTATCAAGAGGCGCCTCGTGATAAGGGGATACGTGTAAATGAGAAAAAACTAGCTTCCTGGATAGGCACGCGTCGTATAGACAAAAGAAAGGGAAAATTATCCGCCGAATTGGAAGCAGCAATTCTCACATTACCATGGTGGTCATGGGATCCAGTTGCTGATAGTTATCAAAAGACGATAGAAGATTTGAAACTATTCTATCATACCTATCAGGAAGCACCTGTTTCAGGTGGAACACGCCCTAATGAGAAATTTCTATCTACCTGGATAGAAAAACGTCGTATAGATAAAAGAAACGAAAAATTATCCGCTGAATTAGAGGCCCATATTCTTACATTACCATGGTGGTCATGGGACCCAGTTGCTGATGGTCAAATGAAGGCGATAGAAGATTTGAAACGATTCTATCATACCTATAAAGTGCCACCTATACAAAAAGGGAACCTCCCTAACGAGACAAAACTGGCATCTTGGATAAATAATCGTCGCACAGATAAAAAGAAGGGAAGGCTATCCGCCGAATTGGAAGCAGCAATTCTCACATTACCATGGTGGTCTTGGGGACGGGTTATATCTCAAAACCCTCCATCCCCACCAAATGACGCAGTTCAAAGAAATGATGTCTGAACAACGGGTGCGTCTTGATATATTCGCGAATACGCTCCCCCATCTCTGCCCCGCGAACCACATCATGTCGCATCATAGATAAATACCGCACGGACCAAATACGTACATACATGTCCATATTCGGCTCAGGGAGTCCCTCATCATATGATGAAATGATGGAACGACACACATCCTCGCATTCGCGATTATAGCCGTGATAATAATATTTCATCACGATATTATGATATATATAGACTAGTGATTCGGTTGGTTTAATCATGTTGTGAAGTGCTTGCTGGTAGTCTCCATAGCCTCGTTGAATATCATCATAAAATTCATCGAGTACCTCCAAGTAGCAATATTCTTCATGATGTGCAACCCCTTGTTGAATCGTATCTCGTATGACATCCTGAAGACGTTGAAGAATCGGACGACCGATTCGTTCTGAGCATGTAAAGAAGCATCCCACTGCAACCCATCGTGCCTGCTGATAATAGGCATATTTCCACTCAGCCTGTTTGTATTTTTTATCCTCTACGTTGAGGATCATCAGGTGGAAACGCTCTGTGATTTGGTGTAATGTAGAAAGCAATCGCCGACTTAATTGTCCATCCATGCACACTTTTGAGCCCATTTTATTGAGGCTACCGTCTATCCACCCAAACCTCGATGTCCCGAACAAGTTCTCTTGCATGGTCCGAAGAACAAGGCTAAATTTGCTAAACACGACCACCGTGCTCTCCACCGAAATCCGCGCATCCCGTGTCGGCCAGTAGACCTCACGATTGGAACGAATCTTGTCGGCAAACGGATACGCCCACAGGTCCTCCACTTCCATCAAGATGACCCGTGTGATACTCTCTAGATGATGGGAGCGCCGTCGCTCCACAATGTGATCATAGAGCGGTTGATTACAGTAGATCACGAGATAGCATGGAACGGCCAAAAGCGCCTCCATGCCCTGTAGGGTATCCGCAAGACTTCGGCTACCTGCATGATATTTTTGTAAGAGAAAGCATCCCGTTGTCAAGGTGCAGTCCGGTAGGGTAGCCATGTTGAAGATACACGGGCAGAGTCGTTTATGCTCCATTCAAAAACGAAAGGAAGTATCAGAGAATGGCTGCTCAAACAAATCAAGTTCTTAATCGGATCAGTAAGATTGCAGGCCAGCCAAATGACACCCTCTTAGGAAAGGTTTCCTCCTGGATGGAAAAGAAGCCTGAGGCCCCTTCTAGCACTCCTTCAAGCTCTACAGGCGTTGCAGGACTATTCGGACGTCTCTATTCCAATACAAAAGCTGGAATTGCGACGACAGGTGTTGCAGCAACCAATGCCATTGCATCTTCCACGGGTGTGAACGGATTTCAACTGTCTAGCATGATCGCCTATGTCTTTGCAATTCTCTGTGTCTTGCTCATTATTGTATTATTTGTCCATTTCTTCATTACCCCTATTTTTCGTCTTCGTCCTGGCACCCCGGGTCTCATTCCCGTCCCAGGGTTCGATGATGGAATCCTCTACTGGTCCTCTTCTTCTGCTCTCCTTCCGAATACGAGCCTTCCCATTCGTAGCCAATCCTATGGATATTCGTTCCACGTGGACATCTTTATTGAGAATCCCCTTGCCTTCTCTCCTCATCCCCGTCTCTTATTTCATCGCGGAGGAGTTCCAAAAGAGACGCCCTCAGGAACCACCCTGCTTAGCATTCTAAAGAGATATAATGTGGCGGTGGCATTGACACCTGATACAAATGATCTGATCGTGTCGGTGTTGAACAAAAACCACGTGATGGAAAACAGTGTCCTTTCCAATGTTCCTGTCCAAGCTCCTTTTCGGCTGAGCATGGTGATCATGGAACAGGGAATGGAGGTCTATCTCAATGGACAATTGGTGAAGACACGGCGATTTGAGGCGCCTCCCTTGGACATCACAGGAGATATCGTTCCGATACCAGGTCTCGCCACCTTGCGCCAATTAAAACTGTGGGGGCGTATCCTCAGCGCATCAGAAATACGAGAGGCGACCCCTGCTCTCACTACGGCAAAAGACTTTAACCTAGGACCCATTCCTTCTTCTACCTCATGTGGAGACGCAAGTACACCCCTCTCCAGTGGAGATGCCCGTGCATCCCTCTCCGATGCTGCTTCTAGTGCTGCTTCTGCTGCATCTGCCATCGTTGACAGTTCCACGATGTCATCTTTGAGCGCCCCCTTTTTTACAAGACTAGGACCTGGAGGCAGATCGTAGGAATCCCTTCAGAGAAGTAGATAGGATGGAGATTCTTCCCCTTTTGTTACAAGCGGGTGTTCTCGCCTGTATCATCTATGTGATCTACTTGATCGTGTATCGCCCGTCAGGTCCGCAGGATGTGTTGCCCTCTTTGACCCCATTGAACACGAAGACCGATGTCATGGTGTCTGATATCACACAAAAGAAGATCCTAGGTTCCAGTGGATCTTCCGTCATGGGATTCTTCTATCTGAAAGGCGGTGATCGCACCACCCATTATGGACAACGATATCTTCCCTTGATCCAAGTGGAAAACAATTGGTTTCTGGAGTCCATGGGAGGATCTCATGACAAACACAAACGAGCGGCCCGTCTTCGTGTGAAAACCACACAGGGCCGCGTCAAAGAAGAGATCATTGATCTCCCCCCGATCCCCATGCAGAAGTGGGTATTCATTGCGGTTCTTCGTGAGGGCCGCCGATTTGATGTGATCTATGATGGTCGTATTGTTGCCTCTCAGCGTCTAGAGAATTATCCTGTCATCATTAGCAGCCCGTTGTCTGTAGGGCAGAAAGGGCTAGGAGGGTCTGCCATTCATGTGATTGTCCAGGAAAAACGGTTGACTCCCACGGAGGTAGAAAAAATTCACTTGACCTATGTGGATAGCAATCATAATATCCTAGAAACCAATTCCATTGACATGCTTCTACCGTTCCCGAAGTTATCGGCACAATGCCCTCCCGGTTTACCATGCAGCGCCCTTACTTCTCCTCCACAGAATGGGATGAAACAATGGAAGTCACCCTATGCCTAAAGGTATTCAAGAAGATTATCCTCTGCTCTGACAGAACATGAATGCAAACACCCGTGAACCAGCACCGCTTCATTATATGATTCCTTATATGCTTGTTTTTGTAAGTCTTCTGGGTATGTATTATTTGTATCAGTATCTATTTGGTCCGCGCATGGGAACTCCCACGACACTGGTCCCCGCTACACGCTCCGCCACCACGGACGCCAGTCAGCCGATCACCATCCGCATGGATCAACTCCCACGCCTATTTGAAGGAGGAGAATTCACGGTCTCCACCTGGATCTATGTGTCCAACTGGTCCTACCGATCTGGATTAATGAAATCCATCTTGCGCATTGGAGGCTCGCGATTTGACACCTTCCGAATCTATCTGGGTGGACGAACCCCCAAACTTCACATCCGATTTCATACGCATGATCAAGGAATGCCCCATGCCCATCGCGTGGAAGATGATCTCTCCAAGGCCTCAAGAGACCCCCTCTTTACCTCTCTTTCCATGGAGAGTGGGCATGGCAATCGTGCCCCCTTATGCGATCTGCCTGAGATCGATCTACAGCGATGGGTTCATCTGACGGTGTCGGTGAATGCCAAGACAGTGGATGTCTATACGGATGGAAAGTTGGCCCGTTCCTGTGTTCTCCCCTCGCAATACAAAGTGGATTCTAGTGGATATTCCGCGAGCCTGTTGGACTACGGTGGGTTCGGTGGACAACTCTCTACGACGACCATGTATGATCAGGCGTTGAATCCTGAGTCGGTTCACAAGCTCTATATGGCAGGGCCTGAACCCATTACATCGTTTGGAGGATGGCTGGGGTCTATCTTTGCACCTGGTGCCTCTCTTTCACTGAATATCGCATAGCCTATCAGTCGCTGTCGCCCCTATAAAATAAATCATACAAACTAGTAAAAGGGATGAATAACATGCCCTCTAACAACGTGGCCTCTAGGACTGTAGCTCGTGCAAACAATGTAGCTCGTGCAAGCAATGCAGGCACAGCGGGTCCTAATCAGGCAGAAAAGGTAAGTAGCGGTGTGCTATCCGTCATTACGGACATCGTTCAATCTGATGTGATTGCACAGGCGCTCTACGCAGTCGTGTTGGTAGGATGTGTCTATCTCTCTTTTGTGTTTGTGGAGATGATGGCAAACTATATGAACCGTCTTCATACGAACCGAACGGAACTTATTCCAAACACGTGTCCGACGGATGTGCGCACCAAAATCATTGTTCAGAATCCAAATGTGTCAGGATCCAAACCGATCTCGCTATCCTCTAATGAGCGAAGTGGAATTGAATTTAGCTACTCCTTCTTTCTGAATGTTAACCCATCGTCCTTCCGCCAAGAACAGGGTCTGCTCCATGTGTTCCACAAGGGATATAGTTCTCAGTTTCCCCTTTTGGCACCCGGCGTCTATTTGCGATCAGACACGAATACCCTCCGTGTCTATATGAACACCTACCGCACATGGAACAACTATGTGGAAGTGGACAACTTTCCGATCTCTAAGTGGGTTCATGTGGTGATCAGTTGCAATGATAATGCATTGGACATCTTTGTCAATGGTAATCTGTCCAAACGATACTCCTTTGACGGCTTTACTCCTTATCAAAATGACCAGGATATCATCTGTTTCAGTCAGCGCCAATTGAAGTTGGATCAATCCCATGTCCCCTCAGTAGATAAGCACGGTTTTCAGGTATATGGTGCCATGAAGGGCTATCTCAGCCGTCTGACGTATTTTAGCTATGCGTTGTCTTATTCTGAGATTCAACAGCTGTTCTCAGAGGGACCCTCCTCTTCAATGGATTCGGATGTGATGGATTCATCTGCTGCACCCTATTTGGATGATACGTGGTGGACCAAATAGGGGGGCGCAAGCGCCCCCTAGCCCCCTCTATGGGGACACTTCGCGTCCCCATACCCCTCTCCCTAGGAGAGGGCGTGACATCTACCCAGCTTCTATGGAGAGGGGTGTGGGGACGCTTGCGTCTCCACAGAGAGGACGTGACATCTACCCAACTTCCCTAGGAGAGGGGTGTGGGGACGCTTGCGTCTCCACAGAGAGGACGTGAATTCACCCATTATTTTCTTTACATATTGTTCACCATGGTGGAGACGTTCCGTCACTGGTAGAAAATCTTCGATTTTCTTTCACCCCACACCCCTCTCCCTAGGAAAGGATTGTTCACCATGTATTGTTCACCGTGACCTACTGTCTACCATGACCCCATTGTTTACCATGTATTGTTCACCGTGTCTTATTGTCTACCATGTCTCACACATCTATCCCTTGAATGGGCTATGTCTGTGAAGTTAGATGCGAATACCGTGTGACATGATCCAATGATCTAAAGGAAGTATATACTAGTAACACCAATGCCAGGTGGTGGATTATTTTCTCTCGTCGCCTACGGAGCGCAAAATGTCCTTCTGAGCGGTAATCCAGACTTCACCTATTTCTATAAAACTTACAAGAAATATGCGCATTTTGCGGAGGAATCCGTGACATTCGCCATGGATGGCCCACAGGATCTCCTCTACGATCAGCCCGTTCAGGTTCGGTTTAAGATCCAGCGCATTGCCGATCTCGTCCGTGACATCTATTTTGTCTTTGAACTACCCGATATTTATTCCAAGTTTATTAATTTGCCCACTGCATCAGGTCGACAGGCCCAATACAATTTCGCATGGACGCGGTATATCGGTTGTCATATCATTCAGAACATGGCTTTTTTCATCGGTGGTCAAAAAATCCAGGAATGTGGTGGCGAGTATTTGATTGCCAAAGCGCAGTGCGATATGGATTCACGCACCTATCAAAAATGGCAGACGCTCGTGGGAGATGTTCCCGAACTCTATGATCCTGCGAATGGTCTCTATAATGGTGGAGATTCACAAAGTGGATATCCGACCGTGTATAATAATAACGGGCCCACGGGGTCTACTACCACACCTCCCAATGTAAACCGTCCCTCCATTGCGGGCCGCCGCATGCACGTCCCTCTCCCTTTCTGGTTTGCAGAATCCACGTTCGAGGCACTCCCTCTCGTGGCTCTCCAGTATCATGAATGCGAAATTCAGATTACCCTGCGCCCCATTCGTGAACTCTATCGCATCCTCGATCGGAATGGTGTTCAAGTGGCGCCAGGCTATGAGTTCCACTCGTCCCCTATCTCCTCGCAGCCCGATAATGTGTATTATACCTCTGTATCCGACATCAGCGATGTAACCATCAATCAATTCCTGACGGACATTGGAACGCCCGCTCCACTCCTCCAATCCTGGGCCTTTCAGCCTCGCATTCAGATGACCTATGTCTATGTGACGGACGAGGAGCGTCTCCAGTTTTCTTCTGAATCGCTTTCCTACCTGGTTCGGCAAGTAACAACCTATCAGTTTGATTCGATTTCCTCGCGACAACTGGTGGAATTGGATACGCATAATCCTATCGAGCGCATCATGATTCTTCCGCGACGTTCCGATACGATCGCCTATCGAAATGAGATTTGGAATCTGACGAACTGGGTGAATCCTGCCAAACCCCCTTTTCTCCCTCCTGGAGGATGGCCTGCGAATGTGACACAGGCAGGTTCCTCGGGTCAAATCGTTCTCAATGGCCAGCGGTCCATTGTCCGTTCTCTTTCTATCTTAGGAGACGGAAACCCCCTTCAAGAAGAGAAACCGATTACGTATTATAATCAGGTCGTTCCATGGAAATACCTGAAGGGTCTTCCCGACTCTGAAATGATTGTGTATCCCTTTGGACTCACCTCGCCGACTCCTCAGCCTGATGGTAGTATCAACAGCAGTCGCATCAAACTATTTCAAGTGGATCTCAACGTGTATCCCCTCCCCGCCAATAGTCTCTATCAATATAACATCACGATGTATGTGGAGAGTTTGAATTGGGTGACGATCACCTCTGGAATGGGGGGACTCAAATATGCCCTGTAATCTCTCTTATGGCTCCTAGGCGTGACCACAACAGATTCATTAAAATCCGTTGTGGACATAGAATGTCAAAGGAGACAGAAAAGGAGTCCATGTTCCAGTCTTTCCAGAAGACGGTCTCTTCTCATATGATGAATGCAAAGGCATATGTCACACAGAAGATTCCTTTTCTCTCTAAAGGCACCGCACAGGGTAAAGAGAAAGAGAAAGACAAGGCATCTACGGACTCTTTTGCTGATGCTCCTCCTGCAGAGCAGCCAAAAAATTACACGGTGCTCGCCACGACCCTCACAGATGTTGTGTCGCAGCTACAGGCGCTACCCACAGACTCGAAAGGGCTCCGTGAGTCGCTCACAAATGGTGTTGCCATTCTTCAGGACCTGAAAGGCACGCTCCTTCAAGGAGATCCGAGCAAGCGCGATCAATCTCATGCAAGCGCGATCACGGATGTGATTCAAAATCTGGAAAAGCTGTCGAAAGAGTCCACAACGTCAGTAAACACCTCTAATCTTACCACGGTCATGGCCATTGCTACCACGACATTGAATACGGTGGCAAGCACGATGACGCAAGTAAGTGCCTCTGGTATTTTTAATAAAATCATTGAAATCATACAGCAATTGATCTATCCTCTTCTGATTCTCTATCTAGCCTCTCTTGTCTCCAATGAGATGATCGTGTATCCCGCCCCCATGCGATTTTTCTTTTTCCTGTTTGTGTTGACGCTGTGCTCTGTGTTTTCTCCAGCGACGGTGATTCTTGTCTTTTATTATCTTGTGAAAGCGGGATACAGTTACTATCGGAATGAGCTGGAAGATCGTGATGGAGATACGACACCGATCCGTATTTACCCACGAATCTTTGCCATTCTACCCATCGCAACGACTCCTGCGACATCACTGGTAGGGCGGTTCTTCAAGTATCCCTTTTATTATCCTAAAACGGAGGAGGACCGAAAGGAGTTGGAGCGAACGGATGGCGATGGCAATAAGAAGGGAAGCATCATGGATGAATACATGGATGCATTAAAGGAATCCTTCCCTTATGGGGAAACGGTGAAAGGGTCCGAACCCTTTGCAGAACGGTATGCGACGGTGGAAAAGAATATGACACGCATGCATCGAGCACCCACGGTTCCTATGACAGCGACCGATCAACCTATTTCAAAGGGACCGACGGGTAACCCCCTTCCACCCGTCATTTCGAAAGCGCCTATTGCAGCATTAGGCACACTCCCTGGTGCGCCTTCGAGTGATGTGCCCAATGCTGCCAAGGCGCTACCCGCGACAATCAATGCTGCCAAGGCGCTACCCGCGACCCTCAATGCTGCCAAGGCGCTACCCACTGCCTCCGATGCTGCCAAGGCGCTGCCCGCGACCCTCAATGCTGCCAAGGCTGTTCCTGGCGTGATTACTCCCACTTCCACCAGTGCGAATATTCTTGATGTAATGGCGGGGAATGGCCTCAAACTCCCTTTCAAGGCATCCCCCTCTAAGGGGCCCACATCACCCTCTATAAAGGCTCAAATGGGTGGCGCCCTCAAGACAAGGAGTCCCACCTCAGGTGGATGGCTATGGAATGGTATCTAAACACTCTCGCACGTGGATACAGAAATGACGATCGTCGTATCCGTCGTCACTCCTACGTATCAGCGTCGCCGTTTTATCCCTGCCCTTCTGGAGGTGTATCGTCACCAGACCTTTCCCAAAGAGCAAATGGAATGGATCGTGTTAGATGACGGCCGCGACTCGGTGGAAGACCTCTTTCAAGAGGCAGCGAAGACCATTCCCCATCTGCGGTATATCCGAGTAGACGAAAAGATGCGTATCGGCGCCAAACGAAACCGCCTGAACCAAGAGGCGCGTGGAGACATTATTGTGGCAATGGACGATGACGATTATTATCCGCCCGATCGGATTCAGTCCGTCGTGGACGCTTTTCGGAAGAATCCGAAATGTGATCTTGCGGGTTCGTCTGAAATGTATTTATATGAAATGAGCACCCAGCGTCTCTATTCCTCGGGCCCCTTCGGGCCCCATCATGCGACCAATGGCACGATGGCATGGCGAAAACGATATTCTGATCTTCATCGGTATGACGAGTATGTCACGCACGCAGAAGAGACATCCTTTTTACAGAATTCCCCCATGATTCAACTAGATCCCAAAAAGACGATTCTGGTCATGTGTCACAGCGACAACACTGTGGAGAAGATGTCACCCAATCAACAAGTCCATCCCACGCTCAAACGTCTCTCCTACCGATTAGAGGATCTAGTCACGAACCCCATTCTCCTTTCTTGGTATCAAGGCCACACCTAAAGCACAGAAGAATGGCATATAACAAAGAGAACCACAAGGCACGACCACAAGGCACGACCCTATGGCCCTCTACGATACGCTTTCTCTCATCAATGATGTGTATCATCAATCCTTTGCACCATATGATCAACCCCCGTTACCCATTCCTCGTATCCGTGGTTCCCTCTATCCCCATCAACATAACATGGTCCGCGCGATGCATCAATACCGCGACAAAATGATACACGGTTATATGGTGGGATCTACCATTCTCAATGGAAAAATCGGCATCGTAGCGGATCCCCCAGGATCAGGAAAGATGCGAAGCATCCTGGCCTATCTGGCCTCCTATTCCTTTTATTCGCATGGAACGATGACCTCAGAACTGTCTCCCGCCTCTTCTACCTATTTCTTCTCTCACGACATGTGTCGTCATTCGGCCACACGCTCCGTTCATCTCATCGTTGTTCCCCACTTATTGATGGAACAATGGAAAAAAGAAATCACGACCCACACCACGCTCCCCCATGTTCTCGTGGAAAACAAACGACAACTCCAACATGCCATTCTCGCGGAGGACATGGTAGAACACAAGCTCGTGATCACGAGCAACAAATGCTTTAAAGCAGTTCAGGACTATGCAACGGAACATCAGATTGAATGGAACCAGGTGTTTATTGACCAGGCATCTTCTATCTATCTTCCCTCAATGTCTCCTCCCATTCGCTTCCAATTTTTATGGCTCATCACCAATGAATGGATCCCCCTTCTCTTTAAACACCCCATCATTCTGAAAAGTAATCTCTATGCGCTCAAGGATCGTGTTCTTCTTCATCCCGAGGCAGAACATTGGCTTCTTCAAGATCCCACGGTCCCCTATGAACAAACACTGGCATCGTCCTCTTTCTTTAAAGACTATCTTCCGTTATTCCATCCCTACCGATCACGAATGGTTCTGCGCAATGGAGTAGAATCTCTTACGACGAGTATGAGATTGCCTGAGATGATCACTCGCACGATTACATGTTGTCCAACCGTCACCCTTTCGTCTCTGCGCAGTTTTCGGATGGTGACTCATCGTTCCGCGACGATCTCCCCTGAATCGGTCCCCCTTCTGTTTCATGCGCTCCATGTGGAGCAGAGAGACTGGCAAGAGTATCGGGCCCACCAGCCAGCCACGAAGCATGCACTCATTCAACGCAAAGTGGAAGAGAATGAGTGTATGATCTGTTTGGATCACTGTGTCCATCCCACCTTTCTATCATGCTGTCATCAGCTCTATTGTGGAGGGTGTCTGCTTCAGCACGCCATCATGAGTCAACGATGCCCCACCTGTCGCGAGCCCATTAGTGCGGCGAGCATGTGCGGTGTCCAACCGATTCTCTTTCATGCGCCCATGCGCAGCCGAAAAGAGGTCTGTCTGGATCTTCTTCGGACGACCCCTGACGCCACATGGATCATCTATTCCGCATTTGACAACATCTATTATCAGCTGATTGAGGACATTCGTGCGCTCGGGATCTATGCGGAGCGTGTAGAGCACAATCTGTTTTCGATGAAGCGAACGATTCGCAATCTCCAAGAGGGTCACACGCGCGTTCTTTTTGTCTCTAACATGGAATGGATTCGTGGATGGTCCCTTCCTATGATGACACACTTGATTTTTTTCCACGAGTTGCCCGTATACGAGATGCGACAGGTGCTGATTCACTCGGCGCAACGGTTGGGACGGACGAGCCCATTGACGGTGCTCCAGCTTCAATCGGAGATCCCCCTATAAGGCCAAGACCAGAAAGACCAGATAGCATGGGTAGACCCAGCGTATCGAGTCTCTTCCCCGTTTGGTGGGAGGCCCATTGGGTCACGCACCGAAAGGGAATGTCGTGCTCATTGGCGACACGATTCATCTCTTTCCATGCATTAAACAGTGCGGATTGTTTTGTCAGCACCTGGGTGTATTGAAGATCCTGTGGTTCGGGGATAGAACAGAGTGTTGGATAGTGCTGAAGGGACTGGTTGGGATATTTGAGTTTGAGACGATAGGACAAGGGAAGCAGATTCCAGCATTGATGAAAGAACGCCCAAAAGTCCGCACGGTCGCTCCATCGGATTTCCTCCAAGATCTCCTCATAGACTTCAAAGGGAATGGGATTCGTAGAGGTGAGATAGAGGGGAAGATTCTGATGAAAGAGAAGGCCTGCAAGATTGGCATCTTTGGTCTCTAGATCAAGTTCATCATTCGGCCCCCAGCGTTCAAAGAGCGTAAACCAGGCTGCACGAATGGCCACATGAATCGACCGATCTAGCAACTCGTCTTTTCCCTTGACACCCGTGTGGAGCGTATCCTCATAGATCAAACTCTGAGAGACTTTGCGAATGTCTCCCAACGAATACAGAGAATCCGAGATCTCCTTTTTAAAATACTCTACCAATTTCTCTTTCTTCGGCATCGTAACATAATGAACACAGCAATATTTTAAGAGCTGCTGCATCACACGGCCCTCTAGCACATTACAAATCAGAATCAACGGACAGTCGTCCGCAAAATTCCGTTTTGATTTTAAATAATCCAGGAGCTCTTGGAGACCACCCTTTTCTCCTTGGGAGAGGCCATCCATTTCATCGAGCAACACGACACGCCCGTTGGGGGTAGTAGGATGAATCCATTTGCTCACTCCCGTTTCCACGAGGAGAGGGAGGATAGTTTGGCGAAAGCTGGATCCTGTTCGGGTATGACTTGCATTGAACTCTTGAATCCAATAGCGCGCTTGTGCACAGACACGGTAGACCATGGTTGTTTTACCGACGCCAGGGGGGCCGATCAGGAGGAAGGCGGGATGGGATCGTTTCGCCAACCATTGCCCCATGAGCGCCTCCGTTTCAGGATGAAGACATGATGTCTCCTGTTCTGTGATACTGGTGCGACCCATCTGGGTGGTCTTCTTGGGCATTCTTTACATCCTATGTGTGTGTGATTTCTACCAACCAATGACATGGATCGTAGATAATGATGCATCCAACGGGAATCGAACCCGTGACGACTCCTTGGAAGGGAGCCATTTTACCACTAAACTATGGATGCTTGTGTGAAGCGGTCTTCACATCCTATCCGTAGATGATTTTTGCACAATTCAAACGCATTACGAGGCGGGGCATCCCGCACCGGGTGCACTGGGTGGCATGGCTGATCCATCAGACGATACACAGCTCTCTCCATTCGTAATTCCCTCCCATGTCAATCCCGCATTCAGCGCATTCGAGCACCACTCCGCAGCCTTCTTAGCAGGTTCCGATGCCGCCGTTTTCAAAGAAAAGTAATAGCGATCCGCGGTGGGGGGTGCACCTGAGGGAAAAACGGACAGCGCCCCATTCTTGGATACTCCAATGGTATCAATACAGGTCTCCTGCTTGCTTCCATCGGACATGACACGAGTATAGGCCGTGAGGAAGTCAGGACAGGTGTTGATCGTGGCGGGCCATGGACCGACAGGGGGCGTAAAAGGGGAGGTGCCACTGAACCATTTGATTCCGTAGACGATCATGAGATAGAGGGATCCAATGCCATAGAGAAGTGCGGCCGTTCCCTTTCCCATGTTGTTGACATACATCGTGCCTCCCGCGACGATTGCCACCGCCGCAATGATAAAGATCGCCATATAGATGTTGAACATGTCTCTCTACTACGGGATATCCCAAAAGTTCACTCCACTTATCCATCTCTCTACCATCTATCATACCATCATACCATCACAAGAATGATCGTATAAAGGCAATACGTGGATACTGTAAGAAGATACCGTAAGCCGATTTACATCTGGCCGCCCGCGATGGCGAAGGCCTGGGTGTTGACCTGCGGGCCCTTCACGCCCGCAACCGCGACGGGGATGTAGAAGGTCAGGAAGTCGGTGTAGGCATCAGGGATGTTCTGGCCGCCGAGGACGCCGAAGACCTGGCCCGCAGCAGAGGTAATGGCCGACGGGCGGAGCAGCTGAACCTGACGGAAATAGGCCGACGGGTCCGAGGCAAGGCCCGTGCCATACTGGGCATAGATGGTCTTGCCCATGTCGCGAAGGACGAGGTTAGCGGCAGTGTGAGCGGTGACCGCATCGGCGAGGGCAGCAATGAGCTCCGCGCCCGCCGCCTTGACGTAGCCAGGCGGGTAGTTAGCAACGATGTTGGATGCCGACGGGACGAGCTCAAACACCATGGTGCTGGTAGCGCCAAGAACAGCGACGGCATTGTAGTAGGTGGTGGAGACGGGGACCTGGCGAATGAAACGAGTGACGGACGACATGTTATATTCAGGACCTAGAAAAAAAACACGGAGGGCAGATAGAATGTCTTTCGCAACTGGTGCCCCCCTCCCTGATTTTCAACTCCCGTATACCAGCCACGCCCCTGGTCAAAATGGCCGCGTCAATCTCCGCGGCGGATCGTCCACCGGTGTTGGCGTACCGGATGCGGCGGGCTTTCGTCATCCCACAGAAACAGAGATCTCCTTTGCGGGCGACATGCTCCGGGGAAATTGGGAGCATACGCCCTTGTCCGATGCCTTCTTTACCCGTAAGAATGCCGAAGGCATCCAGCAGCGGATTCGGAACGAGGTCTACCGTATCAGTGGTCCCAAAAAGTATGTGATCGACAATCAAGACGTCGATGAACTAAAAATGATCATGCGTGCCATGTATTTACAGTATGCCAAGAACAGCCCTTTTCACGTGGAGGGTCAGATCCGAGAACTGAATGAAATGGTGGTTCAGTGGGCCGCTCCCCGTATCCTTTCCGAGATTCAGCAATACAATTACTATTTGAACGACATCTCTCATCTCCCTATTCCCATGGAGCAACCGGTCAGCATGTCCAGTGCAGGCACGAAGTCTCTTCCGTTCCAGCCGATGATGTAATCTTACATGATGATACACCAGTCCTCTGTATCACTCGTCGCATTCACTATCGCATTGTCCGGTTTACTTGTATCCGATGGGACAACCGTATCAAACTCTTTGGGAACACGAGGTGAAATAAAAACAAGAGGACCCTTTCCCTGTTGTTTTTGTTCTTGTTGCCCTTTCTGTTGCATTTCGATCTGCCGTCTGTGTTCCATCTTCATGGCAAGATAATACATTTCACCGAGCGCATGTGACATCTCTCTACTGGTTTATGCGAATCATATACTTTCTTTTCCGCAGCCTATGGCTTCACCTATGGCTTCGGGTCGCCTATGGCTTTACTACAGTCGGTCGACGCTTTCGCGGCTTCACAGCAGGTTCCGAGGTAGCCACTGCCACGGACTCCGCCATTCGAGCGGCCGACATCCGACCCCATGCCTGCTCCAACTCCGCCAGATCAGAGAGCCACAGCGAGGAAGCAGTCTCTCCCTCCAGTCGTGCAATCTCCGCCTCCTTTTCCCGAATGTGGCCGTCCAGTTCATCGATCGCCGATTGCTTGACACGGTCCATGCGCATCCGCAAGACATAGTCATACGAATCGTAGGCGTCCGGTTTCTCCACACAGGACAAAGGAGGAATGGAGCACGCCTGAAGCTGACTCACAATCTCTTCGTCCGTCTTCTTCTGAAGAATCAGACGTTCGTCCAATACCGCCTGGAGAAATCGCCGTTTCGCATCCAGCTCCACGTTCTGCGCCTTGAGAATGCCCAGGATCGCAAGACGCCGTGCCTCATACAGGGGCAATCGTTGCTCCAGAAACGCCTCCAACAGATCACCAATCGTGCGATATTTGACAATGGTGCGAGTGGCATCAAAGCATGTCATGTTCGTCGTCTTCCACGAGGTCGTCAGTTTAAACTGCTTTTCAAACACCTCAGGATGCTCCTTGATCGCATCATAACCCTCTTCCGTGAAGTAGAGGACAAAACAGACATCCACATCGTTGTAGAGATCGTCGCACCCTTTGAAGCCGCAGGGCTCCACCTCTTTCGAAGACGACTGGCTCTCCGTCTCTGCCTTCTTGGCCTCCCGCTTGGCATCCTTGTTCCGTTTCTCTTCTACATCCAGTTTCTCTTCCAGAAAGGCCTTGTAGTCCTTGGTCCAGGTGCCTACAGGGAGCTCCGTGATGGTCACGGTATGCTTGTCATCGTCCAACACGTAGAGACCCTTCGTGTGCCAGGTCATGTCGTCGATGCGATGGATCGTGCCCTTGAAGCCGAACCACCACGGATCCTGTGGGCGACCCGCGAGCGTGTCCATGGATCCTTGAAGCCGATGACGGAGAAGACAGATGATGTCCTCGGGTTTGTGGGGAGGAATGTCCGTGGAGTATCCCGTGCCAATGCCGATGGAGCCGTTGATGGCCAACATCGGGACGACAGGGAGATAATACTCGGGCTCCACGAGATCCCCCTCGTCCTCGACGTGCTTCAAGAGACACGCATCCTCTTTGCGAAAGATGTATCGCACAATGTCCTCCATATACGTGTGAATGTAACGCGGCGAAGCGGCGTCTTTTCCTCCGAGAAGACGCGATCCCATTTGTCCCATCGGACGCAACAGGTTGATGTTGTTGGACCCCACAAACGTTTGAGCCATGCCAATGATCGTTCCATTGAGGGACGCCTCACCGTGATGATAGGCAGCATGTTCCGAGACGTATCCTGCCAATTGGGCCACGCGAATCTCCTCTTTCAGGTTTCGTTTGAAACAGCAATAGATGATTTTACGCTGAGACGGTTTGAGGCCATCCATGAGATGGGGCAGGGACCGAATGTTGTCCGCGTGACTGAAGTGAATCAGCTCGGAGTGAATGAAATTGGAATACGTGGCCTTGTTCGCGTCCACCTGAAGCATCTGATGCGGATCGTAGTGCGCGAGCCATCGTTTGCGGTCATCGGCCTGTTTCTTGTGGAAGGCGAGGAGAAGTGATGCATCGGTGTGTTCATCGCAGATATACTGGATCTCATGGAGCGTCTTGAACCACTCGCGGGCTTCGGCGGGCGTGGAGGTGCCCAATCCTTTGTAGTGTTTGATGGACCAGCCCGTCAGGGGATTGGCACTCGCCGCTGAGCTCTGCGCCAATCCGTCTTTCCACAAGAGGAACTCGGGAAGCGAGTAGAAGGACACGGTCTGTTTTCCTTTGGTGGCCTTGAGAATCGGCGTCAGCAATGTGCACATGAATCCCGCTTGAAGAAGTCCAGGCCATTCGGTGTGAAACAGATTCATCAGAAGTCCCTTGATGTGCGATCCATCGTGATCTTGATCTGCCATGACCATGATGCGTCCATAGCGAAGTTCAGAGGCGTCTCTGTAGGCCTTGCCTTGCTCCAGTCCAAGGATCTTCTTGATGGAAGTGAGCTCCTCGTTTGCATTGAACTTCTGAACGGTGATGTCACGCACATTGAGAAGTTTACCACGAAGAGGAAAGACACCCCAGCGTTCGCGTCCGACCTCCTTGAGGCCCGAGATGGCCGAGGTGGCAGCTGAATCTCCCTCCGTGACAATGAGGGTGCATTCGCGTGATTTGGCCGTGCCCGCCCAGAGCGCATCCTCCAGTTTCGTCATGCCGCGAATGGTCGTCCGTTTCTTTCCGTCCGTCTTTTTCACCTCGCGCATCGTCTTGGCGTCCAAGAGGAATTTGGCCTCTTCCATCAGCCCGAGTTTCACGAGGCCGTCCATGAGTTTGCCTGAATACTCAGGGCGAGAACCGAACTCGGCGGGCGGCGTCGTGAGATACTCTTTGCTCTGCGAGTCAAAGCTCGGATTCACGATGGTGGAATTCAGGAACAGCACCACTGAATTCTTGAGCTGTCCAGGCTTGATGTCGACCTTCTTCTTTTTGGCCACTTCACAGAAGTCGGTAAGGACCTTTCGAGTCACCGACTCCACATGCTTTCCGCCCTTCTTGGTGTTCACACCGTTGACAAAGGATAGGTGCTTGTCTTCGGGGAGTTCCTCTTCGTCGGAATACAGGTGGCGTGCCAGGACGATGCCCATTTCCCAACGCGGACCCGCCAGTTCGTAGGCGTATCCCGTTGCGCCATCACGGAGGAAGAGTTTCATATACTTCTCAAAGGTGTTGTTTCCCATGACAGTGCCATTCCAAGTAACTTTGACATCTTTTCCTACGAGGGAGGCGAGCTCCACTACACGCGTGTGAAAGCAGGCAATCATGTCGCTCACGATTCCTGTTTCATCAAATACGTCTGGGAAACGCGCACGATCAGGGACAAAGGTTGTTTTGACGGATCCTTTGGCACCTTTGTAGGCTTTGATGATTGGTTTCTCCACCTGGAACATGTTGTTATACCACGACTGGGTGTAGTGCTTTCCTGACACAGGCGTTTTGAGGTCAATGGTGAAGAGTTTGCTGAAAATATTGGTGCATTTTTGCCCATAACCTTGCTTACCCCCAACAATCTTTGCTTCGCTCTTATCGTAGTTGCTGGAGGTCAGAAGTTGGCCAAAGATCATTTCAGGAATCATCACACCGTCGGCATTCATCTCAATGGGAATCCCATCCCCATCGTTTTCCACAGAGACGATCGTATCACCTTCGCCATTAGATGACACCGTGATGTCAATGTGTTTCACAGGAGCCATTCCTGCATTGATCGTGGAGCGGACATATTCATCCCGAGAGTTGACGATGATCTCGTCAAAGATCTTGAATAGTCCTGGATTAAAGGCAAGGGTGCGCCAGACCATTTTGCCATGGGCAGCATCATAGATCCATCGGGTTTCTTCATTCGTTTTGGTGCTCCCAATGTAGGTATCAGGAAGCTCCAGAATGTGCTGGTGATGGGTATGTTTTTTGTATTTTTGCGTGCCAGCCGCGCTAACAGCAGCACTCGCGGCAGTAGCGGAAACGGCAGCAGTAGCGTTAGGGATAGACATGGGACGTGGAGGTATACTATCTCTAAGGAAGACGCCATGGATCAATTTTTATCAAATAGAGAAATAGATGAAACGCACAAGACGATCCAAGCGCTCTAGGGGTGGCGCACCGATGCCTCTGGCCTATTTTGGGGTCGCCCCACAGATGGGCATGCCCGTTCCAGCAGGAGGGGACGTATTGATCCCCCATGGATCCATGATTCGTCCTCGTATTGGTGGAGGCACACATCGTTCTAAGCGTAGAAAGCAGAGAAAGCAGAGCGGAGGATTTGTCCCCACGATCATGGAGGGATTCTGCATGGCAGCCTCGAAATATATCGTCCCTCTTGCGCTCTTTGCGGGATACAAGTGGATGACTCGATCCAAAAAAGGTAAAAAGACATAAAAAGAATGCCCTACGGCATAGGAGTAGTCTAAAGCCATGACGGAGAACTACAGACAATGAGCGTCACTCCCACCGCGCGTCCCAACGCCAATGGAAATCTCTTTGAGATCCGAACTGTGCAATCGGCCGCCTTTCGCACGCTGATTGAAGCCCTGAAGGAGATTCTAACAGAGGCCAATCTAGAGTTTGATTCGACAGGGATGAAGGTGATTGATGTAGATGAGACTCACACGGTCCTGACCTTTCTTCGTCTTCATGCGGATCGATTTGAATATTTCTACTGCCCTGCGAAGTATGTGCTCGGCATCAACATGATTTACCTGTTCAAGCTGATCAAAACCCTATCAAACAACGACAGCCTTTCTCTCTTTCTTCCTGCAAGCAATCCGAACAAACTGGGAATTCGCGCGGAGAATGCGGAGAAGGGCACAACAAATACATGGATGATGAAGCTGTTTGATACCAATGTGGAGAACATTGAGTTTCCAAACATTTCGTTTACATCGATCATTCATATGCCCTCCACCGACTTCCAGAAGATTTGCCGCGATTTCAATGCGCTGGCGGAGAAACTGGAGATTACGAGTTCTAATTCGGATTTGATCTTTCGGTGTGTGGGAGATTTTGTGGATGGTGAAACGGTGATGATGTCCAATCAGCAGAGCGGGATTGAAGTGGAGCGAAAGACGAATGAGATTGTTCAGGGGATGTTTGAATTGAAGTATTTGGTGCTGTTTACGAAGTGCACGAATCTGTGCACAAGCATTCAGATCTTTTTGAAGAATGATTATCCGCTGGTGCTGCGATATATGGTGGCGAATCTGGGAGAGGTTCGGCTGGTGTTGGCGCCGCAGAAGCAGAAGACGGATCTTCCTGGGCGGCCGTCCAAATAAGTGGAGGCGCGGAACCCACACCCCCCTCCCATGGAGCGGATTAGGTATTCACCCAATCCAATGTGGAGAGGAAAGGGACAAATAACATAAAGGGATTCATCTCATATTCTATAAAGTGAGGGCGCTCCGCGCCTCCACACCCCCCTCCATTAGAATGGATCAACAACTCTCATATTCTATAAAAAATAGAACATGATAGGCATATACGGGTGAATACACATCAGCTCTATAGGATGTGGGCGAGGTCGCTTCCTCTCCTATGGAGAGGGGTGTGGGGGCGCTACGCGCCTCCACTACATTTTCTTCTGAACAAACGGCGTATAGATGATGTCGCTCTCACGAATACTAGAGAAGTGCGTCTGAAGTTGAGACGGAAGATGGAACTGTTGCGCGTCCGTATTCCACACCTTGATAATGTTAAATCCTCTCTTGGGGCTAATAGAGATTCCATTGGAGCGATGTTCTGGCGAGGTCGTGACCTTATTCAAGATGCAAGCAATCGCATAGGTCAGAAAGACGTCGCATACATCTTTTTTGGGGCAACGAAAGGAGTAGCATCCTCCACGGATATGGTGATGGCTTTCCCACAACGGCGGCGAGGGGTCACGCATCAGAAAGAACATCCCCTCGGAAAGGGTTTCCACCCGAAGACCCTCCATGACATTCCAAAAGTCACTCCAGGTGGTCATGGAGCCGAGAGACAGGAAGGTTTGAAGCGTCCATTTCGTTTCTTCGGCGGAGTGAAAATAGAGGGTCCAAGGTCCTGTCGGGAAGGGAGTGTCGAGGGTGATCGGCGATGCTTCCTGGGAAGCCATCGTTCAATCTACTCTTAGCGTATACTTAGGGCAGCTTCTTTAGATGCGGCCGGATCAATCAATTTTTTCGAGATCTAGCATTCAAGATCCAATAGAGAGCCGCGTGCAACAAACGTATGGGGTTCATCCATGCGGAGAGTTTGATCCTCTCCTAGGTGATTGATGATGTGAAACTGGACCTGAACATCGGAGGAAGACCATGTAGACACGGAAGCACACCAGATGAGATAGAGATCGTGAAGGGTAGGAAAGGTAGAGGAGGTCTCTATGACAAGTCCCTCTAAGAAAGAGTCGATATCATAGGTTCGGGAGACACCTGTCTGGGGACCCGTTAGAACAAGTTTGACAGACAGCCAAGAGAGACGATAGGCCTTTTGAACATTGTGACGAACAGAATCGGTCTCTCCCATGAATAGGAGACGAGAGGACTGATAGAGCCATTGGACAGGGAGATGCGAGAGATCCGATCGTTGATCACGAGGCATATGGTGAAGCGCAAGGGGAAGGGTGTGGCCAGGAAGGAGAAGCCATGCGCTCGTGGAGAACAGGTCGCGGACACGGTCATACCAGCCACGAATGTTCCATGCGCACACCATATTCCATAGGGTGACGAGCTTGATTAAAAAATAAGTCCGAAGGTGTACCATCGTATCTTGTAAAGAAATGGGTGTGACAGATTTAAGTGCCTTACTCAGAGCGGTAGAAGGCGACGGCCTGTGCTTTCTTCTTCCAATAACCGATCGCCTTTTCGGAGGGTTGCTCCTCTTCATCAATGGAATAGATGAAGCCCTCCTCGTCCTTGTAATAAGAGACGCCCTGAAAGGTGATGACTTCTAATTCCATTCCTTCCTCTTCCTCTTCCTCTTCTTCTTCCTGGACCTCTTCCTCCTGGACTTCTTGTTTCACGGGCTCCTCTTGTTTCACGGGCTCCTCCTGAGCCTCTTCTTGGACCTCCTCTTCCTCTTGGACTTCCTCTTGCTTGACAGGCTCCTCTTGCTTGACAGGCTCCTCTTGCTTGATAGGCTCCTCTTGCTTCACGGGCTCCTCTTGCTTCACGGGATCCTCCTGGACTTCCTCTTTCTTCAAAAGCTTCTCTTGCTTGATGGGCTCCTCTTGGACCTCCTCTTGGACAGCCTCTCCTGTTTTGCGAACAATGTAAATGGGGACGATGTCTTCTTCCTCCGCAATAGGAGGATCCATCCACGTCTCTGGAACCGCACGTGTCTCCTCCAGGATCTGAATGCGATCCGTCAGGTGATGAATGGTATGTTGTTGAGCTTGAAGAGTGGTATGGAGTTGATCCAGCAACGCCTGTTGGGCATGGAGAGATCGCATGATGTCCTCAGAAGTCGTAGAAGAGAATTCTGAGGGCACAGCAGCAGCCAAAGGCGCAGCAGCCAAAGGCGCAGCAGCCAAAGGCACAGAAGCCAAAGGCACAGAAGCCAAAGGCACAGAAGCCAAAGAGCCCAACCAATGTTCCAATTGTTTCATGTCACGAGTGACATTGGACATGGTGGCTTGAATCAGAGCAGAAGCGATGGACATGATGTGCGGGATACGCCTTTTTTCTATCCACTCCCGTCCGTCAAATTTTATCGCCGATTACGAAATCAGCGTGGGTTCATGTTTGATCTTCAAGTTAAGGCACGCGTCCAGCGTAGACTCCCACGCCTTCAATGGCTTCGTGCGGCGCAGACGAAGAACCTCCTCTGCTTTTTGAAGGCGCTCCTTCACAGTTTCACTGACATTTTTCGTCAAACTGGCATCGTAGAAATCAACGGGCTTCATATCCATCGTGGCCAAAATACTGACCATGGGGGGCAAGTGAACATCCACCCGCACATGTTGGGAGACAAGAAGGGCACGATACTCTTGAATGCGAAGGGTCCCCCCAAACATCACCAGACTGGCCCGCGGGGGCGCAGGATGAATCTTTCCATGGCACGCCTCTCCATAGACACGATACAATAGAGACAATTGATCCCATCGTGTATGGGCATCCACACGCATGTCGAAGAGATAGGCAAGGGCACACTCAGGAGAGCAAAAGTTCCCCATGACTTGGAGGTGCTCTCCCGTGTCGCGAGTAGGGAGAACCACGGGACGATGAGGGAACGTGTGGCAACACCAGAAGCACGCTGCATCGGACTGAGCGGGAATTTGTTTGATCTCGGCAGAGTCTTTAAATTGAACGAGGAAGGTGGATTTGACCGAATAGTAGTCCATCGTCACTTCCGCGACAGGTTTCTCTGACCTGTCCATCTTTTTGGGAGCAGGCTCCTCTTTCGGCGCAGTGGATTCCACCTCCATGTAAAACGGGTGATCGGCATGTGAATCATAGGGCTGTGCCTCGGTGGGAGGCTGCGGATCATACGTCATCGGCATGTCATGAAGAGGCACTTCTTTGCTTTGAAGAGGGAGATGAACAATCAGGGGGCGGCGAGTAGAAAGAAGATTTCCCTCAATCCCTTCAGGTGTGATCACGGCGATTACAGGGAATTGCTTCTTTTTGCTGACTTTTCGTGCGGGTTTCTCTGGTTCAACTGATTGCGATACAGTCGCCAAAGGCATAGACGGGGCCAAAGGCTCTTCCACAGGCTGTGCCAGAGGGGCCAAAGGCTCTTCCATAGGCTGCGCCAGAGGGGCCAAAGGCTGTGCCAAAGGCTGTGCCAAAGGCCCCTCTGTTGCAGCAATCGTCACCACCACATTCAACGGACTAGTGTCCTCTGAACCCTTCCCACGTTTTCCTTTTCCCGTTCCTTTCCCCTTTCCTTTTCCGCTCATGATACTATGTCAAAGACACGTTCGTTCATTTAGGTTGTTTCGCCCAACCCCCATTTGCAATCACAGGGTTTAAGCATAGAACGTAGTCCCCTTTCTAGATGTCGATCCACACCTCGTTTTGGTGCGAGCGGGTTCAGACATGTTTTTCCATGTTTTCAAAAAACCCATCTACTCTTCAACATCTTCTCTTATTTGGCCCTCCTGGGTCAGGGAAAACAACGAGCGCCGCATGGCTCGTGGATCGCATCTGGGGAAACCGAAAGTCACTCATGTGCATTTCCATGAATGCCGCTGACGAGCGCAGTCTAGAGTCCATTCGTCAAAAGGTATTTCCCTTTCTTCGCGTGGATTGGAGAACGGATACGGAAACAGCTCCTCGCTTCCTTATCTTGGACGAATGTGAAACCCTGACGGAAGCGGCGCAACTCTCTCTTCAAACCATCTTGAATACGCACCCTCAACAGATTTGCGTCATTCTCATTTGTAATTCCCAAAGTCGCATCCATCCTAAGCTGAGACAGCGACTTCTTAAGATACGATATGATCCTCCCCAGTCACAAGAGAAATCTACCATGGCCTCTTCCATTATGAGAGGAGACCTGCGTCAACACGGGCGTGCCGTCCATATGGAGTATCGCTTATGGAAGTATCTTCACTGCCATCCTTCAGAGCAATCCTCCTTAATCTACGATGAACATGTGGATGACCATACGATTGTCACGGAGCTCTTGCTTCTCTCCGATATGTTTCAGTTACAAGACTCGCCGTGGATCACTCGGATCAACACAGTATACTCCTTATTAGTGGATGATACGACTCCACAACAAGAGGTCCATGAGCAACTCATTCAACTCATCCGAGAATATAAACAAAAATTTGAATCGAAATGGAAATAAAAAGGGGGGGCACCCTACTTTCCATTCCATCTATGGCAGAACATCACGAGGCACGTCCCTATGAGCGAGAGGCACGTTCCGTTGAGCACGAGGCACGTTCCGTTGAGCACGAGGCACGTTCCGTTGAGCACGAGGCACGTTCCGTTGAGCACGAGGCACGTTCCGTTGAGCACAGAGTGCTTCCCTATGAGCGCACAGCGCTTCGTATCTCCACCATGGTGATCACGTGTAACTGGGGAACACCCATTCATCTGGACGTTCTCTTTGATCAACTGCCCCCCATCATGATTCCCATGTGGTATCCCGACATCGGAATCTTGAAATTTGAGCACAAGAACAAGGTGCTCGGCTCCAGTCACAAGGACATCTTTACCAACCGAAAGATCACGCCCAAATCCTTCTTCAATCAATCTACGCTGGTGATTCGTCGCATGATCCATGAAGGCACGGACCGCGCAGGATGGAAAGAGGTGAATGTGAAACTGTTTGCGAACGGAGGCATTCAGATGACGGGTGTGACATCCGAGACGTTCGCCTATCAGTCCCTCGAGTGGGTCCTTCAGACGATTCTGACACTCCCCGTCTCTCCCTTTGAAGGCAAGGCGAGCCTGGAGCGATTCTCCGTTCAGCTGATCAATACGGACTATGCGCTGGACAAGTTCATCAACCAGGATGCTCTCCACAAACTGCTGGTGAATGAATACAACCTCTCTAGCACACTGGAGAAAACCATCTATCAAGGCGTGAATACGAAATTCTACTACAATACGTTTCACTCAGGAAATGGCATTTGTCAGTGCGAGAACTTCTGTAAGGGCCAGGGGTCCGGCAACGGAGAAGGAGAGTGCAAACGGATCACGATGAGCATTTTCCGAACGGGGCGCATCATCATTACGGGGGCTCGAAAGATGGATCAGATTGAAACTGCCTATGAGTTCTTGAACGGCGTCTTTGATCGGCACCACGCCACCGTTCTCTACGCGCCTCATGCATAAATCCCGCGTTCATTCGGAAAGAAGGATTTATATTTTATTGTCAGACGTAGACATGGCTACACAGGCATCCTCTACGGCAACCTCTACGGCAACCTCTACGGCATCCTCTACGGCATCCTCTACGGCAACTGCAACCGCATCTGCCTCTCTGGCCCCCACCCCGCAGACCCTTGTTCAGGCCGCTAAGCTTGCCATGGAGCAGGATCGTGCCATCATGCTGGACTACTATGTGGACACGGCCCAGGGAAAGGCTTTTTTGGGTGAGGATGGTGCCACGAAAGAGCGCGTTCTGGTCAAGTCCAAGGAGGAGTTCACCTCGCTGATCAAGAAGCTCTACAAGGTGGGCGAGGACTTCATCGTGCTGACGGAGAATTCACTCTACATCGTTTCGGGAAAGATCCAGAAGCGCACGGTCAACCTCGCGAGCCTTCAGGAGGCCTATGACAAGTCTAACTAGATTCTTTCCTATCTCGTATCACAATAGATGATGAAAGGATTTATCAATACACGGATACTGTGTATCATCATGGCCATCCTGGCTGCGCTCTTTGTCTATGGAAGCTATCAATACGCAGTCTCCTCTGCCTATCGCGTATCAAGTAAAAAGGCGAAGGAAATGATACAGAAGAACAATATTGACGTGATTCTTGATGTGAGAACAGATATGGAACGTGCTACATTAGGATATTATCCAGGATCCATTCATGTTCCGAGTGCTGACTTGGAAAACAGAATGGCGGACTATCCAAATAAGGATACACGTATCATCGTATATTGCAACACAGGTCATCGAGCAAGAATGGCAACGGATGCACTTCAACAGATGGGATATCATAACGCGCGTTATATTTCATCCACGTATGCATCAATGATGTAAAAAATTGAATACATGATGTCTCTCTTAACGGGTGCCCCTCATCATGGCTTCCACGTTACATGATTCTCTTGTCACACCCACCCCGTTGATCATGGGGATCCTGGGACATACCAATAAGCAGTCGGAACAATCTCTGATAGAGACTGTTCTCACTCCTCTTCTTCAAGAAGTAGGGCGCGTTCCTGATCGGATCTTGTTGCCGTCAGAGGGAAATTCCTCCATCTACCTCCAAGAGTGGGCTGAATCTCTTCATATCAAGACACAGGTCTTTCATTCAGACTGGAAGCGTCATGGGAAGATCGCGCAGATTCTTCGGGACGATCGGATCAAACAAGAGAGCACCCATGTTCTCTTGTTTGTAGGGCCTCGGTCGAAGACATGGGAAAAGGTGGTAACTTCTCTTGTCCGGAAGGGAACTTATGTGGTGACCTCCTCTAACGACGAGCCATTTGTTCATTGGCAGCTTGATGCTGAAGGGCCCGATCGCAAATCAGATACAAAAAGAGGGCAGCAGTGCCTGAAATTCCAAGCGTGAGAACAATGTTCAGAATGACAGCCGCGAGCTGTCCGAAGGGCATCTTGGAGGTCGCAAAGATCACAATGCCACCGACAAGGCTGAGCGAAGCGATGACGGCGTAGATAATGAAAAAGATGTAAAAGTAACCGCAGAGCACGGAGTTAGAGATGGGATCGGTCCATTCAGGGGCGGGCATGGTTCTACCGTATTGTTATTTTTTATTTTTGCTTTTTTTATTTCTAGCAAGGCAGAAGTCTACCAATGTCCCTCCCTCCCTGCTGCGTAGCGAACCTTGTCCGCCCGAATCCCCATACGGCAAACATGGACCAACAGTCTGTGGCAACGAATCAAAGTGGTGCTCGCCTTGTGCGAGATGTCGCAAACTTCTATGAAGCCGCGGCAAATCATCAGATCCGACCGAATGCCCCGCCATTGTTCAAAACCTATCAGCAGATGATGGAGTGGAAACAACGCCAGAACCGTGTATAGATTTCTACTTTTGTTAGTAGATGCTGCTCTTTACAATGTATGTCAATGATGACTATACTGCCAAAAAGATGGAGATGGTTGCTAAGAAATTGGGTAAGAAACTAAAATGTGACATAGAAATGAAATGGCAGTGGGTGAAAGACGCTTGATTTTTATAAGCATGAGTCATCCTAGAACCCTAGAACCCTAGAACCCTAGAACCGCGTATGGAATTTCCCGTGACTAGATAGATATGGCACCTTCTAAACGATCCCACCGCTCTAAGCGTTCTAAGCGTTCGCACTCCAAGCGATCCAAGCGTTCTAAGCGTTCGCATTCCAAGCGCGCCCACCGGTCTCACAAGCGTTCGCATTCCCGTCGCGCAGCGCATTCCAAGCGCTCTAAGCGTCATACCCGTCGTCGTGGCGGTGCCTATGCGATTCATGGTGCGCCTATGGGCTACTCTCTTGCGGGAGACTGGTCCTCTCAGCGTTCTATGGGCCAAGGCGGAGATTACCTGAAATACCACGTTGGCCAGCATGGCGGCGCACTTGGCGGTGCCCCCCTGAATGCGATCACAGGAAGCGTCCTTCCGGCCCACCTCCAGGGCCCCGCCCAGGTGGCGGGATCATTTGCGGCCCTCCAGGAAGTCGCGCATCTACGGGATCAGGCGGGTGGCAAGCGCTCTAAGCGCTCTAAGCGGTCCAAGCGTTCTAAGCGATCCCGTGGCGGCAAGCGTTCCAAGCGCTCTCGTGGCGGTGCTCTCATGGGAGCCCCCTATGGCGCTCCGTCGATGCTCTTGCGAGGAGGAGAGGAGGCTGCGGCGGGTCTCAACCCTCACTGGCGTAGCGTGGAGGTGAATGCCGCAAGCGCGCGTCAGGGCCTTTAAATGGGGGCACGAAGTGCCCCCATACCCCAGTGGAGACGCAAGCGTCACTGGTAGAAAATCTTCGATTTTCTTTCACCCCACACCCCTCTCCATAAGAGATGACGCGAATATGCACCGATCTTCAAGGATCATTCTCACGCCACACGGATTTCTTTAGACCCCTTACCGCAAACGGGCCACTTGTATGGCCTCTTTGGAGCAAGGAGCAGGGCGAACACGATCGGCAAACAAGGGCTCTAGTGCCCCCCGTCCATGAGCGAGAAAGTGCTCCCGATCCGACGGAGAGACCGTCACATCCACCCCCACATATAAATCGCCTCGTCCTCCCATACCATAAGGGAGGGGCATTCCCAGACCCGTCACCATACAGGAATCACCTTGAAAGGTGCCCGCAGGAATCTGTAGAAAGAGGCCGTCGCTGTATCCAGGGTGACCATCCACTCGCACCACGCACCCCAATAGCGCCTCTGACAGCGACAGGGACACCCGTGTCTCCAGATGTTGGAAGCGATCACCCACTCGTTTAAAAAAAGTAAACGCAGGATCATTCGTATCTTCCTGAATATGAATCTGGGCATCGCCAGGTCGCTCATAGGCAGGATGATCCGAACACACCTCTGGAAAGGTCATGGTTTGACCCGATGTCGTGCCAGGAGGAATCTGAATGGAAAGCACGCGCTTCTCATGGGTATAGCCCGATCCCGTGCACGCCGCACACACTTCTAGGACTTTCTCTCCCTTCCCTTGACAATCCAAGCACGGGCTCGTTGTATGAACCGCCATGGGACCCATTTGAACGACCTGGGAGATCGATCCCTGCCCCGCACAAGCACGGCAACGCTCCTTCGAGGTTGCACCCGAATGATCACATGCCACACAGAAACACTGGCGGTTGATATTGATCTCAAACGTATGCCCCACGTAGAATTGGGATAAAGTGAGAACAATCGTCTGAATCGTGGGGGCGGGTTTCTTCCCTTTGCGCACTCCCCGACTCTGATTTCCAAACATGTTCCCAAAGAGATCATTTAGATTCATTTCAAATGGGAATCCGCCTTGCGGAAATCCATGGAATCCAGGGAATCCATGACCCCCAGTAGGCTGCCCATTCATGCTCCCCGTTTCATCATAGATGCGCCGCTGTGCCTCATCCGTCAGAATCTCACTTGCCTGAGAGATCTCTTTGAAACGTTCGGGATCACCGCCTTTATCGGGATGATGGGTGCGCGCCAATTTAAAATAGGCTTTTTTGATTTCGGCGCATGTTTGACTCTTGTCCACCCCTAAGATATCATATAACGACCCAGGCATAGTGTGTTTGTGGAATAGGTCTGGCGTCTCGTTTAAGTATCTAAAGTCTCCTTACCCACTACAACAAATGACCTCTCTGGTGGGGCAGGATTCTGTATGGGAGGAATGTATGAAACAGATGGATACCCAGAGTCACATCCTGTTAACGGGCCCCCCAGGATGTGGTAAAACAACACTGATTCAAGAATGGCTTGCGGCTTATGCGGCGCACAAGGGATGTCCTCACGGGGATCGATGGGGGCGTGAGATTACAGAGGACTGCTATTGGCTGGGCCCTGACCAGGATCGCGGCATTCAGACCATTCGTGGACAATTGAGTCTGTTTATTCGTCAAATGGCCCCCAAAAAGGGAATGTGCCGCTGGGTGGTCATTGATGATGTGGATACATTCCCCCATATTTCACAACAAGCCCTTCGCCGCCCGATGGAGTCCTATTCACACATTACGCGGTTTTTCTTTATTGGGACATCCGAAGAGGATTTGATCCCTGCCCTGCGATCACGGTGTATTCATATCCCTATGAATATCGTTCACATGGAATGTGAAAAGGAGGCATTTCTGAACAAACTATCGATGCCCCATGATCACATAACACATGAGATGTGGATGTGGATTCACAGTGTCTCCTCCAATAATATGAGCGACATGGTTCGGCTCCTTCTTTTGATTCGTGATGTTCATCGCACTCTTCAACAGGATATCACGATGCCCCGTGTTCAGCTCTTGTGCTCCTCCCCATTCTATTTGGATTTTATTCCACTATTGCATGCGATGACGGCGAAGAATGTGGTTCAGGCCATTCAACAGGTCATCCATATTTGGAAGCGGGGGTATGCCTATGAGGATATTATTGAGAGTTTTCAAATGATTCATCAATTATTTGGAAACAATGAGGTAAAGGAAAATGTGCTGATTCATCAATTCTTGATTCATGCTTGGATTTCCTATTGTAAAGGGAATACGAGCATTCTAGCGTTACAGAATGTGATTTATACAATCCTGATGAGGGATTCTATGTTGAAAGTGGCAAAGGAGCCAAAGGAGCCAAAGGCTATGCCAAAGGATGCACCAAAAGGGGTGGAAGCGCTAAAGGTGCCATTGGCTGCGCTAACGGCTGTGCCAATGATTCCTGCAGCATGTGCGACACTGCGAGATCAGATGACATGATATCCTCCTCGCTCATTCGAAGAAACCACCCAAACATCCGACGATCCAACAGTTCTTTCCATGGAAAGGAGACAAATACCGCCACAGGGCATGCAGGGCTCATGGCCCCAGATGCAAGAAGGTCCTCCAATTGAAGCCGTTTACCATCTTTCTTTCGCATTCCCTCCGCCGAGGGATCCACCATGATACCCGTATGAACATACTGGGTCGTGAAACGGGTGAAATCCCATTTCTCGTCCCCACGAATCTGAGCCCCTCCACGTGCAGCAGCAACCCGAGCATAGGTCACCGCCGCCCACTCTACAAACATGGGGTGCTGAGGAACAGGGCACCAGATCGCACGGAATCCTGGAATCACCGTTCCCTCTGGACCCGCATACATTTCATCCAAGTCCGTTCCAAAGAAGACCGTCTTGTCCTTAGGAAGAACGCCAAAACTCTTCAGGCAGACGGTAGAGGCAGAGAGCCACAGGCCACCATAACGGGCAAGAATGGCGGCACGCAAGTAATTTCGTTCGGCCTCATTTACAGGAGACAGGGGGTCCCGTAATCCGGGAGGGAGCTGATCCCATCCACCGAGCCAGTCGGCTGCGCCTGATAGACCACCAATGACTTCTATGCGATACAAATCACTATGATGGTGAACAATGGACTGATAGCAGAGGTTCAAGAAAGGAATGTTGACGGCACGATCGGAACGAGCTCCAAAGTCGCTCCATTGCCGCGCATTCACTTCACTATTGTCATAATAGATCCAGATCACTGGGCGATCCATTCCTTTCTGTAACAAATGCCGATCCAAAAAGGGGTTCTTTCGGATCTGATCGGAGGAGTAGACCACCGCTAACACACAGGAGATGATCAATAGCACGACAAGGACTCCTACTAGTGTAAGAAAGGGATCCATCTACCATATGAGTCCATAAAAGGGCTGGCTCTCACAAAGCTCCACGAAGCGCCCATTGAGAACTAGCGGTCTGTTGGAAATACTCCGTGATCTTACGTTTGTGTTCGGCCTCCTCTTTTTCTCGTTTCTTTTGATATGCCTGGATCATCTCTTTATTGCGGTCTTTTACCGCCTCATGAAAATGTCCTCGCTCTTTCTTATGTTCTTCCATACGCACCTCAAAAGGTCGTTCTTCAGAGAACACAGGGAGTTTATGAAACAGGAGGTGGTCGGAGGTATAGGCGTGAAATAGATCGCTGTATTCGGGTCGTTCATGGAGGGCAGAGGTGAATGGCGCATCCTCTTCTAAGAGCGTCACACCTAGCATGGATCCTGAATAGGTGGCCATATCATTGGGATGAAGAATGAGATCGGTATGGACGTGTGAGCGTGGCACATGGGATTCAAATCGTTGATGAAACTGAGGGTCTACTTTTCTGTCCTTTGTGTCCTCTGTGTCCTTTTTTTCATCTCCTTTATCGCCATAAATGTCTGACACGAAGGATTCATACGGCTTAAGCATGAGATCCCATGTAGTTGGCTTATTTGCAGGTTTATCCGTAAGTGAATGTTTTTTTACAGGTGCATCCTCTTTCAACCATTCGTCATATCCCTTGGATGTAGAGACGTGAAGCTTTTCAAACTGCTCATTGAATTCTTGTTGAAAGGTGGCGGTATCCGAAAGAGAGTCCAAGACGTCATAGACGGAATTATTCAATTCATGGATCCACTGTTGCTCTCGAGTCTGTTGAACTTCTTCTACATCCAGACAGGGAAGACCATCGCGACCTCCTGATTGACGTTTGAGCACTGTAGTTAAACAGGCGTAGGCGGAGAGAATTTCATCAAAGAGGGTGGCATTTCCACCGCGATCAGGATGTGCCTCTTTGAGAGCGGTGGCAAAGGCTCGTCGGAGCGTATCAGGGGTGGCCTGATCCAATGAGGTCATGCCGAAATAGGCGAGGGAGGTGTCAATGGATGCCATTATGTCTACTGTAGGAGGATAGCAGGTGTTTGGTAAGGAAAACACGCCATCTCTGTGGAGACGTTCCGTGTGCTTCACAAACACCCCCTCTCCCACAATGTTGGGTGAATACAAGTCCTCTCCTAAGGAGAGGGGTGTGGGGACGGAACGTCTCCACTTAATAGGTCAACTTCTTCTGATTCTGATCCACTCCATCGGTAATCACCATCTGTTTCATGCGATCGGAATATTGCTGATTACGAACATGCATCTCTGCCCGTTTGCGTTCCCGCAACTCATCCGCGTGTTGTTGCCGTTGTTCAAACTCGCGAATGCCATGAAGTTCCGTCTGGCTAAAAGGATCGGGTGCCTTCTCACGTGAGGCACGATACTGCTCATAGTTTCGGTCCGTCACATGAACATTCGCCACTTTGTCTGAGATCGTGCTCTCTGAGGTATAGGCGCCACGAAGATCCGTGAACTGAAATTTGGATTGGGGGGCCGCAGTATATGTCGCAGGACGCTCTCCTACCAGGTCCACTCCATAGTTAGGATTGAGGCTCAGTGCCATTTCTCCAGGGTGAACGATGAGCTGATTGGTCGGTTGGCGCGACTTCTTGGATTCATCGTCGAACATGCGATTGAAGACATCGCGGTTGAATTCGCCTTTGAACGAGGGACCCGATGTGCGTGCATCCGTTGCTTTAAGCCAATCACCATATCCGTCCGAATCGGGGTCAGGGAGATGGGTCTTTTCAAACAGTGTATTGAACGCATTCATGTCCAAATTCTTCGCGTTGAGACGGACGGGTTCACCATGATCCCATTTCTTCGCCTCAGAATCTCGTTGGGAGTGAAGAGACGCCGCCGATGTGTTCGCACCGACAGTCGTTTCCGTGCGACGGCCTCCACGCATGTGTTTCAAGATCTCGGACAAATAGGCATAGGCGCGAGTGACCGCCTCAAAATACTCTTCCGATCCACCCTTGTCAGGATGCGATTTCAGAGCCATTCGTTTGTAGGCGGATTTCAACGTCTCATCGGTCAAGGCAACTTCTTCTTGAATCCCGAGCACTTCTAGACAAGAAGAGAAGTAGGTCATCGCTTTTTGTTTGGAGGTATCGGTAATGACTTTCCAGTGAGGCGTTTGATCGATATGGTGAGTGAGTTGGGTGCTGCGTGATTGCGCCTGCGGATAGGGGACGTGTGATTGCCGTGTGACAGGCGCTGTATGTGTTGTTGTTGCGCTTGTATAACCGCTATTGGCGCTAGTGGCGCTATGGCCCGCTCCGCTATGGCCCGCTCCGCTTGTCCCCTGTTCTCCCGGGAGAGACGGGGGCGTTCCACCATGTTGAACAGTAGACACATAGTGAAGCAAGTAACTATAGACACCCGCGCGTTTCGCAGAGGTCACATACTCCATCGAGGCCAAACAGGTCTGGATGATTTGAATTCTTTTTTGTGGATCGCGAATCTGAATCATGTTAGAATACATTCGAACATGAACGGGATCCATCGCGGATAGTTGATTCCCCATCTTGTTAGAATGGAATAAAAGAGAGAGACGGATGGGACGCAATGGAATCTCTCTTATAGATAGAATGTCCATTGTAGAGAAAGGAAACCACATGATGAAAGATGCAGAAAGCGCCGTTCAAAGCGCCGTTCAAAGCGCGGCTCAAAGCGCGGCTCAAAGCGTCGCTAAAAGCGCTGTCCAACATGCTGTCCATAAAGTTACGGATGCTGTCCACAACGCTGTCGATAAGGTTCAGGAGGTAGCTCATACGGCTCAGAATGCCACAGACAAGGTTCAAGATGTCGCCCACCAGGTTCAAGATGTCGCCCACCAGGTCCAGGCTGCCACCAAACAGGCCGATGCCATGATCGTTGGTGCAGAGAAGATCATAGATGCTCTTCCCGACTCCATTTCTCAAAGCGCGGCGGGAGTCACAGTGCTCCAGACGCTAGATGTGATCCAGAATGTTCTGAAAGAGGCAGATCAGTTCGCGGGACAGATGGCGGAGATCGCGGAAGAAGCGGATCGCGCTGCCGAGCAAGCGGAGGCCTATATCGCTCGAGCGGAACAGATGGCTGAGCAAGCGGAGCAGATGGCCGATCAGGCCGAACAAGTGCTATCAGGATGCTCCTTTCTAGCGATCTGTGGCTGTGAAGCGCCAAAGGCACAAAAAGCACAAAAAACACCAAAAGAAGTCCAGGCACGTGTCTAACTGATCCGAAAGACATAAAGACATACACAGGAGATACCCCAGAATGATGAGAAACCGCGGAGACTGTGTGCTACGTATCGGTATTGTAGGAAACGGATACATTGGTCGTGCCACACGGCTCTTGGAATGCGTCTCCATTGACATCACGGTGTATGACATTCGCCCCGAACTGTGTCATCCTCTCGGAACGACCATGGCGGATGTAGAACATTGCGATCTGGTCTTCTTTTGTCTTCCTACCCCCATGGATCATCATGGCTCATGCCATACCAATCTTCTTCTGGACTCTCTTCGGACGCTACAGAATCCCTATAAGATCATTCGTTCCACGGTTCCCGTCGGTCTTTCACAATCCGTGGGTGCCTATTTTATGCCCGAATTCTTGACAGAGGCCAATTGGAAGAATGACTTTATTCATACAAAACAGTGGGTGCTCGGTCGTCTGGAGGGAGACGAGCATGCAGAACAAAACGAGGAGTTCACTCGGCGCGTGACCACCCTCATTCAGACCTGCTGGAAAGATGGTGTGATTGTCAGCGACGAGATCGCATGGATGACCACGTCGGAAGCGGAATTCCTGAAACTCGCAAAGAACTGCTTTCTGGCCGCCAAAGTGGGGATCTTCAATGAACTCCATGCCTTTGCCACCGCGAAGGGCATCGACTACAATCGCGTCAAAGAGGTGATCCGTCTGGACCCGCGTATCGGCACGACGCATCTGGACGTTCCAGGCGCACAGGGGCGATTCGGATATGGGGGCACGTGTTTTCCAAAGGACACCCATAGTCTTTATAGCCAGTTTCAGACGGCGGGCATCCCCTCCTATTATTTTCAAACGAGTCTGATTCGCAATGATGAAGTGGATCGGAAAGAGAGAGAATGGGCGACCGACTACTGGCGGACAACGATTCCCACGGAGAAAAAGATTTCATTGGTGCTGCCTTCGCTTCATGAAGGGCTGAATCACGATTTGTGCTCCAGGCTCCTCGCGAGAGACCATATTGTCATTTATGTATCGGATACTCCCGTGACGCGTCTGGACGATTCTCTGTCAGAGGTGAAGACCTTTCTGACCAAACGATGCTCGTTTCAGCAAAAGCAGTTCTTTCCCAAGCTAGACGAGATCTGGGATCTCAGTTCGCTTCAACAACGCCCCACAACGTATACGGACCAGATCATGTCCATCACGCAGACGAAGCATCTCATGGATCTGGTTCAAACGCACTCTTGCCATTTCATTGCCCTCGTAGACCAAGAGAATCCTCTCATTCGTGCATTTATGAAAGAGAACCCCCTCCATGCCCCGCGTATGGAAATGATTTGCCTTCAAGAAACGCCATTTCATTCCATTCTGTCTACCTTTCCTGCCTTCAAGTGAGCAAGCAGCCGTTTGATCTCCATGATACTCGGAATGGGAATCATCGCCTCGCACTCCCAAAAGAATCGTTTCCCCACGGAGTGGAAGGAAAACGAAGAGGGAAACCAATAGGGTGCCAAGAGGGGAAGAGATCGTTCTGGACAAGGAGGAATCAGCCCCCAACTTTCCAGAGGAAGCACGGCGGCCAATTGCTCCACGGGTCGGATGTCCGTGACACGCACCTGAACGCTTCCAGGAAACACAGGACATTTCTCCTCGCACAGCCATGACCAGAGTGGGGGGAGAGTAAATGGATAATACCAGTTGAAGCAAACCTCGTCATATCGTCCTGTATAATAGGCCCAATTCCATTGAATGCCATAGAGATATTCCGAACAGATTCGTGATCTCTCCTGGCCAGGAAAGAAGGTCGTTCGATAGAGCTCCTGCCATCCTGGGAGGAGTGTATCTTTCCCACGAAGAAGGAAGACCTCTTCGTTTTGAGTGAGGGGCCAATCTTTGTCTCCTAGCACAGCACCATCTACATACCGTGCCTGTCGTTGTTTTTGAAAGAGTGCGTGGGCGATGTGGGTTTCTTCTTGGGATGCAAACACGCGAAGCAGGCGTAACAACCCGTCTTCTTGGAGCTCAAGTGTCGAAGGACATACAAGAAAAGTCCCCTGTGACAAGAGAAGATGAAGCGCATCCATGAGGACGCTGTGCCCCTCTTGGCGTAAGGTGAGACCGATGGAGCGAGGGAGAAAATCATTTCCTAGAAAGGACATGGCCATGATGTAACTGAGAAGGAAGGTGCGATGAGAGGCGGGGGCGACCTCCCGAATCAACCAACTGCGGAGGGCGTGAACGGAGAACCACTCCATTGTGGGGGTGCAAAGCGCCCCCAGCACCCCTGTGGAGGCACTTCGCGCCCCCACACCCCCTTCTCGTGGAGACGCGCGGGCATTCTCCACAAACATACCCCTCTCTTGTGAACCCGTGCCCGCTCCATGAGAAGAGTGTGAACCCGTGCCCGCTCCATGAGAAGAGTGTGAACCTGTGCCCGCTCCATGAGAAGAGTGTGAACCTGTGCCCGCTCCATGAGAAGGGGGTGAACCCGTGCCAGTTCCAATAGGAGAGGGGTGTGGGGACGCTCGCGTCTCCACCAACTGCTCCTCTCGGAAGAGCCATACCTTAGAGATCCCCGCCGTCTCCATACCAAGGAGAGACAGCACGATGAGATCGGCATCCAGACCATAGACCGCCACGGACCCCTGATACGCTCCCGTTCGCCACGCAGAGAGGATTTTATGCTCTCCCTCTCCTGGCTCATCGCTAGACGACAGATGCCAGTTGGAACCATGCTCTTGAATCATCCGTTCCAGGCGTTGACGCAATCTCGTCATAAACACTGTGCCAGGTGTAATGGCGTTGGTGTCCCAACGAACTGCTTTTTCAGCCTTATCTGCTTGCGCTTCCTCCTGCGTCCGAAGCCAGACCGATGTAAAGCGCCGAAGGCGCTGTTGGCGCATTTTAGCCATAGGAACAACCCCATCCATTGCGAGAAAGACGCCCACCGTCGGCGCCACTTGACGAATCATCCAGAGCGTAGAAGAGACAACAATCTCTAGAAAGGCCGTTTCCCATTCTTCATGATGCTCTTCCGAATACACGGGGACATCCTCGCGCTGAAGACAGTGATAAATCAGCCCATTATAATCCATAAAGAGCCATGAAAGAGCATCTGTCGGATGCTGTTTGATGACTAATTCGGGAACATCCTGTAGCAATTGTCGATAATACGATGGAATCCCCATTGCGCCTGTAGTGCACCGATCTACTAAGACAACACGACTCGGCTTTAGATTTGAAATGGAAGGTCTATACTAGAGATGGAAGGGATATCCATGATAATGTCTGAGCTAGGAGGCTCTGTCGCCTCTGCGACAGCAGAGATTCATCGTATGATGCCTGATTCGCTTCTGTTCGGATCCTTTTTACTGTATGTTCTCACCCAACATGCCCCCTTTGGTGTCTTTGCCCTGTTTGTATTAGAATTGATCCTTTCCCACAAACTTGTGGGCTGGGTCATGGCACAATCCGTCGGCGCCCCTCTTCCTCCGGTTAAGGAGCCATCTGCCGCCTGTCGTATGGGATATAAGATCGGTCGCATGGACTTCCGACGACTCTTTTCGCACGCCTCCTATCCATCCTTCGCCATGTTTTCCACAATGGGTGCAATCGCCTATTTGAGCCGCTCCATGAGCACCTTTTCAGAAACCCTGGATGCAATGGGGCCCGTGTGGGCCTCCCGTAAAACGGTTGCGATGATCTTTGCGATCTGTCTTGTTCTTGCCGTGGTAGGAGGCCGCATCTATTCGGGATGCGAGTCTCCAGGAGAGATTGTTCTGGGAGGAGTTCTGGGAGTGGGCGCAGGTATCCTTCTATATTCCCTTCATCTGTCTCTCTTTGGAGAACAGGGCATGAACTTTCTCGGCCTACCCTATTTGGTAACGAAGGAATCGCAAGGCACGCCCATCTATGTCTGCCACACCTCGACTCACTAAACCAAGACACATTATCTCCGTCTAATCAGAATGGAATCTCTAAGGGATCTCCTTACCGATGTTCATGTATTGCTACGGAGTGGCATGACGACGTTGCCCCTTACGATTGGAGGAACCATGCTCCTACTCGGCCTGTGCACGGCAAATTATGCGATCCTGTTTTTCTTGGTGGGATTTCTTATTCTGATTCCTGCGTTGGTGGGAGGAGTCAATGCGTTTGCCTCTTACATGCAATGGGACTGCACTATGGTGTATCGCGACCTATGCAATCTTGTGATCCCTTTTCAGGGCCAAGGGGCTCAGGAGGCCAAAGAAGAATGTGTTGTGATCACGCCATGGATGACGATGATGGCCTTCTTTTTGGGATACATTCTTCAAAATGCTGCCGTCCTATATACCCGAGAATCCCCAGACGTTCCGATCGATGAAACCAATCCTGATGTAGAAAAGAAGACGGTCACGCGCAAGACACAGGCCGTGATCTCCCTGGTGACCATCATTGCTTTTATTTTTATCGTTCTCAAGTATCGCTATGATGGAGAGTGCGAAGGGATCCTGCGCATTCTAGGAGCGTCGGTCATTGGTGGCCTTCTGGGCGTGGGATGGTATTCTCTCTTGCGCGAAGTGGGACAGGATCGGCTCTCGGATCTTTTTGGAATTGCGAATCGTCTTCTCCCACCGAGCGCGTTGGCCAATAAGCCGATTGCGTGCTTGCCAGAGAGCTGTATGTAGGTGGAGGCGCAAAGCGCCCCCACACCCCTGTGGAGGCACTTCGCGCCCCCACACCCCCTTCTGGTGGGGCCTTCTATTCACACTCCCTTCTGGTGGGGTCTTTTATTCACACTCCCTTCTGTTAAGAGCATTGTGTCCCCACACCCCCTTCCTATCCCTTCATGCAGGCCTAAAAAAAGTCATAGAGCCGTTTGAGTTCCTCCAGACATCGGACCGTCCGAACCATATCCGCCTGTTTCACCGTTCCATGCCGTACACCCCTTCTCATGTGCTCCACAAAGACCGCCGAGTAGGTGGTAAAGCAGAAGGGAATCCCATAGACGGTTTCCATATCCTCTTCAAAAGCAGCCAGTCCAAGGCGCTGATTCACCTGTTCGTGAAGATGATACAGCCAGGACCGCACAGACTCTTTGGAGAACACAAGTGGCCGAGATCGATCATAGAGCACATAGTGTTTTTTACAGAGCGGGCAAGGGAGAGAGAGGGCCAGGCTATGGAGAAGTCCGCGCCAGAGTCGTTCCTCTTCATGGGGCAAACGGATCACGGGCAATCCAATTCGCTCCGCGGAGAAATGAAGAAGCTTCCACAGGGCGGGGCCCCATACTGAATTCTGTGGAGCCTCCATTTGGTATAGGTCTCTTTTTTCATAGATGGAAAGATCGCGCGCATTTTCAAGGGATAACATAGAATGGAGGACGATCATGATCCATATGATATGCCTGCTGCGCCTGTCCCTCTTCCCTCCGCACCCGCTGCGCCTGTCCCTCTTCCCTCCGCGCCCGCTGCGCCTGTCCCTCTTCCCTCCGCGCCCGCTGCGCCTATGCCCGCTATGCCCGCTGCGCCCACTGCGCCCTTCCCTTCTCGCGAGCCTATTGTGGACCGAGTGGCCCCATTTGAACGAACAGAACGAACAGAACGAGTCGCCCCATTTGAACGAACAGAACGAACAGAACGAGTGGACCACATGAAAGGAGAAACTCTTACGATGGCAAATCCAGGTCGTATCTTTCCCTACATCATGGCACAAGAGTCCACGCATTTTCAGTTTAAAACGAAAGAGATGGAGCGACGATTTCAACAGATGATCGAACAAATCCCCGATCTTACGGTTCGGTTTGATTATGGTCGAGAAGACAAGTCAGACATCCTCCTAGTATCTTCCTCTGACCCCACGCAGATCGTGGGGAAACTCCATTTGCTTCTTGTGGACCGGCGGGATCGTGGAGACCCATTAAAACGGTATGTTAAAATTCATCTCTTTCATATGAAGGATCCCCAACAATTTGAACTTGTCCGACAGCGTGTCACGAACTTTTTTGAGAAGATCGGGCAGTCTGTCCGCACCTCTACGACGCGTATGCCCATGACGGAATCACAAACGAAACGGGTTCACCACACGCGCAGACGGGTGATTTCGGCGACACGGAAACGCGCTCCCAGCATGAAGCGTAGTAGCATGAAGCGTGTCATCAAGCGCAGCAGCATCAAGCGTAGCAGCATCAAAGGCAGCATTAAGCGCAGCACAAAGCCTCGTTCATAAAATTGATGACATCCGTCCGAGGTAGAAAAGGCATCCCACTACGTAGCAACATGGAATATCACGTCCCCCGTCTCCTCTGGGAAAACGTAGAGGCCGTTCTTGTCGCCCATTCCCGCCGATACGTCTGCGAATTAGCAAAACGTCTCCATGTTCCAGAGAAAGAATTGCTACAGAAGGTGCTTCCCTCTGATTCGGTCAAGCTGCATCTCTACGAGTCACAGTCTACCACTCATCAATGTAAAGCGTATCTACAACATCATACGATCACTGTCTTTTGTAAAAAGCCAGTCGCGTATCATAGCAATTATTGTGCCTTTCACCGAAATGACCGAATGCTCGTGGTGGACGGATGCAACCCTACCATCGTGGAGCGTGTCAAAGACCTGAATACGATGGAACCCCTCTGGATCGTGGAGTCGGATCTGATCAATGCAAAAGGAGACCATGTGGGGAGAATCCACAAGGAAAAACAAGTGATCACACGATGGATCTTTGAAGAAGACACAGGCGCACCCGCCTAAACAAATGAACACGCATTAGAAGTAAGGCGGTCATGGAACCGCAACAACAGTCGCAAGAGGCAGAAGCCCCTCTTTTTATCTTTCATCCCAACTCCCTATGGAGCTCTGATTCAGACTCCGATTCCATGCCATTGTTAGAGTCCCTTCTTGGGGTGTCCTGGCGAGAGCAAAATCAAGAACAGGGCCTATTGGGTGCACGTAAACGAGAGGACTCGGACTCCGACTCAGACTCAGATCCCGTTATGAAACGACGTCGCTGCGAACCCGATGAACCTGATCCGTTTTTTATGAAATTGTCCTCAGGAGAAGAGTTCTATTTTACAGAGGAAGACGGAAAAGACCTCGTGAACATCCATGAACCCAATGTCATGCTCCGCAATATTATCGCCGACATGCCACGAAAGATCTCCAATCGCATGCGCTATCTCGCCAAGTTCAATCACACGGAAATCATGGAAGGACCGCGTCATTTTGAGAACGTCTACAACGCCGTGATCGCAGGATACATCCGTGAGTGCCGTCTCCGTCGGATCTTTCGTGGCGTCCTTCAGCGCTGGAGGATTCGTAAAATGAATCGTGCCTCTACCGCCGCCATTGATCCGATCACCCTGTCTCCTCCCGAGAAGACCGTCACTGTATATGATTGGGCGACACGAAAGAGATACCTGTTTGATGCGAAGAGCCTCGCAACCCTCATCGACTCCCAATTGCTCTACAACGAATACGGCTTCTCCGTCCCGCACATGCCTCGCAATCCATGGACCAACATCGAGTTCACCTACATTCAACTCGTCTCTATGTATGAACAACTCCAACAGCACGGTGAACTCCGATGGGGATTCACAACGCTTCGAAGCCATCAGTTCCACAAAGAATCATGGGAACTCTACCATCGTCCCGCGCTCACCATGAAAGCCATTCGCGCCTCTATGACACTACTGGATACCCGTGCGGCCCGAGAGATGCTAGAGGATTTCATTATTCGGCAAATGGAGGAGTGTCAGATGACCATGACGGACAATATCCTTCACATCTATTCCCTTGCGATCCAGCATGCGCCGAATCACTGGTATGTAGAGTCCTTTAAATCCCTCGCCTGCCAGTTTTGGGAGGCCGAGCAGTTTGGGGTCCGTGCCCCTGGTATCCTCTCCGCGTGTCGCGCGCTCTTCAAAAAACAGCCACAGTTTGTGCGAGAACTCCGTGAGGCGGGTATTATTACGGTGATACGTACTACGTAGTGCTGCGTAGTGCTTATAAAAATTGAAGCAGGAAAACTCTGTGTAGAAAGAAGACATCATGGGGCACCACTTCTCTTTAGAAAATAGCACATGTTGTGTTGCGCTAGCAACCTTCTTCTCACATACCGATCATGTTGTCCAGCCCGAGCCACAGGAGCAGCAACCACAGGAGCAACACCCACAGGAGCACCCCTACGTGATCGATCCCTATCACGGCGCAACCGACGAGAATACGCCTTATGATACGGTAGAGGGCCTAAAGACGCGAATCAAAGTCCTGCGCGTGCTCGACGGGGATACATTGGACGTGGGAATGTGTCGCGATGGCCGCACTGTCTTGAAATACCGTGTTCGTCTCTATGGCATCGACACGCCTGAAAAGCGCCCTTCGCGTACCGACCCCCTGCGTCATCTGGAGATCCAGGCCTCCCTTCGCTCCAAGCAGGCTCTTACCGACCGCCTGATCGAGAATGATTGGATGGTCGTGGCGCACTTTGACAAGCCCGATAAATATGGTCGTCTTCTCTGCAGCCTGTTTGACAAGAATGGAGAGAATCTGAATGAGTGGATGATTCGTATGGGGCATGCGGTGGCCTATTTCGGAAAGACCAAGAAGAAGTTTCAAGCCGAGCCCGTCGCGGCAAAGGAGCCCGTCGCGGCAAAGGAGTCCATCATGACCGCAGAGGAGCCCCCTTCTAGCGAAGAGGAGTTTGAGGACTTGGCTGCCCCCTAGTCCCCTAGTCCCTTAGTTCCTTAAAAAGCGCATGGCCTTATTTTTTAAGGAAGAAGTAGAATGCGACTCAACGCAAGAGCAGTGGCAGGAGCGGTCGCTGTCTTTCGCACCAATGGTGTCGTGGGAGAGGTGGAGGCGACCGATCATGGGACACACACCCATCTTTGTGCCACGTTTACATCACTTCCTCCTGGCCCCCATGGATTCCATCTTCATACGGCAGGTGACCTGCGAGGAGAGGGATGTCAGGGTTTGTGTGAGCATTATGATAAGGGAGGCCATTGTCATGGGGATGGCCCTCATTCAAAAGGGGAGCGCCATACAGGGGATCTGGGAAACATTGAGATGCGTAATAAAAAGATCACTCGCCACTATGATCTGAAGGGAGTTCGTGTGTCAGACCTGTGGGGGCGATCCATTATTGTTCATGAAGACAAGGATGATCTGGGGAAGGGCGGGAAAGAGGATAGTCTGATCACGGGCCATAGTGGAAAGCGATTGGGATGCGCGCTGTTTGGACGCACTCGTATTCACACTGGACGCGGGCCTCATGCCCGTGGCACGCGCAAGCGTCGCACCACAGGAACCAGAAAGGCAGCATCCACGTCTTGAAGCGGTGGCACGGAGACCCATATGGTGCCAAGATAGGGGCCCGCAGGTGTTACATTCTCTGACCATGCCAGTCGCGAGGTATGGGACAGAAAGAGGCGAGCATATTTTTCCATGGTGCATCCGATAGGAGACCCACTAGGCCCACTATCAGATAGGATGCCGTCGCCATGGGATCGTTGTTGTTCCGCGAGCGTCCATTCATCAGGGGGATCAGGAAAGAAGCGATCATAGAAGGCCTCTCGCTCCTCTTCAGTGGTCCACTTGTGCTCGTCCCAAAAGGGTCCAGACAGCTCCATCTCACGCAGGGACCGCAAAGTAGACTGAGACCATGTCATGCGACCGCGCGCGGTATCTCCATAGAGACAGGCGGTAGGAATAGAATAACGCCGAGAACGACGAATAGTATCTTCGATAGGCGTTACAGACGCAGCAGGCTCAGGGAGAATACGAAAACTCTTCTCTTGTTGAGCAGGAGACAGACACGCGGACAAGACAGCCAGACAGAGAATGTTGGAATCCTCTACACGATAACCGAGTAGGCTTTCATAGTGTTGTAGCACTTGAAAACACACACGATAGGACTCCGCATACGCAGAGGAGGCCACATACGCAGACAGGAGTTCCCAGACACGAGAGGGCTCTAGATGACGTGCCATCCACCATGCGCTGGTGGCCTTCCCTTGATATAGGGCGCGAAAGAAGAAGAGCTCCTTGGGAGATAGATCCGAACAGAAGGGAGGTGTGCGGGGCGTCACACGATCAGGAACCGCGGAGGTCAACACCGTCCATAAGGAATGATCGCGCATGCATCGTTGGCTCAGATGATGCGCAGAGACAAGAATGTCCTCTTCGGTGACCGCATCCGATGCAAGTGTTGTCGCGGCGCGAACCAGCCATTGGAGATCAAAGGGTCCTCTGTGCCACATCCATGCGGAAAAGAGTGTGGAGATGGCCTCCGCCGCATACCCGCTGTCGATCAATTCACGACACCAGAAGACGGTTTCGGAACAATCACTTCGCTGACTCGAATACACGAGTGCGGCATGGACCTCGTCCAAGGAATACAAATGGCGTGTGAGAACCATGGCGGATGCTCTATCCCTATCGAGTGATGACTCTCAATTTTATGGGACGCGCGCCACAGGGGCATGCGGCATATCCCCTTTAAAAAGAGTCGCCCCTCCTACCAAGAATGGAATCCGCCGATGCGCATGAGATTATTCCAGGGCTGTGGCTAGGAAATGCCCGTGCTTCCATGGACGAGGCGTTTCTCAAAGGGAAACAGATTCACGTGGTATTCAACTGCACCAAAAATCTACCCTTTTGTCCGGTCGTTCCCGTTCAATACCGTGTTCCCGTAGATGACAATTTGGAAGAGCAAGAGATCCGTAACATGGAACTGTGGTCCTCCGAGATTGCCTTTAAGATGATGGGACACTATCGTGCAAATCATACGATCCTTGTTCACTGTATGGCAGGGATGCAGCGCTCCGCCGCTGCCATGGCGATCATGATGATTGCACATTTCCGTATTCATGCCGCAGAGGCCATGTCACGTATCAAGGGCATCCGCTCGATCGCTTTTCATCCACGAGCCAATTTTGGGCGATCCATTGAGGCCTTTGATCATCGGTTTCACGGAGAGATTGTTCCCGCGATGCGATCCATTCATCAAAAAGAAGCATAAGAGAAGAGATGTCTGACTCCGCCATCGTTTCACAGAAGCCCAGTAGAGGGTGGTTGTGTTGCCGTGAGAGCAAGGATCGCTACGGATTTAGCCTCGTTCTCCAGTCACTGGACCTGACCGACGTAGAAAAGGAAATCATTCAAACTCGCTACTTGTCCATGCTAGAGAATTTCCAGAAACGGGCCCGCCAGTATGCCTCTCTGTTTTTCGTGGGTCATTTCATCATTACGGTGGGATCCCTGTTTGTTCCCGCCTTACTATCCATTCAGAATTCATCGTATGCTACGACGCATAGCGAGTTCGGCAGCCAGGTTTATTGGATCACCTTTGCGCTGTCTCTACTGGTCACGATGTGTAATGGCATGATCACGCTGTTTAAAGTGGATAAGAAATACTACTTTTTGAATACGACCATGGAGCGTCTGCGAAGCGAGGGATGGCAATATGTGGGTCTGACGGGACGCTATTCAGGCAGTGGTAGCACGCATCAGAATCAATTCCTCACGTTTACCCATCACATTGAAAAGATCAAAATGAAGCAAGTAGAAGAGGAATATTACAAGATGCAAGAGAAAACGGAGACAACACCGCCAGGCGCTTCCTCGTCCACTGCGATTGATCTGTATCCGTTGTCGCCCGATAAGCCGTTGAGTATGATGAAGCAGGCCGTGCCAGGCCCTGTTCAAGATACGGTTCAGTCTCTTCTCCAAGCACAAGAGGTGGATCTTCGTCTTCTTCGCGGTAATACACAGGCGCTTCTCTTATCGGATGCGTCTGCTGCTGCCTCTTCTGCCTCTGCGTCTGCGTCTTCTCTGCCTGCGGCTTCCGCACCTGCGTCTTCTCTGCCTGCGGCTTCCGCACCTGCGTCTTCTCTGCCTGCTTCTCTCCTTTCTACCTCTATCGCCATTGATCAAGAGATTGGAAATGATGTGAATGAAAGCACATAAGAAAGAACACCACACACTAGATGGGGCGCCAAGAACCTCAATGTCAATGCCTTCCAGGGTGTCGTGAACCCCCTTTGAAAGGATCCCCCTTTTGTGCCGTTCATCAGAAGTGCACACGACGCGCCCCTGTAACAGGATGGGAAATCAAGTATGACCCTGATCGATACAATCGTCTCAAAGGAGATCGCGAGTCTCACAATTGTTATGCCTATGCGTTTGATTACTTACAGAGGCCCAAGAAGGGGTGCACCGATGATTCCTGTCCTGCGCCTTATCCGCAACCCGGTCGGGCGAGTGGATACAAAAAATGGTCGAAAGTGGATGGAAAGAGATGCCCTGATTTGATGGCTCGTCTCATGGGAGACATTAAAGGGATTCAGATCGGTGTTCCCTTTGAAAAGGCTTGCCCGAAAGGGATGCGTAAGATTGCGACGGTCGTGGATCCCAAAGAGGACTATCATTTTTACACTCAAAACGAACCTCTTACGCCCAATGAACCAGGTATGTGGTCCCATAAACCAGGGGGACAACCCGTCACGAATAAAGATGCGTCAGGGCGCCCCATTTTTGATCCTGCACTCGCCTATCGTATTACAAAAGAGGCAAATCTAAACTATAGTAAATTTTGTGGTTTTCAATGTATCCCTGTTATGAAACATGGAAAGCGTGTGACCTTTCGATTGGGACGAGGGGGGCGCCGTCTCACTAGGCGGGTTCATGGATCTAAGCGGTCTTATCGCCGCAAACCTTGAAGCCATTTCGCCCCATAGGCACGAAGAACACCACTGTTCGGATGAAGATATTGAAGAGCCTCTACACAATCCATCCGATTCGCAGGGTGGATCACACACATCTTTCGGATGACATGATGAATCTTTTCACGATACGGGGCAATCTGCGCGGTGAAAGAAGGCCACATGGACCATTTGGAAAGAAGATCAAGAAGCGTCACTCCGATGGCCCAACTGTCGATTGCGCTCCAATACGCCCGAAACCATGCTGCCCCCTCCCCTTTTTGCACGATTGGATCTTGTGCCACCTCTTCCAATTGCTGCTCCATCTCCATTTCAGACATACCTGTGAGCGCGCGCAGTTTTCGTAGAATCCCCTTTTTCGTGACCATCAAGTGAATCGCACGATCTAGTTTTTTTCCCTCTGCGACTGCCATGAGAAGGGCAGAATCAGGTGGTTCATGAAAGATATTGTAATCATACTGATGCATCACCATGGCCTCCAGATCTCCCGCAGTATCAATGGGAATCGATAGATTAAAATCAATCACACGTGGAACCTGATGTGCATCTACCATGATGTTTCCTTGATGAAGATCACGATGAGCAATCCCAAACAGAGTCAGAAGCGCCCCTGCCTCTAAGAGATGCGTCGTGAATTGCATCACTTGAAATTCTCTAACATTCAATGTATATTCGGACAAGGGTGTTCCTGCATGAGACATGCGAAGAACGCGAAACTCAGACAGAGGGCGATCGTGAAGGACTTTACAGGCGCGGATATCTTTCTCTTTTTGTTTGTTGGAAGGGACACACATGGATTCGGCTACGGCAAAGTAATTTCTCCATAAAGGAATCCGCCGAATGGTCTCTGCGATCTGGAGCTCCACGGCGGCATCTACTGGATTTGTTAATTTAGTGAGATGTCCAATGGGGCGTTTGTCTCCTTTGTCTCCTTTGGCACTGTCGCCTTTGGCATCCTTGTCGCCTTTGGCATCCTTGGCATCCTTGTCGCCTTTGGCACCTTTGGCACAAGAAAAAGGGGTCGTAAAGACACATCCATATAATCCTTGCCCTAGTATTCTTCCACCTAGCATCTAGCAGAAGGAAAGAAACGAAATGATCGCATCTTTCCACTTGCTTTGCACTCGCTTCCCGCTTTGCTTCGCTTTGCTTCGCATCCGCATCCGCATCCGCATCCCACTTGTGTAAAAGACCCATGATCATTTCCGAATCCTACAATAGTATGTATGAATCCGCCTTATGGTATGGAATCATTCTATTGATCGTAATTGTCATCATAGAGTCGTGTGTGTCCCGCCCCCTCTTAGAGGGGTTCCTTGTTCCCGTCGGAGAGTCCGCCCGTTGGGCCACATGGGTCCCACGACGAGGGGATGTGAGTCTCCAGAAAGAACAAGACGGATACATTCGCGATCTTCGGTATCTGGCGACATATACGGACATCCAACGCCTCGGAGTCGATCACGATTTTTGCCGAATGGTTGTGTCCGAAACGGATCCCAAGGACATGTTCTTCGCCTGCGCGCTAGGAGGAACCGAAGGCCTCTCCACCGTCAAGTATCGCACCCCCTCTACGAAAAACGGATTCCAAGTGTCCCGCGACGATTACATGAATGATGTTCTCGGTGAAGGCCGAGCCGCCTATTGCCGCATTCTGAAAATAGGAGACCACTTTGAGGCCAAAGGCAACTCCGCAGGCGACACCTCTTTCTCCACGGCCTTAGTCACGGATTCCAATCCACCCCCTGCGATCCAAACCCTTCTCACGTTTTACGATGGAATCGTCTTTTGGCTTCGGATGCGAGATGATCTCTTGGATTATGCCCAGAACCTCATGATTGCCAATGTTGGCGCCATGCAGATCAATGAACTTCCCCAACCGATCACAAGGGGTCTCTCTTTCAATGGTATGGATCAGTATCTTCGTCTCGGTGAAACCAGTGAGCTCTCTTTTGGAAAGAAGGTAGGACTACGATTTCTGCGAGCCACATCGTTTTGGGTCTATTTTGATGAGTTTACGAACAATGCCACCATCTACGATTTTGGAAATGGCGCGGGAAAGGACAATGTGGTAGTGAAAATCGTGGGACGAGGAAATCCAGGCCTACAAACGCTCCCGCCCGTCACCTGTATGAGTCCAGAACAATCCACTGTCCCTACTGAGCCTTCAGGGCCGGCGTGCACGGAAGAGGTGTCTCCTCAAGTGGCCATGGCAACCTCTCGTGGCGATGTGAACCGATGGGACTGTCCGAAACCCGAATTGTTTGGTCGTATCATGGAACCCCTTCATCGCAGTAAGGTGCCGAAGCAGGGCGAGGTTACCAATGCCGATCTTCTTTATGAAATCTGGGATCCCCGACAGCGAAAAGTCCATATTCAGGTAAAACAGGCCTTCCCTCTCCGCGAATGGGTTCATATTGTGATTACGACTACTAGCATGGATCCAACGAAACCGGGTCTGGCGATCTACCGAAACGGTAAAGTGGTTCATCGTGAAGAATCTGCTTTTTTGCCACAGACGGATACGACTAGCAACAACTACATTGGACGATCCAATTGGGCTAATGCGACCAGCCCCTATGAGAATGCAGATGAACTCTTCAAAGGTCAGCTCTTTGATCTGCGAGGATACCGAACGATGATGACTCCTCAGAAAATCAAGGACACCTATGCATGGGGTAAAGAGCTGTTGGGACTCGACCTCAAAGAATCTACACCCTCAGCACCTATCGCGCCCTCTACTTCTACGCCGCTTAGGGCATAGCCCTTCCGCTTCGCTTAAGGCATGATCGTCGCAATATGATGCGCGCTACGACGATACCACTTCTCCAGTTGTTCCATGATCTGATCCTGAACATCCTCCACCGTTCCTTTCGACAAGAGAAGAACCCACGAAATCAGTTCCGCCATATGCGCCACATGCTGGGACTCTCCTTGCAGTTTCAGTTCCTGTTGAAACTCCACGACACATGCCTCTTTCGGAAGGGCCCAGATCGGTGCCCACACCTCCGCCCCGCCAAGAAAGATACACAGCGCGGTTCCCTGCATCGCCGAATAGGATCCATGGGTGATGGAATCAGCGCCATTTACGGCGCGCACCTGCCACGCACGATCCTGTCGTTGGAGCCACGGGGCAATCCTCTGTTGAACAAAAGAACGGGTCACACCCGCTGTTTCGTTGAGTAGCACCGTGCAGACCATCCCGCGAACCTGAGGCTCCCACGTCGGAAGCCATGTGCGAAGGGCCGTGATCTCCTCTTTTCCAAGCTCCAGCGCCAAGGGACCAGGGAGACCGCCGACCACCGTTTGTGCCCAGCAGGCCGTGTCCTCCCGCCATGGAATCCCACGCCGCGCCCGATCGCCCAGAAGAAGGGACAGCGAAAACGCCGCATCGCGCGGCAACCAAAAAGACGCCTCTTTCGCAAAGGGATGTTCCTCCCAGAGACGAAGGGCACGGGACAGATACTGGAGGACATAGACGTTGGGATGGCGAAAGACTGCCGTGTCGGCAAAGGGAAGTGCCAGCATCGTCTCGCAGCGCAAGAGGGGTGTAAAGAGATCCACCGACGCGCCCTTCCAGTATTGAAAGCGCGGCTCGTCCGCATGTTTTCCCAGATAGATCGTATGCTGATCATAGACGAGGCCATTAGGCGTTACGGCCGCCTTGTTCCAGACATAATAGGGAATCGCGGGTTCAAAGTAGTTGTTTTCGACGGTCGGCTCCCATTTGTATCGACCCTCTTTTTCCAACATGGTGCAGTAGGTGATTTCATTGGACATGGAGGAGCTTCGGATCTCAAAGGGGACGAGTTCGTGACACAGATAGGGCGGAGCCAGAGAGGGAACGCGTTCCTGTTTCATGTCGATGAGGTGACCAGGCGCGAGATTGATATAGACTGTCGCGGGAACGGTATCGCGTTTGTCATAGGTGCGATACTCGGTGCGATGGAGATGGAGAGACTGGATGGAATAGGCGGGGTTGGATAGGGCAAATCGGTTGCGAAGCATATGGCCCGCAAAGGCATTGTCGCACCCAGGTTGGCCGAGACAGAAGGCGAGGGGGGTGAGATCCCATTCACGGTCCTTGATGGAATCGGAGAGGAAGATCCAGCTGTCTTGGGAGTCGGCACGGGGGCCAAAGAGTTTCAGTTCTTCGCCTACGTCCCAACGAAGCAGACCGAGCATGCGGTTGGCCAACTGGATCCGCCAGAGCTCTTGGAGCGTCTCATTCCAATAGATGTCCGCGTTACACAAGATCGCAAAGACACGAGAAGGAACATGATCATAGACATACTGAATGAAATCCGCATAGGTCAGGCGTGTCCCAATGACCACTTGGTGGATCTTTTCGTGACCTGGAACGTCATACCATTTGTTCGCATCGTTCGATTCATCTTTTTCATTTAAAAGAACAATACGGGAAATCAAGGGGTTCGCACAATTCTCTTTCAGACATTGGCGAATCTCTTTGGCGCGCTTCTTGTGTGCGGGGCGATAATACTGAGTAAACATCCAGACTTGTTCAGGAATCGCAGTGGGCTCCACAGTAATAGAGGAGAGGGCCTCGCGGCGTTCCAATGGGATATTCTCGACACCGACGAGACGATGGTAGCGTCCGAGGAGTGCCATGATGGCAATGGCGTCAATGGTGCTTTCTTCTGCGCTTGTTGCTCCGCTTACTGCTTCGCTTGTTGCTCCGCTTACTGCTTCGCTTGCCGTTCCGCTTATTGCCGCTCCGCTTATTGCCGCTCCGCTTGCCGCTACGCTTATTGCCGCTCCGCTTGCCGCTCCGCTTGCCGCTACGCTTGCCCAAGGCGACAACAGAAAAGGATAGGAATCATACATCGCCTCCAAACACAATACATTATCGAAGTTATCTGACCAAAAGGCCTGTGATTTCAGACGCAGTAAGTGTTGAGGAAGAAGGATCATCGTGACCGATGACGAGATCTGATAGAGTTCCTCGATCCACCCTGGGGTCTCTTCCACTAGAATGATTCCGACGATCCGAGCACACGTAGACCATTGCCGATAGGCTTCTAGAGACGTGACCACTCCATCCCATACGGACCAAGGAAGTGAAGGATCCTGCTGGTCCAGCCATACGAGGGTTCGCTGGTTGCGGACCGTGGGCGTGTTGAGATTCAATAAACGAGGGGCAACGGTAGTCATTACAGTCAGAGGGTTGTGATTACTTTAGATTGCCTCTGTAGAATGAATCCGCCCCAAGGAACCCCCGAAACACGCAAGGGATGCCCCTTGCCGCCTTTTACCGCTCAAAATTTCACTTCGGCAAGCCCCTATGTATACAATATTCTTATCGCAGCAGCCAACAATCAGCCATCCTATCCTTTGCCTCCAGGGTCCGATGCTCGACAAGTGACGCTTCAAGCAGCAAATGTGTCGTATTTTAACACATTAAATCAAAAAACACAGGCTGCAAAGACCGCCAACCTGTCGGGTGCATCCTATCCATCCTTTAAAACAGAATCGGAACGTCTTATGTATATTCAAGGTCAAGCGGCGACTGCTGCACGGAACCGGTTTACGGGCCGTAACCCATCTACACCAGCGGGAGTGCCATGTTCAACCATTTATGGGATTATCAATAGCTAAATGGAGATGTCTATACAAAAATAAGAGGTGCGTGTTCATGACACAAATTGTTCATGCGCCTCTTTAATCACCTGCGCCAAGGCATCGATATCCTCTTTATTTACCTGCAGGATCCTTGGAAACGTTTCCTGAGCGGCTATTTCGTGCGGAGACGCGCGACTTCGAAGGACGGAGGAGGACGGAGCGGTGAGGCCCACGGTCCTGCCCAACGAGGGAAGCACGGTAGGCATCAAGACGGGATTGGCACCGCTCCCGCCAATCGGGGAAGAACTCAATGGAATCAGACTCAGGTTGGTAGGTTCCGATGGGGATGCGCTCGGCAGAGGGTCCGCCCTCATGGAGCTCAAACGTGGAGAGGGTAGTCCCCTCGAGCCAGTAGGGGATGGTGCGGACATGCTTCACAGTAGCGGGTTCGACGGACATGAAAGGAAGGGGTATCCCTCTCATATACCGTGTGATCCTGTCAATTTTTATTACAATCACAAAACCCATGGACGCGGAAAGAAGGCCTCTGCCACCGGTCGTTGAGGGATGGATTGATTCCATCCGTTGTAGGTCGTGATGGACCATGGCCAGAGGGGACGCGGTGCGGGACTGTCGATTACACGCAATAAATAGATGATGCGCAGAACACCCAACACGATCAGCAGAGAGAACCCCAGATAGAGGAAGATATCGAAGGCGGTCATACTAGTTACTAGTTACTAGTAAGAGAAGATATGATTCCGTAGACTATGATTTTTCTGAAGCCGCTCGTGGGACCCTCTACCGCTATGTTTTATTGCCCCTGTTCCTGTTTTTGCCTCTGTTATTGCCCCTGTTTTGACTTTTTGTGTGAGTCTGAGAACCGCTGTGACGGGTTGGACTTCTACTGCGGCTTCTACTATGACGTCTACTATGGCTTCGTTGAGCAGTCTTTTTTGCCCTCTGGGCTGCCCTCTGGGCTGCCCTCGGGCCTTCCTCTACTTGCCTCTGGGCTTCCCTATGGGATGTCCGATTGGCTGACTTCAGGGCTGCCTGATAGGCTTCTTCCATCTGAGCTGCCCTCTGGGCTGCCCTCTGAACTGCCCTCTGAGCATTTGTCCCTCTATGAACACAGTGTGCATGTTTGTTATTTCGGATCGTGCGGAAGAAACGGATCCTTCTCTGTATCTTTTCCCTTTCTTTTTGTTTCACTGCATTCGTGGCATTCGTGGCATTCACATCATGAAGAAGGCCCTCCAACGAAGCCATGCTCGCCTCTAGATTTCTACAATTGGCCATGTTTGTGGTATACTGTTTTTCTTGGAATGGTGTGCTATGATAATAGCGATAATACGCGTTACGTCGTAGTTTCGATTCTCTAATATACCGTTCATCAAAGAGTCGATTGTCTTTTATCTTTCTTACATTCACAGGCGCATTACCCTTTTTCCAATTCTGCCACTGTGTGACATATTCTTTTATGTTGGGGGTTACATAAGGAGCCATGCTACGACATATCATATGATAATAGACGCCCGCAACGTGTCCACATAACACTTCTTGTGTGACATTCATAAAGCGTTGCTTCCGTAGATCATCCAGCATATCATAGAGTTCTGCATCGTCCTGTTTCCATCGTTTCCCAAGGTATGTTTCTACAGCTTCCCTGGTAGGAAAGATACTATGTTCATAAAGATCCCCAATCATTTCGATATTCTCTGCTGTTCCACAAAACGCAGTAGGTCCCATGCCAGGAAGACGCTCGCGCACGACGAGAAGCCTCGGAGGCCCAAAATATGTTCTAGCAGCTTTCCATCGAGCGAGATCAATGACACCTGAGCCGATATCATCATGGATTTCGATATATTTGCTACGCGCATCCTCTCTAAAATGCATCATCATAAGATGATAAATAAATTTAACACAGGAACTCTCCATACCATTAATACGTCGGTGATTTCTACTGTAGACCATCACGGACCCCATCCGCTGAGTGATCTGATCCCTGTATTGTATCGGATGTAGGGCCATCTCCTCAGGCAGAGAGAGTAATCCCTCCATGGCGCGATGAAAGTCACTTTCGAATGCTACTTCGCATGTGTTTTTCTTTACAACAACATCGCATTCGCCAGAAAGCTGAAACGTTCCAGGTGTTTCCATCCCATGTCCTGCAATAAAAAAAATCCTTCGCCTGGATGCTGCATACGCAGCCGCTTCAGCGGCAGACATTGCTGCCATCTATCCCATATGCATAAAAAAGCCAGTTCGTGATCGTGATCGCCTCTAAAACTCCGCATCCAGCGAGAAGCTCATCTCCTCCTCGTTCTTTCCCACACCCGATTTCGCATACGACGTCACACGTTTCTCAAAGAAGTTGTCCTTGCCCTCCAATGAAATGCGCTCCATGAAATCGAACGGGTTCGCGACCGAATAGATCTTTCCGTATCCCAACTGACTGGAGAGACGATCGGCGGTGAACTTGATATACTGGATCATGAGCGTCGAGTTCATGCCAATCATGCTGCACGGGATGGACTCCGTGATGAACTGCTTTTCAATCTCCACGGCCTCTCGAATGATCTTGTGAACCTGAGCCTTGGTCAGCTTGCGCTCCAGCTCTTCATAGAGGGATACCGCGAACTGGACGTGGAGGCCCTCATCGCGCGCAATGAATTCGTTGGACGTCGTCAGACCAGGCATGACACCGCGCTCCTTCAGCCAGTAGATTGCGCAGAAGGAGGCGCTAAAGAAGATGCCCTCCACGACCGCAAAGGCCACGAGACGCGTCGCAAAGTCGTCGTCTTTGGACATGATCCACTTCTGCGCCCATTCGGCCTTCCCTTTGACGCACGGGATGGTCTGTGTTGCATGGAAGAGATTCAGTTTCTCCGCCTTGTCCTCAATGTAGGTATCAATGAGAAGCGAATACATCTCGCTGTGAACGGCCTCGATCATCATCTGAACGGAGTAGAAGTTGCGTGCCTCGGGGTATTGCACCTCGGACATGAACCGCGACGCCAGATTCTCCTGAACGATGCCGTCGGATCCTGCGAAGAAGGCGAGGACGTGTTTGATGAAGGTGCGCTCGGGTTCGCTGAGTTTCACCCAGTCTTTGCGGTCGCGCTCCAAGCTCACCTCTTCGACGACCCAGAAGACGGACAGGTGATTTTTGTATTGTTGGTAGAGTTTGGGTTTCATGATGGGAAAAAGCGTAAATCGGTTTGGATTTTCCCGAAGCATCGGCTCCACAAAGGCGCCATCGGGCCGGTCCAACTTGTCCAACTCGTCCATCGTTTCAAAACTGCCGTGTTTTGCGGTAAGACGTGGAGATTGAAAGACGGCTTTGATGGTGGGAGAAGAAACGACCGGGTGATCCATTCCAATACTTAGGGGGGAGAAGAAAGGGGACGTGGAGTGGAGGCGCCGCGGGATCTATGAATACATGACATGTGCCCTTAAAGCCGGCTATGTGTCATGTAACAGCCTAAAGGTGGGGAAACGAAGTGTCCCCACACCCCTCTCCCATAGAGTTTGGTAAGATACACGCCCTCTCCCATGGAGAGGGGGCACGGGGGAAACGAAGTGTCCCCCGCCTAACGCGCTTTATGGGAGAGGGGTGTGTTTGTGAGGCACACGGCACGTCTCCACGCTAAAGCGCCCAGCGAATCGCCTCTGCACTACGATCCAATGCCGCCGCAAAGGGCGACACCCGTTTCGTATAGGAAAACCAGAGGAGTTCAGGAACATATTTCACCCATACCGAGGAGAACGCATCGGATGACGCAACGGGGTCCAGCGACGGCAAGTGGTCAATCGCAATGAGATCGACGCGCGGCACCTTCGAAATCGTGCGAACGGGTTGCGATCGTGTGGTATAGGTCTCGTAGAGAGGGAGCGTATTATGGGGATGGTGGGCATCACAGGTAAGATCGCAAATGACCGAGAGACGCATGGACTCTGTGATATCCGTGAGCCGAAAAAAGGGCTCCACGGGCTTTTTCTTGTCCAGCCGCACGGCATGAAGAAGAATCTCATGATCCCGCACCGCCTCCACGGATGGCACGGAGCGACTGGTCCAGATGGTGGGAGTGATTCCAAACAATTTCAGAACGGCCTCGCAGGCCTTCCCCACCGTTCCGTGTCCAATCAAGAGCACGGAAGGGCGATGAATCTGCGTCTCCTCCATCAGGATCTGTTGATAGGTGGACCGATGAAATGGGCCAATGTCCCCTAGGCCTTGGGCGCCCCGTTGGGCATAATACGCCATAAGCGCCAGGTAGCACCCAATGTCTCCTGATTCCCGACAGAAAGAGAGAACCCTAGTTCCCGCACTGTCCACCATATACTCATAATCAATGAAGGTCCCTCCACGAACTGCCGCCAACCGCTGCTCTGCCCCCTTCTGCCCGTTGAGCGCATGGGCGAAATGCATAAGGGTCTGACCTCGAATGGCCGCCCCATCCATCTCTTTTAGGCCCATGACATACGCCCCAGACATTCCGATCCACGACCCCTGCTCCACCAGCGTCGCCCCCGCCGCCTCATACTCCTGATCGGAATAGCAGCGATGAGCCGCGCGCTCCACAAGAAGGCGAAAGAAGGGGGCCAAAGAGGCCATATGGGAAGGCGTCAGGGGCGTTCGGTATTCGGTGAGTGATTTCTCAGCCCGTAGAACCAACGGGGGGAGACCAAACAAGTCCCTATGAAGTTTCTGAAAGGCGATGCGGTTGTAGTTCACCATCACAGGCGGCACGGTCCTGTGAGGCGCCATGACACTTACAATATCACCATGACGATATGTGACAAACAACACATTCGCCAGATGCGACAGTAACTCATGGGCAGTCCGAGGGCCATTCAAGGGGCGCAACTGGAGATCCTCCAGAATCTGGTTCACTTCTAGGGCGGAGAGGACGTGGGTGAACCCTTTTCGGACGCAGCCTGTAATGATGTCTCCATAGCGAAGAGGATCAAATGCGCGTCCCTTTAGAGAGCGAGGCGACCGTTTCGAACAGTGAACCGCGTGCTCTCCGAGCAAGATCAGAAAAAACACGAGATCGGCCAGATACTCCTCAGGAAACCAATCAAAGAAACGGAGCTCAATTCCGTGATTCTTAAACTTATTGAAATTCACATCGTAGCCGATGACATCGTTGGTGTGATAGGGGGATGACCCCAACCCCTTATACCATGATCCCTCAGGCACCTCACAGTGGAGCAACTTTCCATTGACAGGGGCCTTAGTAGGAAACGTCTGGAGAGAGACATAGCGGCTCAGTGTGACACGGAGACTTCCGATGGAGTATTGCTCTCCCTCACCCAGAAAGGGTTGCACGAGAGAGAGCACATCAGGCGACCCATAACAGGCCACCAGCAAAGGCTCCACGACCTGGATCGCCTCCACCCACTTTAAATGGTCCGCCGCGAACTGCGCCTTATCCACGATGACACCGTCCTCTAGCCGCGTGGGGAGCGTCAGATTCACATGGTAGGTGCCGTTGTTACAGAGCGCCATGTTGCGCTGATAGGTGCTTTGGAACGCCACGATCCCATAGTTGTGATCGGGAAACCGGAGGGGGCCTAAAGACGATACCAGAGCGGGCCCGACGGCCGCGAGCCAGTCACGTTTCAGGTCAATTAGCTCCTGGATGCAGGCATCTACGGTGGTTTGGTAGAACTTCTGGGTAATGAACTCGGTGGAGTCACCGTCAAATACAACGGAGGTGCCATAGGTCCGCGCATAGAACGGGATCTCTCGTAGAAGCATATCGTGAAGGGATTCTGTAAAGGCGGGATTGGGTGTTCCTGCGCCGTCATAGAGGGTTTGGTGTTCTCCACGGTGATCGGTTCGCTGAAGGGTATGCGAGTTGATATATATGGGATACGTTAATGACTCTAAGGTGGCCAGTTGTTTCAAGGATGTTTGGAGGGGTTCCGCCTTGAAATTCTGAAAATAGTCAACGCTGTATCGCTCCCGTTTTTGACGGAGACGACGGAAGGCGGCGGCATCACGCAACTTCGTGCGCATCAGATAGGTTTCATTTTCAATCCCGATGCCCCAAAAGAGTGCGGTGGTAGGTGAATACGAAGACATGTATTTCATGTGCTTCTCATCGACGATGTCGGTGAAGAGGGGAGAGGGCGCCAAAGGCGCCACAGGCGTAGCCAACGGCGCCAAAGGCGCCACAAGAGAACTCAACGGCGGATGATATTCTTTCTCCCACAAAGGGTTCGTATTCAGATCAGGAACCTCATGAATCATATGTATCGGAGGCATCGGAGGCGTGGAAACAATGGAGCAACAATTCCCCATGGCATCTAATGAGAGATCGCCGATAAAATATTCTTTCTAGTAGAACCATGACTTCCATTCTTCGTCGTTCCTCTGCGTTTAGCGCTCACGAGAAGCCCGTTACGGGCGATATCAAGATGTCCTTTGTAGGAGAGGACCATCTTGGATGGCTGAAATGCGATGGCCGATCATTTCTAAAGACGGCCCAACCGCTCCTGTATAACGTGATTGGAATCCAGTTCGGTGGATCGGCCACGGCGTTCAATCTCCCGAATCCGGCAGGTGGCGTCCTTGGTGTCGTTGGTCAGCGCGGAGGAGAGGGTGAGGTCACGACGACGCTCCATGGACCCGGCTCGGAAGTCGGTGAGGAGACGCATACCCTGATTGTGGATGAGATGCCCGCTCACACGCATACCGCTACAATGACTGGTGCAGGATATGCAGCATCCAATACAAGTGTCATTGATACTGTTGTTGCAGCGAATACAACGACTAACGTCGCGGACGATACTGGATCTCACACCCATGCCATTACGATTGCCAATGAGGGTGGCAGCGACCCGCACAACAACATGCAGCCAACCCTCTTCATTGGCAACGTGTTCATCTTCTCGGGCGTTCCTACGGCGGGCTATTACCCAGGCACTGTCGGCCTGAACCCGCCGCTGATCTAAAAAAATAGATCACAGACATGAATCACTCCCCAGGCTCTTTCATCACCTCAGGTTCCTTCGTTACCGCAGGCTCCTTCGTCACCTTCACCCCTCGCACACGACGAGACACCTCCGCGATCACATCACGAGTTGTCTCCTCATTTACCTTTTCAGAAGGCGTATCATTCTTTAAAGGCTCCACCATTACCAATGCCGCATACCGAACCGTCTGGTAAAATGCGGCCACCTTCGGATGAATCCGAAACGCCGTCGGATCAAAGTCGTGAACATAGAGCGCCTCCAAGGAGCGGCAACGGGACAGCGATACATAGCACTGACCAAACTCAAAGTTGGACGAGCCAATGTCCACCAGCGCCGACTCCAGTGATGACCCCTGCGCCTTATGAGACGTGCATGCCCACGCGAGACGCAGCGGAATCTGGGATCGCGAGACAAACTCATAATCCTCCACGGGCCAATGGTGATGCCCGATGACTTTCCGCGCACCGTTCATGAACTCCACCTCGGGAAGCCCCGTCGCCCCACAGAATCCCACGACCACTCCACGGGATCCATTCACCAGTCCCGCGGCAGGATCCGTGTTCGCAATGAGCATCACTTGCGCGTCCACGATTAAGAGAAGATCCACCGCATAGGCCGCGTCACCGTCCATGTGCGAGAGCGATCGCTGAAATCCCTCATCCCCCTCCACGAATCCTTTCGGCGTTTTCCCATCATACACGAGCCTCGCGCGATACAGAGCACGTCGCCCCTTCAGCGCCTTCAGATTCGTCTCGTTAATGAGCTCCACCTCAGCCCGACGGGGAAACAACAGCGTCGGACGAATCGCATTCTCTTTCCAGTTCAGCCCCTGACGGGCCTGAAGAATCGCACAAGACGAAGGGGACAGTGCGCCCATGCGTGCCTCTTTCAGCACCTCCTGAAACACCACGTCTCGTTGGCGGTGAATGTGGGTCAGTTCCACGGCGTGAAGGATCCCGCGTTTCCAGACCTCGGCCTCAAAGGCGAATCGGGTGGGATCGGGCCCGCGATTCACGGGGGGCAACTGGCAGAAGTCGCCCACGAGAAGCACTTGGAGACCGCCGAAGGGACGACGATCTCCGCGAATCTTCTGACCGAGTTCGTCCAGTTTGTCGAGAAGTTCGGCGGTCATCATGGAGATTTCATCAATGACCAAGAGGTCGGTCAACAACCAATGTTTCAACACTTTTCGGTTTCTGCGAATTTTGGTATGGAGTTCGGTGACGGTCCCTTTTCCGATCCCAATGCCGGCCCAGGAGTAAATGGTTTTGGCCTTATGGCCGAGGAGAAGGGAGGCGCAGCCGGTCAGGGCGCACAATTGGACGCGTGGAAGGGGGTAGTCTGGATTCGTGGCGAGTTCTTGTCGTCGTTTCATTCCTGGATAGGTGGTATCCACGAAAGAAAGGAGAAAACTTTTACCGACGCCTCCACCGCCTGTGAGGAAGACATTGTGTCCTTGGAGGAGATACTGGAGGACGGAGGATTGCTCCTCGGTGAGGTCTTGTGTAACCTGCGGGATAAAAGCCGGATCGTGTGCCATACTGTGACTTCCCATGGACACGGCACATGGATCAATTTTTAATCCGTCAGTCGGTTGATCTGTGCTATTCGAGCAGGATCATTCATCATGATGTGAACGGTATTTCGATAGGCATCCACGAACTGGTAGAGATCATCCTCTATGTGAGAGAAGGAGGCCACGAAGGTTCCACCGTCTGTATGGGGAACCGAGATGATCATGGAATCTCCATTGGGAATCATAGGGCGTTCTTCTCCTGGTTCTTCTTCTCCTTCCTCTTCTTCTTGCCCCCGTTCCTCTCGCATATGGGCCATATAGAGACGAAGAGCCCGTTCATGATGGGGGCGTGCCGCCGTCCAATGTCCTGAACGCCGAATAAAACAGGCACTCATCCTTTTGTATATCTCTGCACTATATTACACCTCCCTGCTTTATGTTTACGATACTCATGAAAGCGTTGTCTGTGACAAGAGTTGTAGAATGCGCCGTCCAAATGTCGTAGCACCCACATGGTCCTCCAAGGCGTCTGCATGAAGGCGAGTCAACGCCACTTTAAAATCGCATACGCCTGACGGCATCGTGATCTGAATGGAGGGCTCGATATCGATAATGTGTTCCATTGTCAGGAGCTCTTCGGTGCGTGCAGCAAGCGTCTCGTGAAGAGACCGAATACGTTCGGTCTCCTCGCGGTATACTGTGATCTCCATCTACTACTAGATGTCGTCGCGAGTTTAGGTTCCACAAGTCTTACCCGTGGCGCACAGATGGCGACGCATGAAATGCAAGGAGACTGATCGGGGTGTGATAGGACACCGTGCAGACGCTGGGAATGCCTTCGGCACCGTCAGCGCAAGACCATGACACAAACCAATGCGGCGGCATGACCAGACAGTTTCCAGGGCGCACAATGATATCCATGAATTTCAAATCAGCCACAAAAGGGGTATCCTTATTCGTCAGTTGATGGGGGAAGCATCCAGGCCACGTAGCAGGAAGGCAACTCTCCGCTGTCTCAGGAAGAATCGTAACGACAATCTCCGTCTCCACGGGAAGAATACAGGTCCATGTGGCATACGTTCGTCGGAGACCGATCTTTCCCGCCCAACAGTGATATCGAGGCATCATCCAGTAAGACCACAGAGGAGACACAAACGAGGGGTGGAGCGTCTTCTTGGCCCAGACAGGTAGACCAGAGACGGCCGCAATCTGTTCAGCTTGGGCATACTTCCAGGGACACACGGTATCGGGAGTGGCCTGTGCCAACCACGTGGGAAGATTAGTCTCTTGGAATAAGGGAAGATCCGCGTAGCATTCGCGTGCCGTCACATCCTGATGCGTCCAACAGGCAGACAAGGGAATCGACCGAATGACGAGGGGCACTTTTTCAGAGAGAAGATCCAACAAATGGGGTTGCTGTGACCATTCCATTTGATTGATGCGGAATTCGCAGATGGCCTGTTTATAGAAAAAAAGGAGAATGAGAAAGACGACTCCCAAAATGAGAATCTCCATCGCCTATTGGTATCCTGTAACAAAATCAAGGTTGTGGGGACACGACACTTAATGCCGTCGGGTCAATCCCAGATGTTTCTTGAAAACAGGTCGCGCCCGACGCGTGAGACGGAGACGTCGTTTCAAGGAGGTCTTTTCAATATTTGCATGATTCCACACCGTAGAGGTCTCTTCTGGATCGGTAGATGGATCAGTAGCTGGAGAAATAGATGGAGCGGCAGAAGGGCTCAGGAGTGCAAGGGCCTTATCAATCCACTCATGCGGGAGCACACCCGTATGAAGCGCGTGGGAAAAGAAGGAAGACTCCGCAGGAATCTGTTCGGCCACCAACTCAATCAACACATCTTCCATGCCATCCACGGTCTCAATCTTCTTCTCTCGCCCCGTCGCCTGAAAGGCCTCCACCCAGCACTGACGATACTCTCCATTGTTCTCTGCACCGCCCCATCGCAACTGCGTATCCGTAATAAACCCATAATGAAGCCCAATCTCATCAAACCGCGCCTCCAGATCAAAAGAGAACATCGGCGTCCGAAGGATCGTCCCTGATAGTTCGACCGTGCCCTGTGCGATGTCCTCCATGACAATAAAGCAGCCGTAGAGATGGTTTTGAAACTGTAAAGAGCGTAAACCCGTGACACCTGTAGCAGTAGTAAGACACGCCTGACGGATCGCTTGGACGTCCATTCTTCCTAGAACGAAGGATCTCTCCTCTTTGAACGGGACGCACCAAAGGAACGCACCAAAGGAACGCACCAAAGGAACGCGGGATGACAGAATACCTATTAGAATTCTCCCATGGATCCGTTGCCCTGAACGAAGAGCAATATCGTGTCGTAACGAGCCCCTCCTCCGAAAACCAGCGCATTCTGGCTTCCGCGGGATCCGGAAAAACGACGACCATCACCGCGCGGATTGCCTATCTCGTGGAAGAATATGGCATGGATCCCAGTCGGATTCTCCTTCTCACCTTCAGTCGCGCCGCGGCGCAAGAGATGATCCATCGCGTGGAGCGCCTCATCGGAACCGCCCCCCACTACGCAGGAACCTTTCACGCCATCAGTCACCAGATCCTCCGTGAAGAGGCCCCCCAATCGATCGCGGACCAACCCTTTATGGATGAGCTCCCTTATCGGCTCGTTGCCTGGCTTCAGACCGAATCAGGGAAGACATGGGCCAGCCGTTTTCGCACCATTATCGTGGACGAATTCCAGGACATCAACGACATTCAATGGAAACTGCTCTCCTGCTTTTATCACCCGTGGGCCACCATGACGATCGTAGGAGATGATGCGCAAAACATTTATACTTGGCGGGGTTCCTCGGTGGACTTCATCCTGACGTTCCATGAAAAGATCAAACGGGTGGTGGACTATCAACTGTGTCGCAATTATCGCTCCATGGAATCCATTGTGACGATTGCAAACGCGGTCATGCGATTCATCCCTACGCTCCCGTTCAAAGAGAAGATGATGGCGCATCAGAAGGGAGGGCACGTGCCCGAGGTCCATTTCTTTTTTCGGTCGTCGGATGAAACCGATTGGATTGTGAACTCAGCGATCCGTCTGCGGAGGCAATGCCCCACGCTCACGATTGCGATTCTCTCGCGATACAATCATGATCTCTACCGAATGGAAGAGCGCTTTCATGTCAAACGGGTGCCCTATGAGCTCCACCACGAAGAGAAGGACAGACGGCCACCACAAGCGCAAGTGCACGCTTCGCAACCCCCTCAACCACCCCAGCCCCATCCTATCACCCTCGCAAGCATTCACGGAAGTAAGGGACTCGAATGGGACATCGTCTTCTTCATGAATCTCCATGATGACATCTTCCCTTCTCGTAAGAGCGATGAGGAGATCGTCTGCGAGCGTCGTCTTTTCTATGTGGCGGTCACGCGGGCCAAGAAGGGTCTCTATCTGACCTATTCGCGACAAGAACGAGCCCTCTGCCGATTTGTCCGTGAGATCCCCCGCCCCTTCCTCCGTTTCCACAACGTCGCCTCGTTTCAACTGAGCACCCAAGAGGCCGCCGTCCCTCTCTTATCCGTGGAGGACATGATCCGAGGCCTGGACGGCGCGGACTGGAATGAGCTCCGTGCGAAGGGATGGGTGCCCGCGGCGACCCAGGTCCAGACCGATTCCATCTATCCGTTTGGAAAGCAGTTCACGATGCCTGAGTGGGTGCGCACCCATGACGTTCGTGAGACATGGACCGAAATGATGCGATGGGTCACCCTTCGTGAGTGCGCCCGCATTCGTCAGACCATGGAGGAACTCCGCACTCCCGCGATCTCCGAGACGCTCCTGACACTCCGCATTTATCGCGAGGACATCCCCTTCTGGGAACTCTATGAAGTGGAAATGGAACAGCTCGCCCACCTGTTCTTGAAGCACACCCCCACGATGCCGCCCATTGATTATGCACAATTACAAGAATATGTGACACAAAAGTTGCGCCATCTCGCATGGACCGTAGAAGAGATGTCCCATGCCGTCCTGATTCTCGCCAAACTGCGGGGACAATTGAGACCGCTCCGTCATGCGGGATTTGATCTGAACGAGTTCACGTTTGGATGGGTGCGTTCCTCGGTCCCCACGGAGATGCGCCCTGAGATTCTTGCGAGTTGGCATCGGGTCATGGACGCCACGCAACCCTCCCATGTCATCCTCGGAGACCTCTGGCGCATGGCGGCCATCCGATCGGTTGCGACAGGCCGAAACATCCCGCTGTATCAGCATGCAACTGTGCTTCCCCATCTTCTCTTGAAAGAGCAACAGGACATTGTCCAACAACTGGAAATCGCCGTGCCACGGTGGCTGATGCCCCATGTGACCCAGGACAATCCCGTGATTCATTTTATGTTTGAGGTGGAGGGTCTTCGTCCGTTATCCTTTGAATTGATGACGGAAAAAGGCGCCTATGATCTCTTTTTTGATCCGACGTTTGTCCCACGAACCGATGACAAAATACGAATGCTCTTGAAACAATATGTATATGAGGAGGTATTTGATCGCTCTCTGGAGAGCATGGGATGTCTCAATCTCGCCACGGGAATGATTCATGAATACAAGGTGACGTCTACCATACGGGCGCAGCTGAGCCAGATGTGGCAATACCTACAAACGAAGTACCGCTTGAATTTGTAACCGCCTTAGGTGCCGCCCGCTCTTGAGAGGCCCCGCCAGGCTGGGAAAAAGCGGGAGAACTTTGAACGGATCGGCGCGCCTGCGCCGTGGGGGGCATCTGATTCACGCCGCCGTGAGGCATGGGAGCGCCCTGGGGCAGTCCCCCGCGTTTCGCATAAAAGGTCTGTGCGCCATAGCGATCCTGTTTGGTGGGGTTGTGAAACAGACGACCACTTCGCTCAAAGTAGGCAGTGTCATTTGCCGAACGGCAGGTCAGCCCATCGTTGCGAAGAAGTGCCTGGGGCATAGATAGCTCCGACACAAAGGCACTCACGGTCGCTTTCCGATCAGGCAGCGTGCTACCCGCAACATACATATTGCTCCCCTCAGAGGGAATATACTGGCTCGTCACACACGCCCGATCCAGACGTTGATCCAGAGTGCGCAGAACCGACTCTTGATCAATGGCGGCGGAGTAGCGACCGGGCGGATAGACACCTCCTCCCATGGGAAACACCATATCCGCAGGAGGGAGCGGAGCCTCACGGGTCGGCGCACTCGTTTTGTATTCCATACAGACCTTGACAAGGGGTCGAAAGTCCTCAGGCAATGTGACATGACGGGTAGGAAGAATATGACGAAGCATTTTTGTCGGATCCCAATGAGACGTCAAGCACACAGGAGGAAATAGATTGCCCTTCACGGTGGGAAAAGGATAGGCACTTACAAAGGGGGAGGGCTGGCTCATCTTACTTATTATGTTTTATTATTATTTGGATTATCTTTGGACGTCAGCGCGGTATAGGTCATGCGTCGCGGATCATTGGGAATAGGAATGGTAGGGAGTTGTCCCCATCCCGATTCACGGTTGGCAAAGCTGACCTCCTCATCAATCTGAAACGTCGCATTCCATTCATTGATTTCCAGCGTAAAAGGGAGATACTGCCAGGCAGGAGTCAGTTGATCGTCATCGTAATAGATTTTAAAGTCCAGATGATCCAGTTTCCCTAGAGGAACATCCAACACCACAGGGTTCTGAATGACGGTCTGGGAAAGGCCCGTATCACCAATGGCGCCCATGAGGATTTTGGCCGCCATGAGTTTCACCTGACCCGTCGTTTCATTCGAGACCGCATAATTCTCTTTCATGCCAATGTCCATGTTATTAAACCCATACTCCGTGTTCATTTGAATGAAAAAGTTCGTATTTCCCGTGGAGGTAATGTCCGCAATGGAACTCAGGAGATTGAAGTGGCCGACTGTGTTACTCATAAGTCCCATACGATAATTCAATCCACGAATGGCAGTGTCTACAGGAAGAGTAGAATACCATGAATTGACGAGATCTTGGATCACTGCGCAGCAGATGGCAGAACAGTCCTCGGGGGCGGCCTGCGCCAGTCCCGCCACAGATTGTCCAGGAAGAAACAGGGACTTTGCGATAAAAGAGACAGGGAGACTCTGTTGACTCGTATAGGACTGTGTCTGAATTGTCTGATCAGGTAACACTCCCGTATATTTCGTAGACACATAGTCGTGATAGTCCGCCTGAACATGCCCGTGGAAAGAGGACAGCGTCTGCGTCACACGTTGATGAAGATCGTAGTAGCCCGACAGAGAACTGTGGTAGTCTAGAAAGTTCGTGAATGTCATTCCCATTCCTCCATAGTTTCCGTAGATCCGCCCGATGGTGCTCTGGTAGGCAAACATCGTGGTAAACGCTTCATCCGCATGAAGATCATCCATGTGAAACGTAGACTCCGTTGTAACATGTTCCACGCCGCCCTGGTAGCGATACCCTGATACCATGTGATAGTGGTTCAACACAGTGCTCAGATTCAGCTCCAGGTGTTTATAGAGGGAGGCATAACAAATGACATCTTTTTTAAGAAGCGGAATGGAGTGCGACTGGAGATCATGAGCCGCCAGCTGTTGCCCCACGATGTCGGCATATTTCCGTTTAAATTCCCGTTGAAGCGAGGGGTGAAGTGTATCATGAACGGATCGAAAGCGCCGATCGGATTCGTTATAGGACCAGATGTATTTATTGATGTTCCGCAGTTCAAAGGTCAGATGTCGGCGATAGACATCGAGTGCCCCCTGATTCAGACGGCAGACCTGTTCATACACCGCACTGTCCAGACCTAAGAAGCCCCCCATGACCTGTTGGTAGACCTCATCAAACGTGGAGGAGCCCACTTGAAGAAAGGGAAGTGCTCGTTGCGTCGCAAGAACCTCCTTCAGAATGGGGTAATAATACGCATTAAACGCGATCGTCTCCGTAATGACTGGAAGGGAGTCCACATGTTGCTGCGAATAATAGGTGTTCATGATGTCCTCTTTGGTATGCGTGCCAAATCGGCGCAGGGTCGCATCGGATTCAAAGGAGTCACCAGGCTCATTGAATAACACCAGAATATCCCGCGTGTTCATAAAGACATCGCGAAATGCCTCATAGGTGATGATATTGAAGGGAGGAGTGCGATTGGCCTTTGTCGTCAGCTCCTGGGCGATCTGTTTATTGTTATACGTGCCATCCGAGAGGGCAAGGGTCACCAGAAGGGGATCGCCCGCATCGTTCACTCGGCCGGCTTCTATGATCCCTATCGTATTGGCCTGTGTGGTGCAGTTCAGGACATTAATACAGGTGCTGATACAAGTGGAGGGAATCCCCTTTTCTAAGAGGGTTGCCACAAGAGAACTCGTAAAGATGGCGGTCTGCGTCAGATTGGCCGCGCTGTTGGGAAAAGACAACTGCACCAACTGAAACTTCGTGACGTTTTTATAGACGCGAGGGAGCTTGATCTGGAAGTTGTAGGGAGTGGGATAGGACTTTTTGTCGCGATTGGACGATTTGAGACTGAACAGACTTGTCTTGACCGTTTTGGGAGGATCCAGGTAGACCATGTCTTTGGTCGTATCCATGCTCTTGTCCATGAAGAAGGGGGCATTGTCGAGGGGAAAACGTGATCCGCGAATCTGTTGGGAAAGATTTCGAGTCTTCCTTTGAGCTTGCTCATAGGCTGCCGTCACAACCTCTTTGGGGTTGACTGTCACATTTTGGATGGTACCTGTCACGGGCTCTGTCACGCCTGGCGCCCCTGTCATGACAGCGCCTGTGGGTGTATTCACAATATGGCTCGTGAGCATGCGCTTGATCGCAGGAAGGGGCTCGTCTGAAAGGAGAGGTCCATCCGCAGGAGCCCGAATGAGAGCATAGCGCGCATCACGCGCCTGTCGGATCCGACGAAGTTCATTGGGATCCTCTTCCGCGATATACTCGTCCTCTCCTGAATCGGTCCCTGAATCGGTCCCTGTATCGGACTCGTAAGGAGTATACTCCGCAAGGGGCCGACTCATTCTATCTTCATGGTTTGGATTTTCTTTATATGAGATCTAAAGGGCAACCCAGAAGGGACAGAAGTAATGAACCAGGATTCCGCACACTATCATGATTCGGAAGTCTATCAGGATCGTGAGAATACAAAGAAGCAGAATGCGAACCTGTTTCTCTCCAATAATGCGAACCCCTTTCTGATTTCGCCCTATAACTTCCCTTCGTTGGCGGCCTATGCGAAGAACGACGTGGTCGCTGACATTTCCTCTATCATTTCCTCCATTGTGGCGAGTCTCGCCGCTGTCATTGATTTGAATACGTATACGCTAACGATTAGCAGCATCACTCCTATCAATTCTATTTTGGATCCCAACCAGCAAATTCGTATGATAGGAGATACTCTTCAATTCACAGCGTTCGATACGCTCTTTGTCTCGAGTGTCAATGCGATGTCCATTGCGTCGGGCTCAACGATCCGAATCACAGCACCCTTCACATCTGTCAGTCAACTGTTTGCCGTCTCCACCCTCAGCACGACCAATCTCGCAGTCGGCGCCTTTCGAGGAACGGGAGGCGTCTTTAGTTCTCTTACGACGAGCTCTCTCGTGGCGAACACTATTAGCACGATCGATTTATCTGTGAAGGATTTTGAAGCATCAAGCGGAGTAGTAAGCTCTATTCAAGTCAGCACACTGACAGGCTCAAACATAGCGTGTAGCACGCTAGCCACGAGCACCCTTGCCCTTCCCAATCTGACAACGGCGACCGCCACGATTAGCACCCTCACAACGAGCACGCTTCTTGGAAACAATGCCACGATCAGCACCCTCACAACAAGCACGTTCAGTGTCAGCACACTGACAGGCGCAACGGCCCTTTTTAGCACTCTTTCTACCAACGGACTAACGGTTCTGTCTACCCTGACGACGAGCACGATCGCAGGCACCAATGCCACATTTAGCACGCTTACTGCGAGCACTTTCTTTGTGTCTGCCATTGCGCTGACATCGCTGACGGTCAACACATTAACGGCGAATTCAACGATTGATACGAGCACCCTTACTACGATCAATGCCACGATCAACACGCTAGGTCTGTCGACCCTCGTGACAAGCACCCTCGCTGCCGACGATGCCGTCATTAGCACTCTTGCAGTCAGCACAATATCGAGCTTCTTCACGGACCTCGTGACGGCCCGACAATTGACGGTGAGCTCGATTCAAATGAGCACCATCCTGGGTGGACGCGGGACATTCAGTTCGATCATCTCTAACTCTACGATCAATACGAGCACGCTTATTGCGGTCAATGGATTTTTCAGCACCCTTACCACGCGCTCTACCTTTACGACGAGCACGATCCTGGCAACCTATGGGGTGATCAGCACCCTCATGACCACCACTGCCACCTTTAGCACTCTCACCACGAACTCTACGCTAACAACGAGCACAATCCTGGCAAAATATGGGGCAATCAGCACATTGGTCACAACCAATGGCACGTTCAGCACTCTCACGGTGAACTCTACGTTGACGACGAGCACCCTTCTAGCAGACGACGGGGTGATCGGCACTCTGAATATCATGGATCTCACGGTGAACTCTACGCTGACGACGAGCACACTCCTTGCTACGAATGGAACCTTTGACACACTTACGACCCATTCTACGCTGACCATGAGCACGATCACAGGAGTCAATGGACGGTATAGCACTCTCAACACCAACTCTACGTTGACGACGAGCACCCTTCTCGCGAACAATGTGACCACAAGCACGGTGAGTGTGTTACGTGATCTCACGGTGAATTCTACGCTCTACTTCTCTAGTTTGGCGATGCTTCCTGGGTATCTCACGACACTCAACACGGGATATACGAGCTCGATGGTGATTCAGATTGGAGCGAATACGTGTTTGATTCCTGTGGTTGTCCTCTAGGGGGACACTTCGTTTCCCCCTTGCCCCCTCTCCCGTGGAGCGGGCGTGTATTTACCCGACCCTCTTCCTATGGAGTAGGAGTATATTCACCATGTTCATGTATGTTATGTTTCTATTTTTACAACCTCTAGCACGATCTTCATCATGTCTTTCTTTCCTTTCCATGGCTGATGATACGACACAATACGTTTGATCTGATAAGACCGAATGATCTGTCCAATGGATAAATAGGGGCCCCCATCAGGATCGATTGATGTTATATATGTTGGAGACCCTCCAAAAGAACAATATAACACATCGTGGCAAATAACTTCGATCTGATCAGGGGCGATCACTGTAAATTCTCGTAGGGTGTCATAGCGGCTCTGCTCTGTCCATTTATTTTCGTTCATTATTTATTACTCTTTTTAACACTCATTCTATCTTTATACACCCGTGGAAAACATTCCGTCCCGTCAACTACAATGATACGAGCACCCCACAAACGCCACACGATACGTCACTCCCTCATGCGTCACTGTGATACACTGATAGGCCTCGCTCTGAAGATCAAACGCACACGACATCGTCGCCTTCGCCACCGTGTAATTGTGAAGCACATCATCGTCCTGTCGTCGCCCATACCCAGGAACCACACTGGAACAAATATAATCACCGTTCTCAATCGGCCCCGCCACATCCGTCACCCACACCGCTCCTTCTCCTAGGCCATTGACACGCACCATGGTATTCAGACGATCTCCCCACTCCGTGGTATCATCATACGAAACCGTTCCGTCCGTGTTATAGGAGTCGTTCTTGACGTTGGTAAGCACGCCCCAGACCGCCTTGTCCATGTCCTTGGTCGTCAGCTCAATATAGGGGAGCGCCTCCGTAATCGTAATGGCATCTCGACCCGTCGTCACCTCACCCGTCACGGGATTGATGGAATAGTATCCCTTGTCCGCCGAACTCACGATGAGTCCCACATACTTCGCCACATTGTCCTTGAGCGACATCTCTCCGTCCACGGGCTGATTGGCGTGCTGTCCCGTGAAATACGTGCTTGCACCGAGAATAGACCGAAACGGCACCGTGCCCGACGTGCCATACACATACAGACTTGTGCCATACATCGTAGGCATGAGTGTGGCATAGGACAGACCCGTCAACAACGTCTTGGACGCCGCATCCGCGGGCATGGAATTGCTGACAACGAGAAGCCCATTCGTGATGCTGGTGGACGAGACGACATGAAGACGGGCCTGAGGGACAGTGGTGCCGATTCCCACGGAGCTCGTAAAGGTATTAAAGCCCGCCCCGTTGAATGCATTTCCGCCTGATAGATAGGCTCGAGCATTGATCTGAGGCTGAATAAGACTCGTCGTCCCCACCAAGTAGTTCAGTTCGGCAGAAGACGCGTAGGAGGAGGACAAATAATTCGATCCATCACTGACAATGGCGCGACCTGGAGTGAGCGCATTGATTTGGAAATCTTGAACGGCATAGGTGGATGTAATCGTAATCGTATCGGTATAGACATTCGCAAATGTGGCGGAAGAGACGCTGATGGATTCGGAGGGAGTGAGTTCTCCATTGAGGCCTGTCACGAGCACACGGTTCTCCTCCACGGGCTCATCATAGGGGCCAAGAAGATAGGTATTGTAGCGAGAAGAATCATTATACGTCCGAATGATCAAGGGACCACTGTTAATAGAGACCACCCCACTCGATAGACTCATCTCTATCATCAGACAAGAATGGAATACGTGTCTATACTCGCATCTAGATGCGCATCTATGTTCTTTGCTCGTGTCCACGATGGGCCATATTAAATATCCGGAACATTCAACAGAATGCCGGCAGGTGGAGGGCTATTACAACTGGTGGCGACCGGCAAGCAGGATTTGTTCCTGACGGGAAACCCCCAAATTAGTTTTTTCAAAATGGTCTATCGGCGCCATACGAATTTTGCGGTAGAATCGCAGCCCATGTATTTTGACGGCACCCCTGACTTTGGTCAGCGCATCACGTGTCTCATCCCTCGCCGCGGCGACCTTCTGGGCCGTGTCTATCTAGAAGTGGTTCTCCCACCGATCCGTGACACGAGTGGTAATATTCTATCCTATACAAGCTCCATTGGTCATGCGCTCATTAGCGAGATCACGTTTGAAGTCGGCGAACAAGAGATTGACAAACAGACGGGGGAATGGATGGAGATCTGGACCCAATTGACTACCTCGTCCTCCCAACGACAGGCTCTGAATCAATTGATTGGGCGAACGGATTTGTATAATGCAGCCGATGTCCTTTCTGCAGGGGCATCGGGCAATATTCGACTCCTCATTCCGCTTCAGTTCTATTTCTGTAACAATCCAGGACTCTATCTGCCCCTCTTGGCACTTCAATATAGCCCTGTGCGCATTACTGTCACGCTCCGACCTCTTTCGCAATTGTTTTGGGTCTCTCCACCACAAGGCACAGGTGCGCAAGAGTTCTGGAACCCCGCATGCTCGACAGTAGTGGACTGCACTCAGCACTTGACAAGCATCCAGTTGTGGGGCGATTTTGTCTACTTGGATACGGAGGAGCGCCGTGCGTTTGTGAGCAAGACTCATGAATACTTGATTGAGCAAGTCCAATACACGCCCGCGCAATCGATGACGGCCCAACAGAATACGGCAACCGTTCAGGTGGAATTCAATCATCCCATTAAGGAGTTCATTTTTGTGGCACAGAGAGACACGATGGCCTCCCGTAATGAGTGGTTTAATTATAGCAATTTGGCAAAGGGTGAGCCGACTCCCGCTCTTGTGTTTCCATTTTTAAACAGTAATTCGCCCGCAGGCCGTTTGGACCTGATTTCCACTGCGAAACTCCAATTGGATGGATATGATCGATTCATGAAGCGCAGCCCTGAATACTTTCGTCTTCAGCAACCCTATGATCACCACACGACGACTCCGGTCGATTCATTTATTTATAATTATTCCTTTGCGTTGCGACCGGAAGACATTCAGCCGACGGGCACCATGAATGCGAGCCGCATTGACAGCATTGTTTGGCAGTTCGAGATGAACACGGCATTGACCAATCCTCTGATGCCTCTATGGCAACAGCGTGGCCCCTGTCAGATCCGTATCTACGCACACAATTACAATGTGTTTCGTGTGATTAATGGATTTGGCGGACTTCTCTTTACGGTCTAATGTCACACCGACGGCAGTCGCAAGGCAGTCGCATGCAGTCGCATGCAGTCGCATGGCAGTCGCAAGGCAGTCGCGTGCAGTCGCATGGCAGTCGCATGCAGTCGCAAGGCAGTCGCAAGGCAGTCGCAAGGCAGTCGCATGCAGTCGCAAGAAAAAAGAGGCAAAAAAGACCTCTTGTCACAGTAATGAGCACAGAGGTGTCCCAGCTGAAATATTGGCGGGAAGAGGAAAAAAACAGCAACGCCGCCTCGAATGCCAACGGCGACAAGGCGGATGCTCTGTCCTATCATGTCTTCCTCGGTCTGTCCGTTCTGGGAGGTGCATTTGGTCTCGATCATCTGTATCTTCGTTCCCCCTTGACGTTTCTTGCGAAATGTGTGGTCAACATGCTCTTCTTCGGCGTCTGGTGGTTTTATGATGCGGCGCAGGCCATCTTCAACAGTGATGTGGTGAAAGTCTATGGCCTGGGTGTGCCAGGTCTCGGCCCCAAGGGCATTGCAGCGGGTGTCCTATCCAGTGACACTCCCAGCAAGAAACACCTGAATTTCTTTCTTTATGCGCTCGCCCTGATTTTTGGAGGGAGCTTTGGACTGGACTCTTTCCTCGTGGGGGAGAAACAAACGGGTCTCATTCGTCTGATTTCCCTGATTTCTATTATTGGTATTCCTATCTCTTTGACACAGTGGGCTTACAAACTATTTTCATTCTTTTTCTACACAAAGACGGTGACCTCTCGATACAAGGACTTCTTTGGAGCGCCTGGAGAGTCCACGGAGGATGAGGCCTCAGGATTCCTCACGCGCATCATCATGCGGGTGCTAGATGCTGTGCGGGGCCCTGCAGAAGTGATTCTCAAGCCCGTGACGGATACGGTTCAGATGGGCATCAAGACCGTGGGAGAGACAGTTACCACGGGACTGAAGACGGTGGACAATACGGTGATTCTGGGGAAGGCGGTGGTGGACAAATCAAGCGAGATTGCGACTCAGGTAACAGGGGCGATCGATGCGCTGTCTCAGGCGGGATCGTTTCTTCCTGCGACGTCTTTGTATTCTAGCGTCACTCCTGAGGCGGTTAAAGGAGCCAAGGCAGCTCTCCAGTCAGGCGGTGCCGCAGAAGACCTAAACGCATCCTCCTATGTTCTTCTAGGAACCCTCCTGATCGCCGCCTGCTCAGGATTCATTGCCACCTTTCTTCGCACTAGCTTTCGTAAAAATGTCCCACAACGAGATGACGCCCCTCCCGAGCCAGGAGTTCTTCGAGGGTCTGATCAAAAAGAATGAACCCCATGATCCGATTGTGATGATCCGTTTTGGCGCCAGCTGGTGCGGTCCGTGTCAGCGACTGGATACGAAGGCCCTTCTCGATCTCAGCCCGCAGATTACCTGGTATTATTGTGATCTGGACGAGAACGATTATACGCCAGGATATTGCGGCGTCAAGAGCATCCCTGCGTTTCTTGCGATTGTCAATGGATCCCCGCAGCCGATCTTTCAAAGCTCGGATACGGCCAAGGTGATCGATTGGATGCGAGGCGGCTTTAAGAAGGCATAAATCAGTAACACAATTCATCCTATCCTCTCATGAACGATTCATGGGATGATAGCATACACAAGAAGAAGACACGCGACTAAGAAGCGGCACACTAAGAAGCAAACATCGCACGGCCGCGCCCCTCCTTCACCTCATAGACATTCCATCCCTCTGTAAAAACTCGCATCTCACATTTCCGTTGAGCGAGAAAGGGGTTACTTCGAATGTTAGCGAGCTCCAGATACAGCGTGGGGCGATCCGCCGTGCTGAGATTAACCGTCCCCTCAGGCTGTCGCTCGATGGGATACACGGCTCCCAACCCATCGCCCGTGGACCATTCCATCACGCCAATGGAGCGCCCTGGCGCATTCTCGGAACTGGCCAGCACGGCGATCTGTTCCCATACCGAGGGTTCTAACACATGCTCTCGATCCTTTCCCGCAATGATCAGTTTCAGCCGATAATAAAAACGACCAGGCGGTTCCGTTTCGGGCTGTGCCGCCGTCGGCGCATGATCGTCAAAATAGTCATTCCGAAAGTCATCCAGACGGTTTTGACGGAGCGCATTGGTCGATCGAAAAAACCAGAAGAGACGTTCGGTGGGATGGCGACCTTCCAGGGTTCGCGTGACAGCCGAGGTGCCGCCTTTGTCCAACGAGATGAAATCCAACTCTCCAAAGGAGAACTGATTCTCAAAGATACGCCGAAAGGGAATCGTGAGGGTCTGTGTGCGAAGCGCCTCTTGAACCTCAGGAGAGACATAGTGTTGCACGGTGGAGAGCAACACGGTGGGGGGGCCGATCTGAACGCGGCCCAGAGGCGCAAACACATAGGGAGTTCCATCCGAACAGACATACTGAAACGCGGGGACGTTCCAGGGAGCGGGTTTGTGAGTGTCATCGCTACAGACAACGATATCCTCTAGGTTCCGAAGAGTGATCCGAAGACGAAGGGTCTGCCAGGGCATGGCGACTAAGGGGAATCCTCCATCGCCTGGACACTGCATCCCAGGAAGGGGGAGGTAGATACGAAGGGCACCAGGGGTGGCGCGCAGCTGAATTCCACGATTCGCCTCTTGACCATAGAGCGTCTCTTTCCACCCCCCTTTTTCCAACGCAAGAAAACGGCTGTTTCGTGAGCCCTCGGTATGCTGCTTTGCGAGAAGACCATCTCCGCTCCACTCTTGAATCAAGAACTGATCCTGATAGAATTGGATACGCTCAAAGAGGTAATAACCGACTCCGTTCACGTATCCATAAGACACTCCCGTCTGGGTCGTAATGGGATAGAGTCCATTGGCGACTTCGGGATCCATGGGCATGCCCCCTGAAACAAGGGGAAGAGGAGGGAACCAGGAGGGTAGAGTGACGTCCAGAGCGCATTCTGTCATGATGTCGGCATACCGATCAATCTCCACTTCAAAAGTCGTTCCGAAGGCGGTGCCGTTCAAGGGGACGGCGGTGCGCCGTTCGGCCAGATGGGGGACCGAGGAGGAATAGCGCGGATCATGAACAAACGTGCTCTCTGGAGCGTCCTTGACAAAATAGCGATCTTTGACTCCACGCGCCACGAGTTCAAAGAGGGCGCCCTGACCACTGGATGCGTTCACTCGTGCCATCTACTAGTAAGAGATGCTTCCATCTTCTTAGATCATGTCCACAAAAATTGAGACACGTAATTGCAACAACAAATAGCAAGCAGCAAACCACAGCACTTCGTATTTGTCATGTCCCTCGTGATTGTCGAGTCACCAGGAAAGTGTAAAACGATCCAAGGCTATCTCGGGCACGGATGGCGTGTGATGGCGTCCATGGGGCATCTTCGGGCGCTCGTTCCTGCCCTGGAATCCGTGGGCATCACCAAACAGTTTGAGCCGACGTATGAATGGATCAAGGAGAAAGCCGCAACGATCAAGGCTCTGAAAGAGGCGGCCAAGGAGGCGACCGAGATCTATGTGGCGGCAGACGATGATCGGGAGGGAGAGTTCATTGCGTATTCGGTCTGTCTCCTTTTGAAACTGAATCCGAAGACGGTCAAGCGCGCCGTGTTCCATGAAATCACCGAGGCGGCCATCCAGCATGCCATCCACCATCCACGACACATGGACATGAACCGCGTTCATGCTCAGCAGGCGAGGTCCATGCTGGACATGATGATCGGATTTACGATCAGCCCTCTTCTCTGGAAGTATGTGGCTCCCTCCCTGTCCGCGGGGCGCTGTCAGACCCCTGCGCTTCGTCTGGTGGTGGAACGAGAAGACGCTATTCAGTCGTTTCAGGCTACCTCTAGCTGGAAACTGACGGCCATGATGCGGCCCTTATCTGCCCCATCATCTGCACCCTTTGGCATCACGATGGACGATGAGCTGGAAGACGAGGAGTCCGCACAGAATTATTTAGAGCTCGTTCATGCCACACCGCACGCGACGGTTCTTCACACGGCCACGAAACCATGGACGGAGTCGGCCCCTGACCCTCTCATGACAAGCACGCTCCAACAACAGGCCAGTGCCCTCTTTCACATGAATCCACAGAGCACCATGCGCATCGCTCAATCGCTCTATGAAGCAGGTCATATCACGTATATGCGAACGGATCAGGCGGTCCTGTCAGAGGATGTGAAGAGAGAGGCGCGGGAATGGGTGGCCGACAACGTGGGGCCTACCTACGTGTCCCCAGAGGACCTAAAGGCAGCAGCAGCAGGGGGCTTAAAGGAAGCAGTCGCCGCCCAACAGGCTCACGAGGCTATTCGCCCCACTCACATCACCACTCTTCAGGCAGGAAAGGATGCGCAGGAGCAAAAGATCTATCGCCTGATCTGGCAACGGACCGTTCAGTCTGTGATGTCTTCTGCGAGAGGGGAGACCGATCACATGACATGTCGCATCGACGAGGAGTTCCGATGGAGCACCTCATGGAGACGAACGATTCACGAGGGATGGAAACGGATTGGTCAGGTGGCGAATCTGGATCAGGAAGACGATGAAAAAGAGAAAGAGGTTCCGCGACACTCTCTTACGCCAGGAGACCGATTGGAATGGATGAGCATGAAGGCTGAGCCCAAAGAGACCAAGGCTCAAGGACGCTACACAGAAGCGCAATTGGTGAGAGCCCTGGAAACCCATGGGATCGGTCGTCCCTCCACATTTGCCTCGCTTCTCTCCGTCATCCAGGAGAAGAAATATGTGGAGTGTGTCGATCTCCCTCCGCGCCCCGTTCCTGTCAAAGAATGGTCCCTCGTTCCGCACCAATGGCCGCCGACGGCCACATCCTTGGTCAAGCAGGTGGGCGCGGAGAAAAAGAAAATGGTCCCCACGCCATTAGGACGGGCTGCTCTTCATTTCCTCTTGACACACATGGAGGATCTCTTTGCGTATACGTTTACGGCTCACATGGAACGGCGTCTGGATGCGATTGCGGAAGGAGAGGAAGAGGTGGTGACACTCCTTCGTGATACGTGGAGATCGTATCAAGATCGGTATGAAGGGCTTCTACAGGGCCAACAAGCCCCTTTGGGCCAACAAGGACAACCAGATCACGTGAAGCGCCGCACCTTTTCAGAGGGCCTCCTGGCCGTTCAAACCAAGAAGGGTCCTCTCTTACTCAAAGAGGGATCTACAAAAGCCGACACGGTCTTCTATGGATGGCCGAAGAAGGCCACATGGGATTCTCTGACGGACGAAGAGGCCCATGCGTTTGTCAAAAGTCAAAAGGAACAGGCAGAACAAGCCGAACAAGTGGTAGGAGAATGGAAAGGAACCCCCATGATCCGCAAAAAGGGAAAGTTTGGCGAGTATGTTCAGTGGGGCGCGATCTCCGTCTCTCTTGTCCAAGGGGAGTCCATGGAGGCTCTTCAGGCTCGCCTGGAGGCGAAGGAGGCAGGCGGCAGCGCCGTGCTCGCCACGTTTGCATCCTATGTCATCCGAAATGGCCCCTATGGCCCCTATATCATGAAGACGTCCGTTCAGAAGAAACAGTATGTGTCTCTTCCGAAAGGAGTAGATCCCGCCGCGCTGACGGAAAAGGAGGTGGCCGCGCTGTATCAACTGGGGCTCCAGAGCAAAAAGAAGCGCCCTTCGTAGATGGTCCACAAGAAACGGGCGACGCGACGAAAGAAACGGACCATAAGGCATAAAAAACAGCGAGGAGGAAGCGATCAAGACATAAAGGATTTGCTAGACCTATTTTTTCCAACACTTCGTAGATATGTGAACAACGGCAAGGTCTATCTTTTTTGTAATATGTCGGAACAGGATCGTCCCCCTGTGATCGATCTTCACACAAACCCTGCGTCAGATGACTCACAACTTATTTACTTTGAGATCATTCCCCCTACGATCAAGCTACACTCATTAAGGCGGTGCCCTGGTCATTCAGGAACATCCATCCTTCAACGAATCATCGCAATGGGACGACTCTTATCTCTTGATCAAATCGAACTGGATGATGCCAGCATGGTCGGATGTGACTATCTTCTCTATACGCTTTCTATCCTTCAACATGGAGAGACATGGTATCATCGTATGGGATTCCGATCGGCCGATTATGAGAACAATAAAAAGACACATGATGCGCTACGTCAATTACCATTTGAAGCATTTGTCCCCTACATGTTTCGTAAGTATGGACGTAATACACATCAGACCTATACAGACGATCAGATACGCGCCTATCTAGAAGAATGGTATGCCCTTTTTCCAGAAATAAGAGGAAAAACGGTAGCACAGGTCGCTCATATGATTCCGCGGGGAGAAGAGGTCGACTGCAAAGGCCCTCCTGCCACTCTGTTTCGTGAATTTCTCTTCATGGCTAGTAGCGCCCTTCCCTATGAACCCTATGTCACTCTGGATCTACGCTCTTTATAAACAAGGGCGTGTAAAATAATATTGGAGGAAGTAGATGGAACCCGAAAAAGACAAGGACAAGCAAGACAAAGACAAAGACAAAGAAGACAAGCCGCGTAAATTCCTGAATGGATGGACAAAAGAGCAAGAGCGTCTCATGTCCGAATGGAGCGACATTGCGATGTGCTATCGGTGGCTTCACGATCACAGTGAAAAGATTTATCACAAAAAGACCCTATGGATTAACATTCCCGTGATTGTCCTCTCTACGCTAGGAGGAACCGCCAACTTTGGTATCCAGTCCATTTTTTCAGATGACGCGTCCAAACAGCTCGCGAGTTTCGCCATCGGCGGCGTCTCTCTCTTCGCAGGACTTCTTACCACCATCAATAACTATTTGCGCTATCCGCAGCTGGAAGAGTCCAACCGCGTGGCCTCCATCGCATGGGGAAAGTTTCAGCGTCTGATTGCAGTGGAACTCTCCCTTCATCCCGATGAACGCATGGACTCGATGGACTTTTTAAAGGTGTGTCGATCTGATCTGGACCGCCTGATTGAACAGTCCCCTCCGATCCCCCCGCAGGCCATCAAGTTGTTTGAATTCCGATTTGGCTCCATCAAAGAGCTTAAGAAGCCCGATATCTGTGGTGCGCTGGAGCATACACGGGTCTATGAGAGTTCGGAGACACGTTTAAAACAGGCCGCGGTGGACGCTGCGCTTCTTCTGAGACAACGAAAGAATACGCTTACGGAAATGCTGTCCCCTAAGATCCAAGAGCAGATTGCCACACAGATCCATGCGCGCATGTCGGATGAATTGGATGCACGAAAGATACAATTGGAGGAGGAGATTGTTGCGCACAAAGCGGAGGAGATGCGTATCCAGGAGGCATTACAGGAACGTCAGCGGAAACTTCATGAGGAGCTGGATGCGGAGAAGCGTTCCCTTCAGCCTGTCTCACCCATCTCACCGATCCAACCGATCCAACCAGTCCATCGATCTACGTTTGAAAGTCGGCTTCAACGGAAATACACCTTCTCTCCATTGAAACAAAATCCCCTCTTTCGTGGAGACACCGTCCCACTATCGGCTCGCAGGCCTTCCTTGCTTCCCCAACAAGATGCAGAATCCCACCCCATCCTCATTCCTGAATCGTCTCAAACGTATTCCAAGAGCGTGGAGTCGTCTCCTGTGATTCAGCCTGAGATTGCCCCGAACCCCACGGAGTTCGCCCTTCCTGATGGACAGAACACTGTGATCGTGCCGCAACAAGCACCGTAAGGACCATGTGAACCGTAAGGACCATGTGAACCGTAAGGACCATGTGAACCGTAAGGACCATGTGAACCGTAAGGACCATGTAAAGGTTCGTCACCTTGTATCAAATAAGGCATAAGGGCAAAAGAAAATGCGCGTGAATAAAGAGAACGTGAGTCACTTGATTCAGGAGCATGTGTGTATGGCATCGTGTCGTATGAAAACCAATATGAGAAATACCCATGTGGCATTTATTATTAAACGAGGGAAGGTGCTGGGGGTTGCTACGAATCAGCTGGGGTCGCGCGCGAGAGGATGTGGATATGATGAGCGAACGATTCATGCGGAACGGGCAGTGATTAAACACGTGGGTCATACGAAGCTCATGGGGGCGACGATGATTGTCATTCGTATGTCGAGAGGGACGGAGCAACTGATCAATTCAGAGCCGTGCCATGGGTGCCGGTGTCATGTGGAGAAGTGTATTAAGAAATATGGACTGAAGCGGTTGTATTACTCTGTGTAGAGTGGAGACGTTCCGTCACTGGTAGAAAATCTGTGATTTTCTTTCACCCCACACCCCTCTATGGAGACGCAAGCGTCCCCATACCCCTCTCCTATGGAGAGGAAGCGAATTCACACACGTTTCACGAGAAATAATATGTTTGTTACAATGAATCACATCATTCTAAGAAACACGGCGGTGAGAGGATTCGAACCTCTGATCTCGAAAGTAACAATTTCGCGCCTTAACCAGCTTAGCCACACCACCTGGGAGAACCCTCCACTCTATCCGTAGGTCCTTTTTGGGAGAACCAGACGCACTGTTTTGCAGTGCATGTGTCCAACCGAAGATGCAAAAGTTATAAAAGATCCATAGAGAATGGACAAGATCTGTCCAATCTGTGCGAAGGATCCAACAAGCCATTCTTTCAAGTTCATGAAAGAAAAGAATGGCCATCCCATTTTTTATATGAAACCGGCCATGGCCACCAAATATGATGATGGGGATGGCCTCGTAGCGCACATCGAGAATGCCCTCACGGCGATTGGAGACAAGCGGTGGATCTGGATCATTGACGGAGAAGGAATGGAGGCAAAGCACGCTGCCGAGCTCACTACGGCACAACGAGTGTATCGGTTGATCCGAGACAAGTATGGTGCCCAGTTGCGCACAGTGAAAATCATCAATCCCAGTTGGCATATGAAGGCGGCCATCAAGCTGGGGTGGGATACGATGGACGCAAAGATAAGGGAGAAGGCAGAGATTTTAGAGGATCGTTATCGGAGTATCATTGAATATTTATAAAGAGCCAATGCAGTCAGCATACAACTGCGAAATCCGCCCTATTTTCTCCTCCGCCGACACATCCGCATCCAAAATAGACTTGACGGTGTGAACGATATACTTGTGATAATCCACACGGACACTCTCCAGCCCATCATACTCTCTCCATTCCAAGAACTCTCGGAATATGATGGGGAATTCTTTGATCTTCAGCCGACTATATTCACTGTTGATCACGGCGGGGTCCATGGTGTCCACCATGTGTAACAGGACAGGATCGTCTCGCGTGATCCCATCAGGATAGGTGAGTTGAGAGGTGCGATGATTGTATTCGGCCATCCCTTTCTCCGATAAATCGAACCCCCCATGGCAAGCGTTATAGACGACACGATACATTTCGGTTGTCTTTTGTTTTCATATGCGATCATGTTTTAAACTCACATCACTTTTTTGGTGCTTTTTAAGAAAAAAGTGCATCTAAACAGAATGTTCGAATACCATTCCATTCAGACGCACATCGATCTTCATCAAGGAAAACGGCGAAACAAGACGCAGCGCGTATCTATCAAGGGCTCCAAAGGGTTTAAAGAGGTGATGATCCAAGGACCGAATGGAAAACGCCGCACGAACAAGAAGAAGCTCACCAAAAAGGAGATTCAGTGCATTCGAAAGTGCCAATTCATCCCTGGCCTGTTTCGAGATTGCGAGGAATGCCTTTTGTAAGAGCGTAGAATATCTAGAGGAGAAATAGATGAGTGCTGCGGCTGCGAATGGGTCGGCGAATGGGGCTGAGAGAGAACCGACGAAAGAAACGATGCTTCCTCATATGGAACTGATGGTCGAGAAACTACAGAGTCGCATGATGAAATTGATCCAGGTCATGACACAGATGGATCATGAGATTGCCAAGCGGAAACAGGGATCAAATCAGACTCACCGCGTTCAAACACTACGACAGGGGCGTGTGATCAATAAGGGGAGACGCCAAACGCAAAAGCGCATGCGGAAACTTCTTCGTCACCATATGATCTTTAAACATGACGTGAATCTTCTCTTAAAGCGATATACCACGCTGTTCAAACAGGCCACCCAAGTGTTGACGTATCTTCGTAGTGAATCTGTTCCGACTCCTCTTCCGCCACAGGTGATTGCGGATGCAAACATGCTTGCTGAGTTTTATGTGAGATACAATCATCTTTATCATAAGATCCATGAGGAGAATGAATCATTACATCGTATGCTTCGCGGCGAGAGTGCAGATAGCAATGAGAACGAGAATAACAATGCAGAGCTGACACCAAATATTCGTTTTGGTCCATCCAGTTTTCATGCTATTCCTCATCGGATGGATGCAGCGAATGAGTATTTACCAGCGGCGTCCTCTTCTTTGGGCGGCTCACGGCGCACACTGCGTAAAAAGCGCCTACGGAACAATCGGCGAACACACCGCACACGAAGACGATCCTAGAATAAAATAGAGAGGATAAATAGATGAGTGCTCCATTTAATCCCCGTGTACACAGGATAAATCCCTATCGGTTTGTTATATCACAACTAGAAGAATATATCGTCTATCTGAATAATATCACATCTGACATGAAAAGTAATAGGGCAGCTGTCGTGAATTACATTGGTCGTATGCGCACACAGAAGGAAAAAAATGCGCTACAATCGAATACAGATAAGCTCATTGCGCCAGCAACCATGTTACTATCAAAGAATATACCAGAACTTATGAGTAAATATAAGAGACTATTAGACGATGCATTACAGAAGCAATCTGATCTACAGAAAAAGTATGAACATTTTGAAAGAACGGGGGATCATTTTGCAGAGATGAATGAAATGATATATGCAAATTCTATCGAATCAGCATTGATTTCATATCAAAATGAATTAAATGTCATTATGAAAATATATTATAAACTTAATGATGATGGTCTTGCTATATACGCCGCTCATAAGGTAGACTTTTACCATCTCAATAAGAAAACCCAATCAAGCCAATCAGGCCAATCAAGCCAATCAAAAAATGTAAGCGAGAATCGTCATAATGCATCACTCGCATCAATAAAAGAAGAGAACAATTCGGAATCTTCAGGTGGTCGCCGCTACAAAAAGCGCACACTGCGCAAAAAACGCACACATCGCAGTCGTCGCAATCGGGCCTAAAGAACAGATCAGATGGATCCATTGTGTGACACACACCACAGGCCCCTGTAGCTCAAACGGAAGAGCACCTTCTTAGTAAGGAGGTGGTATTGGTTCAACTCCATTCGGGGGCTGATGAGATCGGTAGATCCCATCAGGTTTCGTAACAATAAAAAAATGTTATACATTCGATCCCACACTGCGTATACAATCTTTCCTCCGAGATAGATGAATGGCGACCGACATGGAAGATGAAACAATCACCTTTTATGCACGTCAACAAATATGGCAACAGTATGCGGGACCGTATACCATACGTAAATGCCTGTATCCATGGTGTAGCCGTTTCATGAACCAGGATGATTTTTGTGTGATTTATTATGATCGTGAAACCGTGCGGGACATCGCTTCGATCCATAATCTGCGGCCTGTATGTGATGTATGTTATTCAAGTATGAGACGGCCGACGATGCGTGAATGGGTAGATCATATGGACTACATACATTCTAATGGAGACGCACAAAGCAGGCCCGCAGGGACTGCGAGCCTTGTGAGCGTGTGCTTCACAAACATACCCCTCTCTCATGGAGACTCACAATCGTCTGATGGATATGTTCTAGTCTCTTACCCATCTTTTAGTGATCCACAAGATATGCAAAAGGATGATATGGAGTCGTGACTGGTGAATACATGTTTCCCCTGTTGTTAATGGATCGTGAAGACTCCCATACCCCTCTCTCACGGAGAAAGGATACTCCATGTCCGCTCCAAAAGAGAGGGGTGAGGGGACGCTTGCGTCTCCTCTTAAAGAAACCTCACACAGATACAAGAAGCCAAGAAGCAATGCCCTGTGGTTGTTCTAAGAAACAAGGGGCCAACGCCGCCGCCATGACCGCCGCCGAGCACATCGGTGATCCATCCGAATGGGGTCCATTCTTGTGGAAATATCTTCACGTCTTGGCGGAACAAATCGGCCGTTCAGGGAATACCATTGTGGACACCGATCAGGCCCAGTATATGGAGGCGATCGTTTCCACGCTGCCGCAGGTCATCCCCTGCATGGAGTGCCAGGCCCATGCCGCCACGTATCTCGCTGCGAATCCTGTCCCGCCTCTAAAAGGGCTCTATGGAGCGGATCTCCGTGCGCGCACCCGAACATGGCTGTTTGGGTTTCACCAGGCCGTTCGGGTTCAAAAGGGACAACCGATTCTGGTGGAGACCGCCGAGGAATGCGAAGCATTATATATGAACCAGCAGATTCCAAAGTGCGAATACAACAGTTTTGTTCAAAGCGTGGCGGCGGCTGTCCGACAGGGATGGGTGAAACTGCCCCAATGGCGGAAATGGTATAGCTATTCGGAGCGCATTCGGATCCTGTCAGGAAATGTCATTGTATAAGGCGATACGCGCAGAGCGCAATACGCGAGGTAATGCATTACAACGCCTTACAAAGCAGGATACGGCACAATGGCAGAACTCGTTTCATTCACTGGATAGCCGTAATCCAATAGCGCTCCTGCCGTCAGTGGCGTCAAATAAAAGGTTGTTCCCGCAACACCCGTCATGATCTCATTGGGCAGAGCGGGATACGAAATCAGACCCGAGCCATCGTTATGGGTTCGTGTCTCGGTGACAAACCCGTCTTTCAACCCCTCTTCCCAATGAGAATAGGCGGTGCCTTGGCCGAAACTGTTCTCTACAGGAATGCGTGTGACTGGACGACCGATCGCGGCTTGATACGCCTGGATGGCCTTGGATGTCGCACTCTCACCACGATGACCGATATACCATGTTTTACTTACATCTAGGAACGAGCCCCATCCAACTCGATCGGATGTATTGGGGATCGAGGCAATGCCCAAACCGTGTAGCATTTCATGGATCATAACGGGAATCAGTTTGACGACGGTGAGGCCATTCAGTGTGCAGGAAGACAGAAGCGATCCTGTGTGAAGCGCCGTGGAATTGAGGATTACCGTCTGACGCAGAGGCATCGCTGGCATACCTGACAGAGTGGCCGTGTTCCAGATCGTAGGATAGGCCCCTGCCAACACTCCCTCCTCCAATGATTGTATGTCTAGATCCACCACCATGTCGGCCTGTAGAGACACAGAGGACGAACGCAGACCATGAGAACGTAACATGAGGCGTTCGATCCAGTTCACACTTTCTGTGATGAGCGCTTGAACCTCTAGAGAGGGTGTTTGGGTAATATAATTCACTTGGATCTTGTATGGCACAACGGGGACAACAGGGACAACGGGCTCTACAGGCACAACGGGCACTACAGGTGCTATGGGCTCTTCTACGGGCACTACGGGCACATCTACAGGCGCCGCAGGCACAACGGGCTCTACAGGCACGTCAATGGGCGCAGTGGGCTCTTCTACGGGCACAACGGGCTCTTCAACGGGCGCAGCGGGCTCTTCAACGGGCGCAACGGGCGCCGCAGGCACAACGGGCTCTTCAACGGGCGCAGCGGGCTCTTCAACAGGCACTTCTACGGGCACAACAGGCACTTCTACGGGCACAACAGGTTCTTCTACGGGCGCTACGGGCTCGGAAGCGGGCTCAGAAGCGGGCGCTACGGGCACAACAGGTGCAGAAGCAGGCTCTACGGGCTCAAACGCAGGCGCCATAGAAAAAGTAGCATCCGTCAAGATATTCCACGTATCACGAATGACCCGATCCACCTCCACGGCCGCCGTCTGGGACGCCTGGTGCGCCGACAGAGCATGAATGCCTCCATAGAGACGAGAGATGCCCGCCGATGTGGCAACCTCCTCCCACGTCTCAAAGGAGAGGGTCACAGGCGCACTCGGAACACTAGGCTGGATGGCAGAGGTCCCAGGAGACACAATAAATGTTCCATACGGCGCCGTATTATTCACAGGGAACAACCGTGAGATCAGCGGCTGATTGTCGTAGATCATGGGCACGGGAGTAATCGTCTCTCCAAACCACTTGGTCATGGTGAGCGAGAAGGCCTTCGAGAAATGGCTGTGGCCCGAGGGAAAATCCGCAAACGGCGGCGTGACAAAGTTCGCCATCTGGTAGGGAATCCATTGGGCGCCGTCAATCATCCCGTTCCATGACAGAATGGACTGTCCCGCATACCGCCGACGAATCTCCTGAATGGGACGGGCCTCCATATGAAGCGCCTTCAGACGCCAGGTGACACGGCTCCCTTCAAACAAGTGAACCGCAAGGTCTTGTAACGAATACATAATGGTCGTCCGAGAGACACCAGGGAGACAACGCATGTATTCTTTCCAGAACCACACACAAATCAAGGGGGGTGCCACCTCGCCAGGTCCGCCCGCCCAGAATTCGGCCTGGATCTTCTCCGCATCGGACAGATTTGCCGCGAGGGTCTTGACGGAATCAATCTCGGCATCACGAGCGGCACCTGTGAGCGGCACCACGGAGGCATCAATCGCCACTTCGTCCTGCTCGGACAGACACGTGGATACCACGTTGCCCCATGAATGCGTCAGATAGTTCTGTTTCTTACCACCAACGGTGAGACGGGTCCACTGTTGAGGCTGAGGGAAGGACCCAATCGCCGTCACGGTCTGTCCGTCCACGACAATGGTCTGCTCCCAATTGGCCGATCCAGTGGGCTGCGTGGAAGTCGCCGCCACGGATCCATCTAATGCTCTCTGGGCCATCCAGGCGTTCCACAATGGGAGCCACCGATCCCATTCGCCTGATTGGCGCACTCCCGCGACATAGGCAGCATCATAGACAAAGAGGGAGGTGTAGGGAAGAGGGATCAGCAGAGGTGTGACATGATCCACGACCGCACACATCCATGCGATGGCATCCACTGCCGATAGGGGCGCGGTAGACCCATCAGACCAGTTCCACTGATCCAGAGTGCCAGTCATACGACCGTCCTGGGAGACCCAGTTCCATGCGCCCACCAGCGTGGTGGACCATAGATAAAAAAGACGAGCACCACGTGTGGGGCCGAGATTGACGGCCTGGATATATTGGAGAAGAAGGCACAATGCAGAGTGAATGACATACTGGAGGGCGGCCGTAGCGTTCCCACCGTGACCTTCGTGTCCCAAGAGAATCGCTGTGAGGCCTGAAGGAGGGGCCAAGATAGAGGGCGCGGCAGTCATGGGCCCCTGTCCCACGTCATTCACGGCGCATACAGTAAACGTATAGGGTTGCCAATCAGACAAGTTTGTAAAACGATAAGAAAGGCCTCGTGTCATGACGGGCGACTGGGGCACACCGTGTAAGGAGGGGGTCACACGATAGGATATCGCGCCCTCTGCGGCATTCCAGGAGACGATGATGGATCCGAGGGTGTAACGGACGCCCGTGACGGCACCAGGGAAGGTGCCTGCATAGACGGAGGCATCTGAGATCTCACAAGGGCATCCTGGGCTGACGGCGATGCATTGGTCTCGCCGAGTGAATTCGGTCATGGCGCCTGTTCGGACGGCGTTGAGAATGGAACTCTCTTTGATGTTAAGACGGGGGGCTTGTTGAATCGATCGGGAATAAAAAGAAGCCGCGACGGCGAGCTCGGCACGCCGTTTGGTCAGCTGGGAGGCATCGTAGATGCGGTTGGACATCTTCTAAAGAGAGCCGAGAAAGTGAGCGCGACACACAGGTTGATACATCGCCGCCCCACCAATCACCACGGTCCCTGCCAACGCCTGGGTTCGCTTCGAGAAGATCGCAGGCGTCCCATCACGACACACCGCACAATACGCCGTCAACCGTTCCACCTCTTCCGCATGGGGAAGGAGGCGAAGCATGTCTCCAAAGGGAGCACGATCAAACGTCCCATCCAGTCCCACGACCACCACATGAACATCCAGATGATCCACCCAGCGTGTGACATGGTCAAAGAGATCAGGAAAGAATTGGCCCTCATCAATGGCAATCACACGATATTCGCCTGAACACACCAGGCTGTCCACTTCACTCAAATACCCCACACAGACCGCCGTCTGCTGCTCTTGGTCATGGGAGGAAATACAGTCCTTTCCATATCGTGTATCCCCCACATAATTCACGGTGAGAACACGGTATCCGATGGATTCATAGCGTCGGATGCGTCGTAGGAGCTCGGTGGTCTTCTGCGCAAACATACATCCCGTGATGACACATAAGTGGCCCGTCATGTCTGACCACCTAAAAAGAAAAATCCTATCTCAATTTTATTCCCATGGGATAGATGGCATCCTTTCGCTCTCGGTTGTCACGATACAATACCATAGACTGTGATCAAGTCATGCCGGTTCCGAGGATGCTTCGGTCGATTGCGGAGGGAACGGCGGTGATGATTCCTTTACCAATGCAATGCCCATCAGGGTCGAAGCCACAGTGCCCGCCACCATGCCAACCGCAATGCCAACCGCAGTGCCAACCACAATGCCCGTCAGGGCTGAAGTGTCCACCAGGACCGCAATGCCCGCAATACCCACCCTTCTCCATGGACTGCATCCCACCCTTTTCCCTCCCTTGTCCTCCTCCCTTCCCTCTTCCCCCAGGAACCGATGTGGGTCCCACACCGCCTCCCGCACGTCAGCCCTTTGAACCCTATTGGACCGCTTATCCGAGTGGAGGAAGTGGAGGTGGAGGAGGTGGGAGCGGCGTGACGATCGTCGACCCTCAACTCCAAATCCTTCCCTATCCCCTCGCCTATCTCCCTCCGCCAGGAACAATTCTTCACAACACCATCAACTCCCTGCCAGAAGGCTTCCTCGTCTGCGATGGCTCCCTCCTGGACCGCACGGAATACTCCGTTCTCTTCCAGATGATTGGGACGTTCTATGGAAGCGGCGACGGCGTCACCACCTTTCAACTCCCCACGATTCCGATGAACGTCCCCTACGAATATATCATCCGCTATATTCTCCAGGTTCTCCCCACCCCAGAAGATCCAGAGGACGTAGCGAGTTTTGTCTATCTGGAAGAGGGTTCCGATGTGAACCTCGAGGGCATCACAGACATTAAATTAAACTAGATTATCTTCTCGCCACTGGATATAGCCAATGCCCCCGATCACGAACACCGCTCTGAATCTTACCAAGTCGGGGATCGTCATCCGCTACTTGGATAATGCGAACGGTGCGACGTCATCACAGAACGTTTCGTTTTTGAACAAAACGTTCTCGTTGAACAGCGGGTTCAGGGTGACGGCGGGGACCGCCTCCTTCGCAGGCGCAGTATCCATGGCGAATACCGCCTCCATCGCGAGCACCCTGAGCGTCGCAGGATCCACGATGCTCGCAGGAATATTGGACGTCCAGGGCTCCACCTTTCTCCATGGAGCCTTTCAAATCGACGGCCCCGCCACACTCGGCTCCACCCTGGATGTCACGGGTGCCACCCGCCTTCGCAACACGCTGGAGGCCGATGGTGCAACCACCCTGAACAGCACGCTGACCGTCGCGGGCCTCACCACGCTGAATGATGCCCTTGTCGCCAATAGCACCATGACCGTCGCCAAAGAGACCACTCTCCAGAGCTCTCTCAGAGTGACAGGCCCCACGAATCTCAGCTCCTTTCTGAACGTCTCCAGCCTGGGCACCTTCGGAAACGGCCTGACCGTCGCAGGCGCCACGAACCTGAGCACCCTCGCCGTGGGCGGAACGACGCTTCTCACGGGACTCGTCAGCACCATCGGTGATGTGAACGTCAACGGCGCCCTGAACGTCGTGGGAAACACCAACGTCACCATCCTGACCGCAACGGGTGCCACCACTATCAATAACGTCTTTACGGCCAATGGCGCCGCCACGGTCAACAATACGCTGAATGTGAGCTCCGCCCTGTCCGCCGCCGCCTCCCTCGACGTCGGCGGTGTCACGACTCTCCGAGCTAATCTGTCAGTTGCCACGGGTGCCGTCATTGGAACGTCACTGAGCACAGGCACCACCCTCAGCGTGGGAACAACCTCTCTTCTCCGTGGAGACGTCAGCACCCTCGCCAACATGAGTGTGGGTGGCCGACTCTTGGCGGCCCAGTCTACCATCCTGAGCGGCACCCTGAACGTCTCAGGCGCCGTCACCTTCGAGAACGAGCTCACCGTGAACGGCCCGCTGATTATGCCGTCCTCCTATGGAACCCTCGCAGGCGCCACCTTCATTCACGATGTGGGCATTGGAGGCGCCCTCACGGTCGCAAAGGCCACCACCCTGAACTCCACCGTCTATGTCTCTCGCGCCACGACGCTGAATGATGTTCTCACGGTCGCGAAGGTCGCCACGCTCAACGACACCCTCACGGTCGCGAAGGCCACGACGCTGAATGACACGCTCTATGTCTCCAGTGCCGCCACGCTCAACGACACCCTCGCGGTGGCGAAGGCCACGACGCTCCAGAGCACTCTCCAGGTGCAAGGCGCGGCCACGCTGGACACGACCCTTTTTGTCAACCAACTCACGACGCTCCATGGAGACGCCACGATGGACGCAGACTTGCTTGTGAAGGGAACGGCGAACATCAGCTCTCTCCTGAATGTGGCGGGCTCCACCCTGATCGGCGGCGCCCTGACGGTGGGTGGTGCCGTCACGCTATCCAACAACCTCACGGTCCAGGGCAACCTCTTTGTGAACGGCACCACGACCGCCCTGGAAACCTCCACGCTTCAAGTGAAGGACAATGGCATTTTGATTGCGGATGGAAACGAAACGGATGTGCTCCAATCGGGTGTCATGATCCAGTATCAGCCGTCGGGCGCAACGGATCCGCTCTATGCGGGCATCAAGCGTCAACCTGTGACGGGAGAATTCATCTTCTTCAAGGATGCGGCGAACCAGATCTCTCAGACTCCCACGTCCATCGCGCCCTACATCTACCTACCACTCGAGGGCGATGATGCGGACGTAAAAGGAAATTCCATGATCACTGCGAATGGCACGGTCACCTATGCGGCGGGCACGGTGGGCACCAACAGTGCTCGCTTCCTGAACACGGCGGGTGGCACGGCGGCGAACTACCTGCGTGGCTCATGGGAGGGCGCACCCGAATACACGGTCAGCTTTTGGTTTTATCTGGAGGAGGCGGAGGTCACACAGGTCCTGTGGTCGGCGGACAATGACACGACGGTGATCTATATCAATCCGAACGATCAACTCACGGCCAAGATGACCTCGAATGATACCACCTATACCTTTGGGTCAAGTGCTAGACTTTTCCCAAGCGCATGGCACTATGTGACGTTTGTCTTCCAACAAGGGGGTCTGTGCTCACTCTACCTCGATCACAATCTCGTCTCCAGCACGACGCACGTGGGCGACCAAGCCCTCTCCTCAGGATCGTTTGGTGTAGGAACGTATGACGTGGCGACGACGGATGCTCTTCGCGGTCGCATTGATGATCTTCGTATCTATCATGCGGTGCTGTCCAGTCAGGCGGCGTCTCTGGAGGTGCTTCTCGATGTGTATGCGGCGATCATGGCGGACTCATTCACCAGCGCATCGGATGCACGTCTCAAGAAGAACATTGTTACCCTGAATGGCGCCCTGGACAACCTCCAGACCCTTCGCGGCGTCTATCACGACTGGAATGACCCGAACCAGTCGGAGGATCGTCAGATTGGTGTGATTGCCCAGGAGATTCAGGAGGTCTATCCTGAGCTCGTGACAGTGGGTGGAAACGGTTTCTTGTCGGTGAACTATCCGAAGCTGACGGCGGTTCTTCTTCAGTCGATCAAGGAACTTCATGTGAAACACAATCAGGATGTTCAGGAGCTGAAGGAGATGATTCAGGCGCTTTCTGCTAGCCCTGCTACTAGCTCTGCTGCTAGCCCAACGGCAAGCCCAACGGCAAGCCCATCTGCTAGCCCTGCTTCTAGCCCGTCAACAAGCCCTGCGACAAGTCCGCGATCTCACTCCTCTCACTCCTCGCACAGTCGCACAACGCAACGGAAGAAGCACGCGTCTCACAATAAAACCAGCAAGTCTCACGCCTCTTCATAGAGCGTAATAGTATATGATTCGTATGGGATCTATGGGCCAATGCTCCTGGATCCGATGACCGAAAGACACTACAAAGGGCCTAAAGAAACGCCCTCAAGCACCTAAAGGGATATGTAAAATTAAAATACCTTATTGAAGTATAACCATGCCCCCGCTCACCAACACATCCGCGGTTCTCTCGAAACCAGGTATCACCGTGTCCTATCTGGACACAGGAACTGGTGCCGCATCTTCACAGAACATCTCGTTCTTAAACAAGACTTTCTCGCTCGACAGCGGACTCGTCGTCAGCGCAGGAGGAGCCACATTCGCGTCTACGGTCGGCATTGCGGGTGCCACCTCCGTCAGCAGCTCTGTCACTGTCGCGGGCTCCACGATCCTCGGTGCCGTTCTTGACGTCACGGGCGCGTCTCGTTTCCGTAATCAGGTCGACATCAGCAGCGCCCTCTATGCCTCGAGCCTCGTCGATGTCACGGGTGTCGCACGCCTTCGGAGCACACTCCAAGTGGACAGTGCCGCTACCTTTGCCTCTACCTTGAATGTCACGGGTGCCTCGATGCTCACGGGTGCCGTCTCCACGTCCAACACCCTCACAGTCGCAGGCGTGACTCAGCTCAACAACGCTCTCAACGTGGTAGGTGCCACGAACCTCAGCTCCATCCTGAACGTCTCGAGCCTCGTCACGGCGGGCGCAGGCCTCACGGTCAGCGGTGCGACCACCCTCAATAATAACCTCGCGGTTACGGGCACCTCGCAGCTCACAGGCGCCGTCACAACCACAGCGGGTGTCACCGTCGGCGGCGCCCTTGCCGTCACGGGAAACACCAACGTCGCCATCTTCACTGCCACGGGAGCGGCCACCTTGAGCAACACCCTGACAGCGCAGGGCGCCGTGACGATCGCCAATACGCTCGCCGTCAGCTCCGCAGTCAACGCCCGTGCGGCCCTGGATGTCGTAGGCCACACGACCCTCACCACTCTTACGACCTCGGGTGCTATCTCGGCTGGCACCTCGCTCGCCACGGGCACCACCCTCACGGTCGGCACTACCTCTCTCCTCAATGGAAACGTGACGGCTGACAGCGACATGCTTGTCAAGGGCACCTTTACGGTCTCCTCGCTCTCCTCGATCCTCGGCGGCCCCCTGAACGTCGCGGGCGCTGCCACGCTCTCGGGTGGCATCAGCCTCCTCAATAACCTCAACATGTCCACCTCCGCGGCCTTCATGGGCAGCGCCTCCACCATCAATGACCTAGCAGTCGGCGGCAACCTCTCGGTCGCCAAGGTCGCCACGCTCCAGAGCACCCTCTCGGTCGCCAAGGAGACCACCCTCAGCGATACCCTCACGGTTGCCAAGCTCACGACGCTCAATGACGGCCTCGTCGTCGCCAAGGCTGCCTCTCTCCAGAGCACTCTCACGGTGGCAAAGGAGGCCATCTTTCAGAGCACCCTGTCCGTTGTTTCCTCTACCACCCTCGGCGGCAGCCTCACGGTGGCAGGTGCCGCCACCCTCAGTGATTCCCTCACGGTCAACAAGGTCGCCTCGTTCGTGAGCAGCGTCTCCATGAACAGCACCCTCTACGTCGCCCAGGCCACCAGCGTCAGTTCCTCTGTGAATGTCTCGGGCGCATTCAGCGTCGGCGGTGCCCTCACGGTTACGGGAGATACCACGTTTTCGAACAACCTGACGGTCCAGGGTAACCTCCTCGTGAACGGTGCCACGACTTCCCTCCAGACCTCCACGATTCAGGTAAAGGACAATGCGATCCTGATTGCGGATGGAAACACGGCGGATGCCCTCCAGTCGGGTCTCATGTTTCAGTATCAGCCCGTGGCGGCCGCCGCGCCCCTGTATGCGGGTCTGAAGCGCCAGGCGGCGACGGGAGAGTTCGTGTTCTTCAAAGACTCTACCAGCCAGATCTCGCAGTCTGCGGTGGAGACCGCCTCCGTCACGGAGACCTATCAGCTGGACTGGCGCACGCTCTTTGACGGTCTGGCCTCCCTTCGTCTCTTGACCACGGTGACAAGCTTTGGATCGCAGGCCGTTGGCACGCAGAACTACACGCTGTCCGCGGGAACCTATACGGTCCGTCCGCTGATGTCCAGCACGGGCGAGTGGGTTCAGTGGGAGTTGACGGACTCGGCTGCGGGCAAGACGGTGACGACCAACAAGTCGCTGTGGACGGACCCCGCCTATACCTTTGGCACCATTACGGGCACCTTTACGAGCGCCACCAGCCTCGCCTACTCCCAATACAGCGACCAGGCAAATGGCACGGTCAACTATGCGTATACTCAGCCTGAAAGCTTCACTACGATCATTGCGCGCACGGTGTCGGCCTTTGTGGATACGTATGCGTCGGTCCTCGCCGATTCGTTCAACTGCGCCTCGGACCTCCGGCTCAAGAAGAACATTGTGCCCCTCGACGGCACCATGGAGAAACTGGACCTGATTCGTGGTGTGTATCACGACTGGATTGATGAGCGCCAGGTGGATCGTCAGATTGGTGTGATTGCCCAGGAGATCCAGGCGGTCTACCCTGAGCTTGTCCAGGAGGGCGCGGATGGATTCTTGTCGGTGAATTACCCGAAGCTGACGGCGGTTCTCCTTCAATCAGTGAAGGAACTGAAGCAATTGGCTCTTCAGAAGCTGGCCTGTCGGGTGTCTCAGGCGCTCTAAGTGGGGACGCAAGCGTCCCCACACCCCTCTCTCGTGGAGACGTGTGTGCGCTTACACTCCATGGTGGAGACGCAAGCGTGTGCTCCACAAACACATCCCTCTCTCGTGGAGACGTGTGTGCGCTTACACTCCACAGAGGGCTTAAAGAAAACCCTCCGACCCTGAGGGGCTTAAAGAACTCCTCCGACCCCGAGGGGCTTAAAGAACTCCTCCGACCCCGAGGGGCTTAAAGAAAAACCCGACCCCCACACGTGAGAGACGCGTATGTGCTTACACTCTATGAGACATATGGTGTGGGTGTGTGGGTGAACACCATGAGAGAGGGGTGTGGGGACGGAACGTCTCCACTCCCCATTTATAATCTCCGACGGAAGTATAACCATGCCACCACTGACGAATACTTCCGTCGTCCTTGCTAAACCAGGTATCACCGTGTCCTACCTGGACAGCTCCACAGGTGCCACGTCCACCCAGAACATCTCGTTCCTCAACAAGACCTTTTCGCTCGACAGCGGTATGGC